TCTAAGAATTGTCCCATATTAAGATATTTTAATTTAGTCTTGACTAACTAATTAACTCCTAATACAGGGCATCCTATCCAGGCAATACCAAAACGCTACCGTACTATCGTTCTTATGTGTTCTATTCATTTGTTCTAGTTTGATTGAATTTAATAACATAGCGTTTTCTCCTTTTCTTTTTACTTACTTGTTTTATATCAGTTTTTAGTGCGGGTAGAGTGAATCGAACACTCGCCTCATGCTCCCAAAGCACGAACACTACCATTATGCAATACCCACATGGAGCCGGTGAGGCGAATCGAACGCCCATCTTCTGCTTGGAAGGCAGTAATAATAGCCATTATACGACACCGACAATATTCAATGGTAAGATACATCGCCTGTAACTCAAAGGCGGTTTCTTTTTCTAGTATTTGCATTTGTCCAGGAAAGGCATAGAAACCTAAGTTAATCTTTTATCCTATCTCGCAACCGAACCACTTACATTTATTATTATACAACAATTTTAACTCATTGTACATACTTTATATCAATTTTTTGTGTTTTTTATTTTTTTGTTGGCGACTAGAGTTGAACTAGTCAATTACACATCCCGTACCAACATGTGAGTGAACTCCTCTCGCTAAGTGTAATTGCCGGCTCCTCGCCAGCCTCATACACTGGAGCAAAGTTCTATCTTACATCTCAACTATAACCCTTCGCTTCGTTGAGACTACAAGGTTAATTACTCCTTGTAAAGTTTTCAGCAGTTTCGAACCTGCATTTAAGGTATAAATATCATTTACGAATGGTTGGACTCGAACCAACACCGCGCTACCAATTGCTTACCACATTCGCTTGATGATATTTCAGCAGAGGGCAAGCGTTTCTCTGACAAAGTTTAAGACCGTATTACCTTCTAAAACATCGAACTTTCACACTTTTTCTAATAATTTCATTCATCGTCATGAACTTCCTTACCACCACATTAACACCCCCGGCTAACATGGGACTTCAACTGACAAATTGAAGCCGAAACCTAACTACTTATTCTTATTTTTAGTGGTTTAATAAAGTCTGTATACCTCACCGCAACAGTCACGTATTGATTTGGTATACACTTAACCTCTCCTGAAACACCATCAAGATGTTTCGTGTGTTATTTCTCTTTTAATCTCTAAGTTCTTTTGACGAGTGTCTTTTAACTCGCTTATTTTTTAATTACATTGTCATTATACTACAGTTTTTCAATATTGTAAATAGTTTTTTCAAAATATTTTTAAATTTTTTCTACTTTGTAGGTAGAAATATCCACAAGATACTTTTTAATATCTTCTAATGACAACTCTTTGCCTCGCATTTCAGCAGGAATATTCATATCAATAGAAGTCACTGTATTAGTGAAAGATGCTAGACGAAGTGGTAATACACCATATACATCGTTTCCACGTACATCTTCCTCTGTTGCGTGTGAGATAACCTTATCGAACTTGATTCCAAGTTCTTCAAAGTATTCTACTAATGCCTCATGTCTAGTCACTAATACTTTCATATTTATACCCCTCTTTTGTTTACGAGATTATCTTATCACAAACAAAAGGAAATGTAAATAGTTTTTTAAAAATTTTTTCTATAAATTGTATGCCTTCTTAACAATTTCACAGATTTCGTCAAATTTCTTTGCTATGTTAAGTGCACTATTAATCTTTTCTTCTGTGATTTTCCCATTATCACTATCTAACAAGGTTAATCTATAACCATTATAAATAATATCAACATCGCTAACCATTCTACCAATCCATTTATCAAATGTAACTGTAATAGTCAAGTTATCGCTAGGAGTAAACTTAAATTTTTCAGGATAACTAAATTCAACACCACGATTTTGTAAAAACTTTACTGATACTTTATCTTTAATTTGTTCATTAATCACAGGAGTAAGCAATTCTAACAATGCGTGCGTATTTACATCCTGTATTACAGACTGGTATCTGCAAAATCTATCTCCACCACATCGCTGGATTAATCTCTTTTCGTAAAGATTTTCGCCTCTATTGTCTGTCTTATATCCATAAGGCATATCAGGCATTCTTTTGACTTCATACTTGATTTTGAATGTATAAAGTATTTCTGTTCTTGGATTAAATGCATGTACTATTGTTTCATATGTACCTTCTCCAAGACTCTTATATACATTAGATGATTTGTTAATTTCATTCAAAGTATTAATCAATAATTTACCTGTAAAATCACGATGTTTAACAAGGTACTTTCTTAAATACGACATAACATCGTTCTTGTCACCATGAAAGTCTTTGTCTGGCTCACGGTAAAAACTATTTTCTGTTACAACACTTGCTCTTTGAAGATACAATTTAATTGTACATTCCTTAACCATCTTCTTCATATTTATTGAAAGTTCCTTTCTTAGTTAAAATTCAGCGACACTATATTCTGGGTGTTTAAACTCTACATCATTAGGGTCAATATTTGACAGAATATTATCTAAATTTTCTGTACTACATTGAAAGAAGTTATTATCTGCTAATTTCTTCAATAACAAGTTTAACTGCTTTCTTAAATCATAGTCACCGTAAATGGTTCTATATCCATTGGTTTCACTATATTGCAAGCACCTAACGTGTTCTTCAGGCATTGAGTAGATTTCATCAACTATTTCACCATCTATAATACCTTTCATGATAAATCTATGCTCACAAAAGCCACCATATATAGCAGTATCAAACAAGATTAAGTGTCTATCAGTTGTTAATAGTTTTACTGTTTTCAAACATTCAAGCAATTCCACATCCTTATTAGTAAGAGTTACCACTAGTTCAAAATAATCTAAAACAGAAAAACGGTTAATTACATAGTCGGGCGTTTCTTTCTTCTTAAATTCATCAACGATAGTTTTAATATCTTCCTTAACTGTTTCAATATTATCATCAGTGATAGTATTGGAATATAGAGAACCTGCAAGGAATTTAAAAATTCTGCCTGGGCTGAATCTTTCTTTATTTCCAATACACAAACCAATCTCAACACGATTGTTTATAACTACTAGAAATAGTGAATTTTTCTCTCCACTAAATCTCCAGCAACCATAATCATGCTCAAAACCTAGTTGTCTAAGGAATCCTTCAAGCAATTCATCTTTTCTCATATCAGAGGCAATCTTTTGCATTTTACGAGATAACTTAAGTAAATCTTCATTGAACGAATTAGAGGTTGTGTTATCCATAATAAGAGTTCTCCTTTACATTGTGGCTTATCAATCACAATTTGTAGATGAGTTCGTCAACGGATTAAGTTATATACTTGCTCATCAAGATATTTAAATCTGGTGTCCAACCGCGAGACTTGAACTCACTGATTTTCCTATAGTCAGACATGTGTGGGTCTATGTTTATACACTCCCCACCTTAGTGTCGTCTTTTTGACTGTCTGCCCACTCGTTAGACTTTGATTTTATGCACAGCCACGGTTTCGCAACCATAATTTGCTAACAACTGCGATATTCCATCGCTCATACAGGACTTGTTGGACTTGCTAACTGGTTTAACTACATCTAGGAACGTACTAAATGAGTTACAACTGTTGCAACGATGCATTCTGACGTTCATCTTCTTTGGCTATTCGCATCGAGCCATAGGTGTTCAGATGCAGGACTCGAACCTGCTGATTTACCTATATCCGAACATGGGAAGGAGTGTCTTATTTACCCACGCACACTTCCTTAAGACGTGTTTTAGATTGCCCTACACACTTGTTGGTGTACTCCTACTATTTACTTCATCCTGCAGAGACTTTTCATAATAGTTTCCTTTTTTATTGCGACAATCAAGGTGTACCTTTCACCTAGTCCAACAACTTCGGTATTCCACCGATAATACATGATTTGTTCTCACTACCACACTGTTCGTAGATACAATAAGAATGTCACACGGTCATAATATTGTGTTTATTGCATTACAAACTACTGAGGGATTACGTGATGTGCGTTCTGACATTCAACTAATTTGGGTATTCGCACGGACCCTGTAAAGAGAGTGTCTAGTTTCCTCAACTAAACATCCTCGAATTTCTTGTTCCCAATTGGGAATGAGTCAAGCAAGTTTTACCCTGCAAATAAATTCAGTCAACTCCATTATCGCTTGGTTTTCGCTAGGAGTTGTCCTTTACGGATAGATACTTGTGGTCAGGTGTACCTTAGACCGCTATAACTTCCCACATCATAGAGAACAGCACACGGTTAGCGAATCTCATAACGCTCCGAGTATCATTGGGTTTATGCTTCTTTATTAACTGGATTCCCACCAGCAGACCTTCTACCAAAGCCTATCTCCTCGACTATTGAGCATAATCTATCAACTTTGTTACTTTCATCCTTAACGAATAAGGCTCTAAGTAGTTGACGTGAGTTCCTTTTTGGGGTTCTAAAAGAACTTAAACCTCTTAAATCCATATCCTTGAATGACCAAGGTTTAGGACAGTGGACATAGATGGAATCGGACCACCGAACGACCGTTATGAGCGGTCAGTTTTACCATTAAACTATATGTCCATATTAAGCAAGCATACCTTGAGTGGTAGGAGTCGAACCTACTCATTTTTCTTACCATCGAAACACAGCGCCGACATGGCTGCCACGCTCACCGATACGTGCCTCACTCTAATATTACTCTATAATCTCGATTGACGCTATGCTTATATTAAACATAAGCATGTTCTTGGGAACGTTCAGGTTACTCTCGTTCTTTTATGAGAACTACCATCTCCGAACTAATTTACCACGGTTGCGCCTTTCCGAAGTGTATTTTAAACGCCTACACTCAAGGCTTGAATTAATATGTTTCTGGCTGCGTTCACATCTCTATCGTGGTGAGTTCCGCAGTCTGGGCAGGTCCATTCTCTTACACTTAGAGAGTTTACAATATCCTTATGATATGTTCCACAACAAGAGCAAATTTTGCTACTTGCATAAAATCTATTCACCTGTACAAACTTCTTACCATACCACAAACACTTGTATTGAATGAAGTTCAATAGTTGCGACCACCTCACGTCCGAAATCGAGTACGCTAACCTATGATTCTTCTTCATTCCTTCAACATTTAAGTTCTCAAACGATAGTAGGTCATATTCTTCTACTAACTTTCGACTTAATTTATGATTAAAGTCTTTTGCACAATTTGCAATATGTTCATGGAGTTTAGCGACCTTACGCTTTTGTTTCTGATAGTTCTTGCACTCATCAAGGTTTGCGTTTACTCTCTCTAATTTGGTTCTCATCTTCGAGAGTTTACGCTGTTCCTTGGCGAGTTTATCTTTAAAAGCATAGGCAAATTTAGGTCTTTCGTATCTAGTTCCATCACTACCAATGAGTAGGTCTATTAAACCTAAGTCAAAACCAACTTGTCTACCTGTTTTAGGAAGTGATTGTGCTTCTGTTTCAATACAAATAGAGGCGTAGTATTTTCCTGTGTTAGTTCTTTCAACCGTGATGTTGAAAATCTTATACACATCTGGCATATCAAAACGTTTTGTTTTAACTTTTCCTAACTTCGGCAGTTTGATGTGTTTGTTGTCTAAGACATCTGCATTACCACCATTGTAAGGAGTTCTATAAGACTGTTTCAAGTTATGTTTTGATTTAAACTTAGGAAAACCAAAATGATTTCTATTTTTAAAGAAGTTATCTAAAGCAGAGTTTAAATCTCTAACACTTTGTTGAAGTGCGGTAGAGTCTACTTCTTTTAAAAATTCATTGGCCTCCTTTAGTGGAACTATGTTTATAATACGTTCTTTCTTAGAAGGAAGGTGATGATTTTGCTCGTATGACTGCTTACAATCTGCAAGAGTTTGATTATACACAAAACGACAACAACCAAGAGTCTTGTTAATTAAAACTTCCTGTTCTTCATTTGGAACTTCTGGCCTTCTTTTGACATATTTAACGTGTAGAACTCATCAAAGCATAGCATTAATCTTGTTGGATTATATTTACCAACATGACTTGTAACCTGACCACAAACAAAATAACTATTGGCTGCTTTCACTTTTCTCTTATACCACTCATGTATTAATAACCATCTCTGTTTTCCGTTTTCATAATAACAAATGATATCATCTGGCATATACTCTCTACCACCGATTACAAAGGTTGTTATTTCTTTACCAACCAGTTCTGTTAGAGTATGTACTCCTGCGTTACAGATTAACTGATTACGGAACTCTTGTTGTGCCTTAACCACTTCATAAAGAGATTTTAACTCACTCTCTGTCATATTTGCACTATCGTTAAGTAAATAACCTGTAATATCCTTAACTGTATCAAAGTCTGCTGTATGGTCATCTACATATAATACATCTAGGTTATCATATTCTGCTTTTGCATGTCGCAAAATTTCTTTAATTGTTCTTGTTTTACCTGTGCCGTAAATACCGACAAGTAAAATTGAACTTTCTTTATCTAAATCAAGCGTCATATTACGCTCTGAACTAAGTTGAATATTCATACTTTTACCCTCTATTAAATTTTTCTAAAATTAGACCTAACACCTCTTGCTTGCCTGATACATAGTCCTGTGCCAATCTCTCTATACTATCATCTTGAATGACAGATACAACAAGGCCAGGATAGTATAACATGCACGTAGGCATATTATTGTGCTTCAATATTACTAATTTGTAGTCACCTAATATATATTCAGTTCTCATATGTTACCTCTTTATTTAAAAGAGTAGTTTCTATATAAGCCTACTCTTGTGTTTTTATGGTTGCGAGGGCAGGAGTTGCACCCGCGGCCTCTAGGGTATGAACCTAGCCATCTACTACTGATATACCTCGCCATATATAGAGTTTTTATCAACTATTGCCCACAGGATTTTCATAGTTGATGGGACTACCTCTAACCCATTCGCTCTCATTTACCCTGAAGGTATTCCACCTTCAAATAAGGGACTTTGTTCTCATAGGATTTTAATGCCAATATTCAAGTGAAAGTCATTTGCCCAGTGCTCGGCAATCACAACAGAATTTCAGCAACCTCATATAGGTAAGTTCAAAACTGGGATTTATAAATTGTTTGGGACACCTTACCACACCCGAAGAGGCCCTAACGGTTGCAACCTATTTTTAGATACCTCTACTTATATTATACAACTTTTTAGCAAAAGTGCATAATCTTAACTAATTTTCTTCTTTGTGTTCTTTTGATTCCTTGATTTTCTTTTCAACAAACTGCTTACCACCAAATAAGTTGTAAACAACTAGTGCTAAGAAAGAACCGATAAAACTGTAAATAATATACATTACTCTTTACTCCTTCTGCCAACTAGGCCATATTACGTTTAAATGAATTGCTATCACTTAAACTCACTGAATATATCAAGTTTTCGTTAATTTACGTTTAAGAACTCTTGCAATTTAAAACCGTAAAACTTATGACCCTTATACTCTTGCCATTCAAAACTGCCTCTAGCACCGTACTTGTTGCCCTTTTTATTTTTAAATTTTTCATCAAAAATATCAATCGTTTCACCGTTTAGCAACTTTTCAATTTCTTCTGGTGTGAATTTATGACCGTTCCACTCGTCCTTGAACTTCACTTCTTCACCTGTAGAAGTCTTACCCTCTTGTTTCGGCTGTGTTATAGGTCGTTCTACCCTAACTGATTCTCTGTTTTTACTAACAACAGGTATCTCTTTTTCAATAATTGTCGCCATTTCTTCTAAGTGCTTATCAATATACTCAAACTGACCCTGACCGATTTTCTTCATAATGGCCATCACATGCTCTGTTAGTTTAGTGCCACCAAATAGAGTACCTGCTAGTAACTTGTGTTCTATAGAACCGTATTGCGTTAAAGACAATAAACCCTTATGGTTGCTCATTAAAGGGTAACTTGCCTTATCGCTTGTAATTTGAGATAAAGTACTTGTTCTTGTCGCACCTGTACCAACATTAAATTTCTCTAACTGTTTCATTAACCATTTCATCGTTGGTTTGCTTGGCTTAGGTGGTTCACCCTTATATACAAACGGACTAGCCTTTTTACCGATACCCTTAGATGTGACCTCTTCTTCATCATCTAAATCTTGACCATATACTGCTTTCCACCCAGACTTCTTAGGAATGTTAACTTTCGCAATAAATGCAGGGTAATCCACAACCTCACCAGTCTGTTGTTCGTATTCATAGTCTTCTGCCAAAATTGACAACGCCGATTTTGCTAACATGGTATAAATCGCAACACCAATCTTACCGAACCTAGCCTCTAAATCATTAAGCGACTTAGGGACTACCTCGCCAGGTCTGTTGGCTCCGTGAGAACCCTCTTCCTTAACATGTGTTGCTCTTGCCTTTTTATGTGTCAATAAATCAACATCAACACCGATAACCTTAGCAATACGTGGAGCAAGACTAACCAACTCTAAAAACTGCTCATGTGTAATTGTATGGTCATCTGTTCTTGGGTAAGTAACAATAGACGCCTCATACATCTTCTGGTACGTTGACAAAACATTCGCTGGCTTATAACCTCTGCTTGCCAAACTTGCTGATAATGAAGCCAAGTCCAACATCTTAGGTGGTGCTGTTTTCTTCATCTCACTCTTAACACATCTAACAGCACTTGGTTTATATATATTAGGAACCTTAGACTCCTTATCGAACTTAGGCTCTTTTTCATTAATATAGATATTACCGTTGTCATCTCTAAATCTATTCTGAAAATAAAATACGGTCTGATGATTATTTACCAATTCTTCTTGATTGCCTACAAGAGTCACCATAGCACCCTTTAATCTACCAGTAGCCAACACAGCCTTAATAGGACTGTTTAAAGTTAATACTCTCGTTGCCTGCATAGATAGATAATCCCATTTACTTCTAAATAATGCTTTTTGATAAGGAGGCCAAGACTCCAAATCTTCTATAGCCACAGGATTAGCCAAGGCAGACTCAATATCACGCTTACTTTCTGACACGTGGAATAGGCGTTTAATGACCTTGCCTCTACATAATTTATTCTCTATTAATACTTCGGCAGCAAGAAGGTCTCCCTCGCCTGATTCGTCATTGTCGGTAGCAATCCAGATTTCCGAACAACCCTTTGCCTTTTCCTTAATATTATTGATTACATCTCTGCACCCATCAGCAACAACCCTTTTCCATTTAAAGTCCTTATAGGACCAAGGTAAAGATGTCAGAGACCACTTACTATACGAAGGACCTGCGATTACACTAACATCAGCCCACTGATACAGGTGGCCTCTTGCATTAACTATGACAACATCATTACCTTCCCATTTAAATTTCTTATCAACACTACCACCCATAGCAGATGCATAGTTCCTTGCCTGTGATGGTTTTTCACATAATATTAAAATCATAATCTCTCCTTTACCTAGGTATGAACCTTTATTAGGAACGGTTTTAAACGTATTTTCACCTAAAACTGTAATATATCAGCCTCTTCATTTTTGCCTAAAAATAGGTTAATAAAGTCACGCGGTTTCTTCCTAGTTTTGCGTTTCGGCTATATTTTTAAATTGAAATTTTTGCTTAAATAAGGGAAAAGACGATGTATTACACCGCCCGTTCCTGAGTTTATGTTAAAAATTTATCAGATAGGCGATTTGAAACAGTTATCTCTGTTGTCATCTTCGAGGACGACCCTAATACGGGTATTCAGGACGACTAATCCTTAACCTGTATATTCACCTTGTCTTTAAAAGTAAGTTTATGTTTGCTGTAGCCTATCTTTTATCATCAACTGCTCTTCTGCTGTTGTTGATACTATTTATATCAGTTTTTAGTGGGTTTCAAGCGGTACCCACTAAACCGTAATTCTTAAATACGAACTCTGTCGTATCTCTCACTCTGTAGTGTTGTTAACATCACCATAACTGGGTCAATCTTCTGCCTTACAACAGTTTCACCCTTTTTATTGACTGTTACCTCATACTGTGTTCCATCAATTACATTCTTAAATAGAACAGGTGAGTAGCCACCTACCATAGCAACGTTAGTACCGTTCTTATCTTCTTGAAACATACCACAATGACTTGTACGCACATTCCAGTACACGATAGCAGGCATTTCGTAACCATGTTCTGCAAACTTCTCTACCCAATCACGGTGTAAAGTGTCACGACCACTAGCATAATCAAATTGCATATCAGAGATTACATACAACTTATTAGGAATATCTGATTGTGAACAGTTATTCTTAATAGCCGTGTCTAAGATTAGTCCTAGCACCTTATTAAAGTCTGTATTCATACCCCAATCTGCTTGCTTCATGTTATAAATCTTGTCAACAATATCTTCACCTTGAACCTTTACAAGTTTTGGTCTGCTAGAGAATGTGATAAATCTATTCTTAAATGGTCCATTACACTTATCAGCACAATATAAACCAAGTGAGATGGCAACTTCCATAGGCATACCTGACATAGAACCAGATGTATCAACTACACAGATTCCAGTTTCGTTGCGACCCTCAAACCAGTTAGGTAAGTTCTGCCACATAGCATCGTATAAATAGCGATTGCTTAACGATATGTTGTAGTTGTTCATAATCTTAGAAACAATATCAACAGGAATTAGTGTACCAGCGTTAATCTTAGCCTTACCTGTCATAAGTTCTTTTAGATACACCAAATAGCGTTCCTGTGCCTTACGCATAAATAGTTCTCGATAAACCATCTGTGCCTTAGAAGGTAACTTAGAGAAGTCAATATCTTCATAACGATTTTCAGCAATCTTTGTTTCCACAATACCTAAAGCCTTACGTAACTTAGATAATGTCTTACGGTATTCACGTTCAGACATATTAAGACCATTTACAATCTTTAATGCTACCTTACGTGTATTCTTAACACCATTAATAGATGGTAGCCACTTAGCCATAAGGCTTGGTGCCCCACCGTTATTAACAGACTTAACATCTGCCTTTAGTGTTTCCTTGATTAAATCAAGAACTTCACGTTCAACTGGTGTATCTAATAAACATAACAAGTCATCATAACGACCATAGAAAGCAAAGTTATCTAAATTCTTGATAACTACTTCTGGTTTATTCTTTGCAAGATAATTCATAATAACACGGAAAACTCTACGTTCACCTTGTCCACCACGAATATCACGAACATAAAATAACAACTTCATCGCTAATTCTTTATTTTCTGCATAAGCAAGATTAAAAGTCTTGATGATTGTATCTTCATCTGTTTCACGGAATGTTGCTAATGTACTAAAAGCGTCTAATAAACCACTCTTAGTTGAACGTAGTGCAACTGCACCGTTCTCTGTTTCTGTGTAATTTAATTCATTTTCTAATAAATTTGTAAAATTCATGAACTGCCTCCTTAAAGTATCGTAGGTTTACATGCTTCTAGTGGTATTAACCACTACACCAACAGTTTCTAGGTTCGTCAAAAGACTTACCATTTTGTTAGTACTATCCGCATCCGTGTTTAACGAGCGATACGTTCCATACCCGCTCAATAGTACCATCATATTTGCAGAGTGGATGTCCCTGTCGGGATTCTCGAATCCACAGTGGTTACAATGGTACACTCTTTTATCTAAACTGTGTTTCGTCAGACACCCACACTCAGGACAGGTTTGAGTTGTTGGAACAGAACTCTCTAACATTACGTTGGTTGAGTTCTTTTTTAATTTGTCCTTAACTCTTCCTAAGATTCCATGTTGGGTTTTTCTTCCGAAACTAAATTTACGCTTAGATTTTTTCTGTTGCCATTGACGTAATAATTCGTCTTGGAAACAGATGATGTAGTTTTGTTTTAGAACAAAATTTAATTTGTTTACAACATCGTTCTTTTTATTACTTTGGTGTTCAAAGATTTTCTTGATTCGGTTTAAAGTTCGCTTGTACTGGTTAGAACCCTTAACTTGACGAGATAACTTCCTCATCAATCCTTTAAGTTGTTCACTTTCTTCCAAGTAAAAGTCCACCTTAACTCCATTAGAAAATGTCAATTGGTCTTTGATTCCCATATCCAAACCGAGAACTTCTTTTTCTGTTTGAGTTTCTGGTTGTTTCTTGGTATAGACTGTTAGATGAATGTAGTAGCCGGACGGCTTCTTGATAAGTTTAGCGTTGGCGAACTCAACCTCATCTAGGTTGATTTGTTCTAAACCATTTACTACTAAAACGCCAATCTTCTGAACACTGATTTTGTTGTGAGATTTGATTTTATAGGTATTGCCAAACTGCTTCAAGTTGATTTCCTTACACTCTTTTTTAAACTTTAATTTTCCAACCTTTAAACCTTTCTTCTTGGCTTTAGATAGGCTATAAACATTCTGTTTCGCACTTTCCACAACTGATTGTTTCATCTGTACTGAAAGTGTATTAATTAGTCGAACCTCAAAAGAACCATTGACCTTAACTTGAACACTTGATGTATCTTCAAGACTTAATGTTTCAGTTGCCACGACAGCATTATACAACCACTTAGCCTCTAAGAAACAACGATACAACTTCTCTAACTTTGTCTTAGATAATCTATTTCCTTGAATCTTTACGGAGACAACACGACAATTCATGCTAGAACGTCTTTCTCTGGTTGCTTTACCGTGTTCTTTAATTTTACGATTGCGTTCTTCTAACATTCCACAGTTCTCTTTTCGTAAAATTCATAAATAATACCTCTTACCTCTTTTCTTTTTCTTGACCTAGAAATATTTGTTTTTTGCTGTACGATAAGAAAACTCTAAGCACTTATTTTTCTGTCCGCAATAGAAAGTTTTTATTTTTTTGCTGTACGCTTAGAAAAGTTGCGGGAGCAGGACTTGGACCTGCAACCTTCGAGGTATGAACCCGACCATCTACCATTGATAATATCCCGCTATATGAGAAGGCTTTTATAAGGTGCCTTCATACCCTTACACTTATATTATACAACTTTTTTATTACTTTGCAACAAAATTTTTAAAAATTTCAAAAATTCGCCCGCCGTGGCACCTATGGTCATATATACCTAAGGGCTGACGCCTTATGGTCACTAGATGGTATAGGATTAAGTAGTTTTATAAAGAGAACAACGAGCCTAAGGTCTAATAGGTTTAGAGTTAAGAATACCTAAGACACAAAGTCTAAAGCGTAGGTATAAGATGGTTAGTAGGTCTAGGATAGTAGGTGTAGGTACTAAGGTTATTTACTAAGGTTATTGGACCTAGGATAGTAGGTGTAAAAGAATATACTTAGATGAATAGGATTAGGTGAAATAATAAGAAGAGTCTATTGGTGATAGTTCTAATCTTGATATATTAAGTGAAGATATAAATCATGAGTGGAATGAATAAGAACTATGTTAGGTGTAGTTTGATGTGGATTTAAGAAGAAAATCTAAGAACGACTACTCTACGTTAGGAAGAACTTATGGTCTATTGAAAGTATAAAGGGACAATAGGACTACCGGTATTATAGGTGGTCTTATTTTAGGCTAAAGAGTTGAAATGATAATGTATTAGAACTGTTAAGGTGGAATGAAGAGTACTATTACTAAAAGTAACTATCTTAATAGAACTGTTGCTAGTAGGAGTTATTACCTAGGAGTTAGGAGTATTAATGGTAATAGTTTCTTAATAGGATTAAGGGTACCAGTACTAGTAGTTTACGCTCCAGTAGAGGCATGCTTTTGTTTATAGGACTATTAGTTCCAAGATGTATTAGTTGATTCCAAGATGTAATTACCTTAAGAGTTTAGAAGAGGTTGTGTTCCAGATGTGGTGTAAGTAGTTCATCAACTGTTCTTATTTAAGTTGTTATTACTGTAAAAGTTTTAAGATGTACTAGTTCCAGAAGTTATACCTTAAAGTTCCAGAACTATTAGAAGTTGTTTTAGTTCAGGTGTGAGGTAGGGATAACACCCTACAATATGATAACGATTATAAATAAGATATGACCACGAGATAAAAATAAAAACTCACCAGAAATTTAATCAGTGAGTTTATTTTTTATCCAATTTTATACCATTTAACCTAGTTTTTAATACTTTTAGATACACTTGAGGGCCAATAAGGGTATCGTCAGGTCCACAGATTTTCTCCTACCAAGTCATTTTCTGTAATGACTATTTCAGAAATATCTGCATTACCATCTGTATCTTCAAAGACTACATGCTCTGAATTGTCTTCCGGTTTACCAATTAACTCAAGTTCGTTGAGATAAGAGATAGTTTCATTTTTTAATCTTTCTAATAGTCTCATACCATTTTCCGCAGAAAGGTCCTTACTCTTAAATTGACTCATTAAATTCTTTGCTAACCTCATTACCTCTTCATCGCTTCTGTGTTTACCACTCATACGGTAATACTTCGCTAATGCTATCATGTAGCCACGGTCTGTGAACTCCTTGTACGCATAACCTTTGCTGCCTGTTCTAGGGTCGAATGTTGGGTACATTCTCATAGCATAACTGTTATCATTGTTATATTCTAAGAGTTCTCTACCAATCTTTGTGAGTTCGATACCTACATATTTATATGCTTTTGTAAATGGGAAACTTACATCTACTGGCAACATGTCTAAGAAACCTAAGTGCTTACGTAAGTAACATACATACATAAATGTGCCATGTAGTCTAGTCTTGTTACCCTTACCTTTATGAATAAGGCGTCTAATTAGATTGTCTGTTGCAAGAATCGTAGGTGCCAGTGCTTGGAGACGGTCCCAACGTCTGTTTATTTCAGTAATGAATAGTTCATTGTGCGTCTTTGCCTGGTTGCCTAACGCACTGATTCCGTGCCATAGTTGGTATGTGTTGTCAAAACTTAACTCTATATTATTAATACTTACAAAGTTTAAAATTTGCTCGTACTTGTCTAAACGTTCCTGTAGAGGCATACGCTTACCATTAAAGTTGATTAACATATCGTGTAACTGGCTTGCTAATAATTCTTGCTCAATCTGCTGTGCAAGTGCTAATGACTTTCTGTTAGTCGCATAAATAGCGTTGATAACATTAGTGCTAACACCACTCTTAATAACAGCATCACGCTTAACGTTGAACAAGTCTAATAATCCCTTAATACGTAATAGAGACTCATTAACCTTATTATAGTTCTCTGTAAGTAGGTTGCCAGTGATATAAGCATGCTCCGCTCTCACACCTTCTCTAATCTTGTTGAAGTGATGGTGTGATAATGAAAGTAAAATGTTAAAGTAAGTGTTTATCTCTCTATATAACCCTTCGCTCTGGACAGTGTATCTAGTAGGCACTGCCACGCCTGCGTAGCGATTATAGAACTCATCCCTTGTCTCTTGTGATGTTGAGGCGAGTAATAGGCTATGGATTAACTGCTGACGATTACTGTAAATATCTGTTGAACCTACACGCTGAACTAAAGTACCGTTTAGGTATTCAAATACTCTAACCAATACTGTTTGGCTACGTTCAGCATCCGGGTTGTCAATTACTTCATAAGAACGCTTAACCGGGCGTTGAAGTATATCCCCACCAATGTTATAAGTATTCGTATGAGCCAGCACAAAAGGTGTAAAATCGTAATCACCGATAATACACTGTTGTCCGTTGTAATTTGCCACTCCAGATTTATTACCCCTATCATTATTTAATGTGTTTACAATAGCGTATAGTAAGCACTCTGCACGTAATCCAATACGGTGAACGGTTTCCTTGTTGACCTTCGTGATATTTTCGCTCTGACTTAAGCCGGTTCTGTATCGTTTTTGTTTAATATTGTTCTTATACATAATTGTATCAACAATCGCACTTGTACTTAAATACTTATTGCAGTACTTGACATCACATTCTGGACTGTTAGGGTCGAACTTACGTGCCTCGTTTACTGTTAATAAGCGAACCGGGTTTCCCTGCACAGGGAATCTTTCGTTCAATTCATTTACCATGCTATTAATTTGAGTCAGTGCCTCATCAAAAGACATGTCTCCTTCAATCAACATGTGGTAGAATAATGCATTTCTATGGCGTGTACGATTACCTACTCCTTCAGTTAAGAAAGTGTCATATAAACGTTGATATTCTCTTGCTGATAGTTTACGAGCCTTCGTATTATCATAGGCAATCGCTGATGATTTTCTGCTGATTTCAATTTCAGGAATATCAGCCCATTCATTCAAAGTATTAATATCGCTATAAACGCCTGATGTATAGCCTGCTGTTAAAATAGAACAGTCATCGTATTTATCGTAAACGTTGCCTACTGCACGCATTAACTGACCGATAGGCAAATCACGCTGATAAGAGCCAGTTTCCTGTTCCTTACCACAGTAGCGTGGGTCATGTGTAAACTTGCGAGAGAATAATCCCTGCATAGTCTGGTATTTTTGTAATACTGTATTACTTGTGATAGCCATCGGTGATGTAAAGATGTACTTTAAATGCACACCTGTACCTGTAACTACAACCATTGTAGGTGTAGGAACAACACCATCATTAATATCCTCAATTAGGTTCTTCGCTCTGTCTTCATTTACATTATCAATATCAACATCATATCCGATGAACCCACGAAGGTCTGACTTACGGTGACGTATAACATCTGTTGTATTAAGTTCTAATGTCTGTGTTGCTAGTTTGTCTCCTTTATAGAAGAAGTCAAACTTGGCACTATGCATATTATATTGTTCGCCCGTATTTGCAAATGCATAACGGTCGTAATGATTTTCTTCTGTGTAATGCTTTGCCATTTCTAACAGACGTGATTTAGAGGTTGCATAGATACCATTATTTACATATAAATGCTGTTTGTCTTCGTCAGAGATGTTTTTAAGTGTAAATTCATCAAAGATAAAGTTTTTATTCTTGTAACCTTGGTTACGATAAAGTGTGTTAACTTCAAGTTGGTAACCACCACCCATGACAGATGCCTTATTTATACTAGACGCTCTAAATGGTGCCTGCATGATATGTAGCATCTCTGTAATGTTCGTAATAGAGTTAAATTGTTCTAGTTCGTTTGTAAATAATGTATTTACCTCTGTGTTGTTCTTTTGAATGCTAGAGGCATTCGTTAAGTTTCTATTATTTTCTGGCATAACTTATGCCTCCTTTCTGGTAATTCACTTTATATATCAGTTTTTTCTTTGACAACACGACAAGAATCGAACTTGTCTTTAAAACTACCTGTGTGTTGATTTTTAAAAAGTGCTGTTTTAAGTCTGCACTTTAAAGACTCTGAATCGTTTCGGAGAACGGTTTTAAACACGTTTTTACTTAAATCTGAGCAATGTATCAGCCCGTTGGTTTTTTACTGGATTTAGGCTTAAAAAGTCGCACGGACGAGGGTATAAAACGGTTTTAACGCTAAAATTAAATTTACTTTTTCTTAAATTGGTCGCTAATAATCTTAGGTACTGCTCTTTCCCAGTTGATTTTATGATGAAAACGGTAATCTCCACTACCCATGACGCCAACTTTTACACAAGATGGACAACAAATAACAGAGTAAAAAGATTTAATGTAGGTACCTTGCTCTAAATATATATCAGTTAATCCACCGGCGTTGGCCTGTGTAACTGTTTGGTCGATAGCAAAGTCACGAACTGTTAAGAACGTTCTGCCTTGTCTACCTAGGTACACATAACAGTTTACATCTTCGTTGATTTTACCCTTAAATTCAAAATCGCAACCGGTCTTACAGAAAAACACGTTCATAATTTTACGCTTTAAACGCTGTTTCCATAAACCTGAGCCTTGGCCGCCGATAAAGTCACCAATTTGCGCCCAGGCAACACAGTCAACACCAGATTCATCTAAGAATTTAAATGTTTCTTCAATCGCTGTGTCTAAGTCGTTGATTTCGGTACGTCTTAAGGCTGTGCCGTCTTCCCAACGCATACAGAATGATACATAGTCATCATCCATCACTATATAGTAATCAAGACCTAGTTCCTTAGCAATACGAGGTATTGCGTTACGAGCATAAACAACGGCGTTGCGTTTACCCTTTAAGGTACAGATATCTGTATGCTCTGCTTGTTCTTTTTTATCAAACATAACAACCTTATCGCCGAATAGACGGTAATATTCATCTGCCTGGTCATCTTCATTATCAATTAAGAAGTATACCTTGCCTGTAAACTTCTTTTTCATGAGAGTATTATAAGTGAAAAGTCTATCAGGACGGCCATGCGTAGGGATAATAATTGCATAGTTTCTATCCATTATTCTTGTTCTCCTCTAGTTGTTTACGTAATAGGGAATCCATAGTCTTACTGTATTCTACATAGCCATTTGCAATAGCGTCATTAATATCAATGATAACCAACGCTTGTTCTTCCATAAGTTCTTGCATTTCCTTGCTTGCATGGCTGTAATAGTCAGCGATTAATGAAAAGTTAAAGCCGATTAATCTAGTTGCACTTAAACGTAAGAACTGCTTTTCTTTTTCAGAAACATTACTCTTTTCAATATTATGTAAGACTTGGTAATATTTTGTTGTATCTAATAAGTGTTCTACTTCAGGACACACGCTTGATGGTAAGTACTGAGGAACCTCTACCTTTAAGGTGTATTTAGAACCCTCTTGCTCCTTCTCAACATCAAACATGCGTGGAATTGTATTGCTCATAATTGTTATCTCCTTACCTCTCACTCATATTATACAACAATTTTTTTGCGGAAGAACTAATTTGTTGTACTAATTTGGCCACTTGTTGCATTTGCATTAATTGTGATAGCCGAGAGTGTCTGAAAGTCGAAATACGCCTGCTGGTCCTTATCAGCACCAATAATACGACACTCTTTTGCATTTCCACAGACAATCGAAATGTCAACGTATAGTTTCTTGTCAAAAGGAGACTTCCATAATCCCAAGATATGATTTTCTTTTGATAAGATGTCTTTGTGCTGTTTCATATAGTCTTTTAACTCGCTCTTAAACTCTTCATCTGGCATGTTCTCAATATCTAAACCTAGAGAGTATTCAGGGTAAGGTGACACTGAAAAGCCGTTCGTCACATATTTATTGCCCTTAACGTCAATAGAGGCACCGGCGTTGTCTTGTAAACAATCAGATACATTTATATTATCCAAACTGAAATCACGCTCGTTGGTAGCCTTAACACGCTCATAAAGAACAGTTCTATATAGGTCATAGCCCTCTTCATCACGTTCTGCTAATTCTTTATTTTTCTCTAAAGGCATATTTAAAATATCATTGTATTGATTGCAGTATTCGATAATTTCAGGCAGAGAGTCCGTATGGAAACCACCGTAAGGACATTTATTTTTCGCTCTACAGATTTGATAGGTGCCTGTTTTAGGACTTCTATGATATCTCATTCAAAAACACCTCTTAGTCTTTCATCTATTAAAATCTCTTGATTGTGAATGTATGCACATAGTTCAGGATTCTCCTTAAACTCATACCCGTGAATATGCACTGGTAAACCAGCCTTAGGTTTAAATAAAGTTTTTAAAATGTTTAAATTCTCTTTTGTTAGTTGAATTTTCATGAATAACCTACTCCTTCTTTTTTAAATATATCAGAAAAGTTGATATATCTTATATAAGAGAAAGGAAAATTGACTTTTATGTTTATTTTAAATGCAGGTTTTGAAAACCTATTTAATTCGATTGTGTCAAACTACGTTACGTGGATTTACCTTCTTTTCGTAATCTACATCGTTGTAAAAGACTTCCTATCAGGTGGTGGTATCCGTAAGATTATACAAGACGTACTTGTAGCAGTATTAGTAGCAGTTGTTGTATTCGGTGCAGTTGCACTTTTCGGTGCAACAGGTATCTTTACAAAGATGGGTACTGACCTCGCCAAAGATATCGCCAACACAATTATCGGGTTGTAGGGTGTACAGACTAGGTGGAAACTTCGCCTAGTCTTTTTTATTGGGCTATGCCTCTTGACAGAACTACTAAAACAAGTTAAAATAGTACTGTAAAAAGAAAGAGGTGCCTCTATATGGAAATGAAAGCAACACTAAAAGATGTATTAGAACATTTTTCAGTAAATTATAGTAACCCTTATGTCCGTGTGCATTCGTACTTATTTGACGATGATTCGACTCACTCAACCAACTGGCTTTTGAGCCATCTTGATATTGTGACACTCGGACAAGAAAACACATGGAATATCCTAAGTGGTGGAGATTATTACGATTATGACATCAGCATGTTGACAATATAGAGGAGATTGTAGTATATTAATTTCATAGATAGTTATAATGTAAATAGTTGTGATGTATATTTATAAAACAACTCGGTGTGAGCAGATGCAAGAGTCTATTGACAATTTGGCCTGCAAGTATTGAAATATAAAAAAGAGTATAAATATTTTATCAACTAAAGGAAGGAGTGGGATATAGCAGTGATTCAAAAGAGTGTTAGAGTAAGGCTATATCCAACTGAGGAACAGAAAGTTTTAATTAATAAAACCATTGGCTGTGCAAGGTTTATATATAACTATACATTGGAAGTTTGTAAAACCTGTTACGAGCAGACCAATCACCTCACTCCTAAAAACAAACGATTTGCAGATTTGGTACCGTTAAAAGATGAATACGAGTTTCTAAGAGAAGCGGATGCCTGTGCATTACAACAGGCAGTCCGAGATTTTAACTCTGCTTTAGACAAGTTCTTTAAAAACAGGAGTCACTTCGGTTTTCCTCAATTTAAGTCAAAGCATAGAAGCAAACAGTCTTATAGAACACCTTATAACCGTGGGAACGCAAGTGTTATTGACAACAAACATCTAAAACTTCCGAAGTTAGGAAAAGTTAGAGTAAAGAAATTTGTTATGCCAGATAAGTATAAGATTTTTAACATCACTGTGGAAAGAACGAATACAGGAAAGTACTATGCTTCTATCTGCATTGAAACAGAAGTACAGTCACTTCCTAAAACAGGTAAACAGGTTGGTTTTGATTTAGGACTTATTGACTTGCTTATCGGTAGTGATGGAACTAGATACGAAAGGCCTAAGTTCGCTTATGCTTTTAAAGATAAACTCACACAAGAACAGCGTAAACTCTCGAAGATGAGAACCAAGTTAGAGAGAGTGAATGCAAACCTTGATGAGTGTAAAAATTATCAAAAACAAAAGCATAAAGTGGCGAAGTCGTATGAACATATTTCCAACTGTGCTAAAGACTTTAATCATAAGTTGAGTATTGAGTTGGTTAGAAACTACGACCTCTTGGCGTTTGAAAATCTAAACGTTGAATGTATGAAGAAGAATCATAACCTAGCATATTCTATTTCAGACGTAAGATGGTCACAACTTTTAAACTTTATCCAGTACAAGTGTTTATGGTATGGGAAGAAGTTTGTTCAAGTGGACAGATTTTACGCAAGTTCAAAAATTTGTTCTGAATGTGGAGCGTATCATAAAGATATTGTAAACTCTCTTTCAGTTAGAAAATGGACATGTCCAGACTGTGGCACACATCACGATAGAGATGTAAACGCAGCCAAGAACATCTTAATTAAAGCCTTGAGTGTAGGCGTTTAAATTACACTTCGGAAAGGTGCAACCGTGGTAAATTAGTTTAGGGATGGTAGTTCTTGCAAGAGAATGAGAGCAACCTGAACGTTCCCAAGAATATTTCTTCATTTAAAAGGAGTATAGCGCCATGATATTAACGCCAAGTAAAAAGAAATGAAGGAGTATAGCGCCATGACATCGGTACTAAGTAAGAAAGAAATACTAAAAAAGATTAACCAGTTAGGCATGCGTTTATATACAGACATGCCTTTTCTCCGTAAGATGACTGTAACAGGTCTACATGGCTTTTGCATGATATTCTCTTTTATTGTCGCAAATGCTATCTGTGCTTTTAATCCTGAACTTCTATTTAGGCAAGCATATGCCTTCGTTGCATTACCAATTTTCTTTATAGAACTATTCTTGATTAAAGGAGAACAGGTTAAAATAGGTCTGAAATCAGTTAAAGGCTTATATGAACTTTATACGCATGAGTTCTATTTTGTTGCAGTCCATAACGGTCAAGTCTATGGTGTCAAAGCATTGCCAACTGAAACAGAGCCACTCGTTCTTCATGAACTTAACTTTGAAGTTGAATTGCCAGGTAATCTTAGAGAAAAGAATATATATCTGGTTCATGAGTTGTGGGATAACAACGGGCAGTAGAATACAAAAAGGGGTGACACTAGATGAAACTTTTGAAAAACGCTAGAGTTCTAGGATATCATGAGATAATTGAGAATAAAGAGACTAGAAAACTCATTCAAAAATTGACAGGCGATGATTACCGTGCTAAATGTGAATGCGTTGAGAAGGATTGTGGTCTTGACATCCTGATAAAAGATAAGGACTGGCGCATCAGAGCAGCCGTAGCAAAGCGTGGCTATAAACTAGATGTCCTAATTAATGATAAAGACGAGGATGTTAGAGCAGCCGTTGCCCAGCAAGGCTACGGTTTAGATAGACTTATTGACGATACAAACCGTCTTGTCAGAGCGGCCGTAGCCAGCCAAGGGTATGGCTTAGACAGACTGATTAATGATGAAACTTATATGGTGAGAGTAGAAGTTGCTAACCAAGGATACAGACTTGACATTTTAATCCATGACAGTGTATTGGATGTTAGAGCGGCCGTGGCACGTCAAGGCTACGGTTTAGATACACTTATTAACGATAAAAGTGCGTGTGTTAGGGCAATGGTCGCCAGCAACGGACACGGCTTAGATAAGTTGATACATGACCCGATGGCAATGGTTCGCCAAGAAGTCGCCAGACAGGGATACGGCCTAGACGTTCTTATTAACGATGAAAACGCAATGGTGCGAGCAGTAGTGGCACAACAGGGCTACGGCTTAGATAGGTTAATCCATGATATAAGTGCCAACGTTAGAGCGTCCGTTGCTGGACAAGGTTATGGGTTAGATGTTCTTGCTCATGATAGAGATGGGTATGTTCTTCGGGCTGTATATAAGTATATTGGTGCTATACCACCTATGAACACTTCAGGAAGTATGTAACCAGTGGTTGTGCAATGAGCCATTTTTGTTAAAGTGTAATAATGATGAAGAGTTTAATGTTTTTTAAACTCTTTTTTATTCGCTTAAAACCGTTTTATACCCTCGTCCGTGTGACTTTTAAAGCCTAAATCCAGTCAAAAACCAACGGGCTGATACATTGTTCAGATTTAAGTAAAAACACGCTTAAAACCGTTCTCCGGCAAGACAAAGCCACTAGACATTATACTCTTTAAATGTTATAATGATTATGTAAAAATAAGGATTTTAAGGAAAGTGTTGGTACGCCATGAATACAAAACTACTAGATAAATTAGTAAAAAAACGGCAACTGTTTCGATAAGATGAACTGCGTAGACCTAAAATACGGTTTAGATGTATTAGTCCATGAAGAGGGTTTCGGTATACGGGAATACATCGCAAGTAAAGGATACTGCCTTGATATCCTCGTGAACGATACATCCATGGATGTTAGAAGAGAAGTTGCTAAACAAGGATACGGCTTAAATATCTTAGTTCATGATGAGGAACCAGCCGTTAGGATAGAAGTCGCTAGACATGGCTATGGTTTAGATATTCTAATCAATGATACCGACCCACGAGTTCTAGTAGAAGTTGCCCGTCAAGGATACGGCCTAGACAGGCTTATTCATGATAGTAGTGCGTGGGTTCGAGAGGCGGTCGCACGTCAAGGCTACGGCTTAGATATTTTAGTCCATGATGATGTCTTTACTGTAAGGGCAGCCGTTGCCAACCAAGGATATGCCTTAGATGTTCTAGTGTATAGTGAAAATAAGTATATTAGAAGAGCAGTAGCCCAGCAAGGTTATGGGTTGAACCTCTTAGTTCGTGATGAAGATGAAGGCGTAAGAGCAGTCGTAGCAGAACAGGGTTACGGTTTAGATACACTGGTCGATGACGTGAGCGGCCTTGTGAGGGCTGCCGTAGCAGAGCAGGGATACGGTTTAGAAAAATTACTCTATGACGAAGATGTTTATGTTAGAATGGCCGTTGCCAAGCAAGGCTATGGCCTGAATGTGTTAATAAAAGATAGGTCTGCACTAGTTAGAGAAGAAGTCGCAAAACGTGGCTACCACTTATGGGCACTGGTCCACGATGCCTCTCCTGATGTTCGCCAGGTCGTAGCAGAACAGGGCTACGGTTTAAATATTCTAGTTAGTGATTCTTCCTCTAATGTTAAAAACGCTGTGCTTGAACATAATTACGGTTTAGAAAAGTTGGCCAAAGATGAAAACTGTATTATCGCTGCCGAGGCTCAGGCTAGAATTAACCTGCAAAAAGTGATGTCTAATTAAAAGAGTCTAAAAACCACTAGACTCTTTTTTGTTTTCGTAGTATAATAATAGTGCAAATCGTAGAGGTGTATAAGTATGGACAACGCAGTATTAGAACAAATGGTGAATAGTAACTGGTATCAAACTAGAATGCGTGCCGCTAAACAAGGCTATGGCCTAGATAGACTAGTCCATGACCGTAACGTTTGTGTACGTATAGAAGTAGCAAAGCAGGGATACGGCCTCAATATCTTAATAAAGAGTAGTAGTGAAAGAATTAGAGTTGCAGTAGCCCAACAGGGGTACGGCTTAGATAAGTTAGTTTACGACCGTTCAGAGTTGGTAAGAAGAGAAGTCGCAAAACAAGGCTATGGCCTCGATATCCTAATCAATGATAATAGTTCCATCGTCAGAGCAGCCGTTGCTAGGCAAGGCTACGGTTTAGATAAGTTAGTGCATGATACTAGTGTAGATGTCCTGTTAGAGGTTATACATCACGGCTATGGCCTAGATGAATTAGTTAACAGTGCCAATAAGTGGGTTAGAATAGAAGTGGCAAGACAAGGCTACGGTTTAGATAAGTTAATAGCAGACCCACGTCCTGACGTGCGCCGTACAGTAGCCCATCAGGGTTATGGTCTAAATATCCTTGTTAACGATGTTGATAGCGATGTTCGTGAGGAAGTTGCCCGCCAAGGCTACGGCTTAGATATCCTAATCAATGATGAAGATACTTATGTGAGAGATATAGCAAGACGTGTCTTAGCCCACCTCAACGAAAAGCGAGGTAATAACGCAAATGACCAGTACTAAGACGAATACCACCGTAGATGAGAAAACCCTAGAGGAATGGTTAAATAGTAATGATGTCCATCTTGAGTATAAGTGCCTCTTGCACGACTACGGACTTGATACCCTTGTTAATAGTAAAAATGTTGCAACCCGCATGAAGATGGCAGAGTTAGATAAAAAACTAGATGTTCTAATTTATGACGATAGCCCTTACGTCAGAACAGAAGCCGCCAAGCGTGGTTATGGCCTCAATATCCTAATCAACGATAAAGTGGCTATCGTTAGGGCAACCGTAGCCCGTCAATGCTATGGTCTAGATACTTTAATTAACGATAGAAAAGAAATGGTTAGAGCAGCCGTCGCAGACCAAGGCTATGGCCTCAATATCTTAATTAATGATGATGGTGGTTCCGTAAGGGCAGCCGTCGCTAGACAAGGCTATGGTTTAGAAATTTTAATTAAAGATAAACTCGAACGTGTGAGAGCAGAAGTCGTTGGACAAGGATACGGCTTAGATACCTTAATCAACGATAGGTCTTGGGCAGTTAGGACAATGGTAGCAGAGCAGGGCTATGGCCTGCATAAACTTGTTCACGATATGCATGTCGAAGTTAGAATGGCAGTTGCTAGACATGGTTATGGACTTAAAACTTTAATCCACGATAAGGATGACCGTGTTAGAGCAACCGTTGCAGAGCAAGGCTATGGCCTAAATACTCTAATAAACGATGAAAGTTGCCTTGTTAGAATGGCAGTTGCAAAACAGAAATACGGCTTAGATATCCTAATAAACGATGAAGATGCATATGTAAGGAGATATGTATTAGAAAACGCAGATATGTCCTCAAAATAAAAGTAAACCTAATAAGCACTCAACTTTAAAACAGTAGAGTGCTTTTATTCAAGCATAGAACGCAAATATACTAAAACCGCCTTAACATGTTTAAAACAGATATGGGTTGTATCGGTGTAGTAATGTCTTTGAAGCATACACTGGTAGTAACCGGCCGGGGAACAACCGGTTAAAGTTTTATTAGGGGATTAAAAAGCGACATTAGGGGATAATGAATAATTGGACTGTTCATGAAGTGCTGTATAAGCCAGTTGGTGAATAAACTAACAGCCAGATAGTTAAGTAAATCAGGCCGAGCAAATCAGCAGAAGTATTACATACTGTAGCCTGTAATACAGCCGAACGGGAATAGAGTAGTCTTAGATAATAAAAATTAGAACAAGTAAAACAACAACAAGCACCTTACAATAATAGTGAGGTGTTTATATAGTCGTTGATAAATCATATACAAATTTAAAACACTGGCAATAAGTGATAGCCATAAAACCAACGTAACCACTGATAAGTCATAGTTATACTTAAAATACTGGTAATAATAGTAAATTTAAAATGCTAGTAAAAGTAATGGCCATAAAACTAATATAACTACTGAAAAATCATAGGTAATTTAAAATACTGGCAGTAATGGTAAATTTAAAAGGGATTGACTTAATCGAGAATAGTAGTATAATAGAGTAGTAGAATAATAGAGGTAAAGAACTATGAAACAAGAAGTGCTAGAAAACTTACTACATAGCGATAAATATATACATAGAAAAATCTGCGCCAGAGAAGGCTATAAATTAGATGTCCTGGTCCATGATAAAGATGCCGACGTTCGTTTAGACGTGGTTAAACGTGGTTACAGACTTGATGTCCTTGTTCACGATGAAGACCACAGAGTTAGAACAGAAGTCGCTAAGCATGGTTACGGACTAGACATTCTAATTAACGATGAACATGAATTTGTAAGAGGAGCAGTCGCTGAACAAGGATATGGCCTAGATGTCCTAATTCATGATAAGACAGCATGGGTAAGATGTACCGTTGCACGCCAGGGATATGGATTAGATACCTTAGTCTGTGACGAAAACCCATGGGTGAGAGCAGCCGTAGCCGAACAGGGATACGGACTGAACTTTCTAATCCACGACAACAGTTACATCGTGAGAGAAACGGCCGAAGCAACTATGAAAAGAAAAAGACGATTGAGTAAACACCAGAAGTAGAGAGTGTAGTGCATTAAGACGCTTGATGGCTTAGAGTAGTTAGCAAATACTAACACAGGGGGTCATAAACACAACATAAGAATTGTAATACAGCGTAAATAGTTGTACAGCAATCTATACAGCGCCAATAAACACAGCCAACAAGAATATAGCGGAGATAATACACAGCCAATAACCTCTAATATAAGAGTCCACAGAAGACCATAACCAGACAGGTGATAAAAGCAATGCAGTTAAGATGAACTAGAAGGGTTAAATAAAGCACAAACAATATGCAGGACGGGTAATACAATGGACCCATAATAGCACAATCATAAATAACTACTCCTGTCAAGTAAAATAATTATAAGTATTCTAAAAGACTAACTATATAATAAATGACATCCTAAAATGCTCCAGCAAAAACCAAAACCCACTCCATCCATTCAGCCCATGCCATCACCTCTCCCTACTTTCCCTATTCTCCCTTATTATCCTTATTCCCATCATCCACATCTATTTCCTATACTCCTATCGGTTTCTGCTTTATTTGCAGTTAGTCTTTTGGTAGTTGTTTTTAGTTTTTACGCCCGTACATGACTCTGTCCTGTACTTGCTTCTACGCTTCGCTTTTATGGGTGGAAGTATAGTGTTTTTGCAGTTGGTCTTTGCTCGTGCAGTTGATACTCACCTGCACTTCCTAGCGAGCGTACAGCAAGCGATTAGGCTATGCCGGGATTCCTGCTGTGCTAGTATGACAGATGATGAACATATGATGCTACATCGTGGCAACTACTGTACTTCTCCTGCCGTGTATAGGTACGCTAGTGAGCGTACGTGCACTCCACATGCCCTCTCCTGTTTGACAGGAGGGGGCTAGATGCCCGGTGAGCGTACAGCGAGCGGGCAGTCCTGCGAGAGCAGGCATGCTTTTCCATATGTGTAACAAGCATACACGACATGTACTGCTCTACTGCTATGGCCAGTCATCGCCAGCACCTTTACGTCTACGCAGAGTGCGGAGAAGTAAAGCAAACTCCCCTATGGACGTCATCTTATGAGCGTTAGGCGAGTAAGTGATGGACAAGCATACTTAACATGACGAGCAGTCAGCGAGTTCAGGTTACAGGATGCACCTACATCTCTATTGAATTATACAGGACAGGTATAATGAAATGCGATAGCGAAAGAGAGGGAGGAGGGGGTTTGCTCGAGGGTTCGTCTGCGGAAACGGGTCAAAATCAGTTAAAATGACATTATATATCAATTTTTAATTACTTTAAGTCCTTCTTGTATCTTTTATAAGCAAAACTGATATAGTTATCGAAGAAAGGTTGTTAAAAACATAGGGTAGCAAAGCATGAAGGATAAGAATGAAAACTTTTCAGACTATATTGATAGTTTGTTACAAAATGATAGTGAGGATGTTGAAGATATCTTGGATATTATCAGAGAAGGCTCTGATAGTGATGAGGAAACTACCGAGTTAGAGTACATTCAACCGATGAGGCTTAATCATGGCAGAGGTATCAAAACCGATTTGGATATACATAACACAGAAACTGATAGTATCATAACTAAGACGGCTCATGAAGAAAGTCCTAAGATTTTTAATCAAGATGAGTTGCTATATAAGGTTGAGGAAATTGGTAGTAAGACATTGGTTGGAGATAAAGGTGATTTAGTTGTTAATTCTTCTGGTCTTACTCTATCTGAATATTTTAAACATAAAAGAGCCAAGAGAGAACGTAACAGTTTAAGTAAGATTGTCAAGTCAGTTAAGGATAATGAGGTAATTGATACTGACAATATCTATCGTAAAGGATATCAAGAGCAATTGGTTAAATTAAAAGGTCTTGGTAAAGAGCAGGTTAGAGAAGAAACTGTCAAAGAAAATACTAGGGATTTTTTGCGAAGATATAATAAGACTGGTGTATATGAAAAGAATATATTACACTTCCTTGGTATTGATAAAAAAGTTCTTGAAGAGTTGTTAAGTCCTGATAGTAATTTATCTGAAAAAGAAAAGGCTAAGTTATTAAGTGTTGGCTATTATACTGGTAAGAGAAGTGTAAATGAAGATAAAGGAAGAAAGCGTAAGAGTTATATTTCCTTTGGTGATTTAGATGTTCTATACTTTATTGACTTAGTTAAATTGGCCAGTTTAAATAATTTGATGTATGCTACTGGGCGTACTAAAAGTAGTATATACCAGCAGTTATTAAAGTTACAGAGAATGGGTATTACTAGATGTTTACAAGTATTTAATTCGCCTGGTGTATGGATATTGACTAACCTTGGTAGAGCGTTGATTGGAAGTAATCGCAGAACTGTAAATAGAGAACAGGCAGGGCTTAGCAGTCTTGCAGAACGTATCTATGTAAACCATGTTGTTGCTTGCTTATATAGTGGTTGTTTAAATATTTTAAATCTTCCAGAATACCCCGTATATAATCGTTGTGACCCTGTTTCAGGTGAGATGATTAAGGGTGAATACATTATTCCGGAAATGGATATTATGAGTAGTTATTACTCTAAGATGTACGATGTTAAGGGTGGTCTATTCGTTAAAGATAACTATAAAGGTGAAACATCACGCATTATGAGAAATATGTGGGAAACGGTTTGGCGTACTTGGGAAAATAGTGGCAGAAAGGTTGATAGTCCGGAGTTTGAAGTTGGTAATGAGTATATGTATCTGCTAATGTATGATGGTATCGGTCAAGAATATTTACTGCCTGATATTGTTGTCAGACGTGGCAGAAATAAAGATGGTAGTCCTAATTCTATTGCGATTGAGGTTGAGAAATCAATTAAGACAGAAGAGGAATATATACGTAAACTAAGTATGTACAAGACTGATAATAGAGTCTATGGAAAAGTAATTTACATAACAAGTGACAGAGCCATTGTTGAGCGTATTAAGAAATGTGCAGAACAGATTAACTTTACAAATTATGATATTGTGCCAATGATTAATAAAGACGGTCTCGTTGATGGAAATGAAAATAAATGGAGAATATAATGTATGCCTTTTAAGAGAAATGAAGAATTGTTTAATTTAAAATTAGAATTTAGTGAGTGTCCGTTTTATGATGATGAGTTGGGTAATGACTATTCTTTAAGCGGATGGATTGGTAATTTTAATTTAGATTTAGTGTTAAGTTATGGTCTGATTATTGGTGCTAGTGATACACATATTATACCTGACCATGATATTGCATACTCTGTATTAGGGGATATTGTTAAGTGTAAGGATTTCCCCGTGGTTAACGGGGAAATTACTGAAATGCTTGTTGTTAGTATTTTAACTCATGAGAACAGAGGTTACTATGCAAGAGATTTTGAGTATGACGGTAGTTATATTATTCAGCGTGGTCCTTTTAAAGGCAGAAGATTTAGAGTGAATATGGGCAGAACGTTCGGTTTTACACAAATGACTTTTAGAGCAATTAATGATAAGATTCTTACTCTTGAAGAGGCAGATGTTGACAGTGAGTTAAGAGGCTATTTTGATAACGGTGCTGGTGTTATTCTAGTGTGTGGAGCAACCGGTTCTGGTAAGACAAGCACGTTGGCAGCCATTATTCAGGATATATTAATGACGAGTCGTAAGAAGATTGTTACGATTGAGAAACCGATTGAATATATATTCTCTGATGATGGTTTAGGAACGATTGTTCAGAGAGATGTACCGAATGATAGTAGAAGTTTTGGTAGTGGCTTAACCAGTTCCATGCGTAGTGCGTTGAATATTATAATGATTGGTGAGGTTCGTAATCGTGATGAAGTTGATGAGTTGTTAAGGGCATCTGAAACAGGACATTTAGCGGTATCAACAATTCATACAGTTAATAATGTGGTTACATTAAATCGTATTAGAAATCTGTATGAAGGTAATGAACAGTTGAGAGTGCTAAGTACTCTAGGTGATAATTTAAGATGTATTATTAATCAGGTACTGGTTAAAAATAAAGAGGGAACTAAGCGTTTCCCTGTTAGAGAAATATTACCGATTACTTATGAAATTAGAAAACTTATTCAAGAAGATAAAATTGGCGAAGTGCGTAAAATGCAAGAAGATAATCAAGAAACAATGGAGCACAAACTAATTGCTTTATATCGTAATGACTTGATAACTTATGACGAGGCTCGTAGTCATGCACCAGACCAATCTTATTTTGATTATCTGTTGAATAAAGGAACTAGATGATTTTTGTCTAGTTTTTTATTTTTTTATTAACTTATATGACCGGTGTCCTGGTGTGGAGATATTCTTGTATAATATAAACATAGGGGTAAAACTGATATATTGTGCGTAAATAGAAAATATTTATGGGTAATATAGATTACCCTAATTACAGAAAGGAAAGATTATGAACTTTAAGAATTTAAGTAAAAAGATTACGGCTTTTGCATTATCTGCATTTACAGTATTAACTCTTGCAGGTGGTGTATTACAGTCAGTATCAGCGAACGGTGGTTCAGGCTCAGGCGGTTCTGGTGGTGGTCAAGTAACAGGTGACAATCCAGGCTACACAGTATGGTTTGACCAGTGGGGTGCTGATGGAGAACCTGCTCAAGGTTGGGGCGAAGCGTCTATGAATAACATGCAGGCTCGTATTGAAGGCATGCTTGGTAAGACAATGAATCCTAATGCTTATGGTGGAACACGCCCGTATTTAGAGATTTATCAGCAGGCTGCACGTGAAGCACTTGCAGATGCACAAGCACGTTCTGCTACAGGACGTGCAAGAATTGTTGGTGTTACAAGTATCTATTGGGACGGTGGCGACAATATGCAGGCCGCTTACGACTCAAAAGCAAACGTTATGCGTCTTGCAGGAACACGTCCTGGTACAGCAGAAGAACTTCCTGATAACACAGGTTGGTCTACAACTTATAACAATGGTGACGGTGCTAACGGTTCTAACTGGAGAGATTGGCTAGAACAGTATGGTGTTGCTAAGGCAGCAGATACTAACCTAACTATGATTGTATGGGCAGTTGCTGAGGGTGAGCCAACTATTCCTAATATTGATTTAAGTGTTAAGAAGGTTAGTACATTACCTGACGTTGTAAAGGGAAATGAGTGCTATGCACAAGACTTGAGTGGTGCTGAATATGAGGTTCACCGCAAGGCTGACCTATCAGATACACCTTTATATACATTGGTGACTGATGCAACTGGTAACGTTAAGGCTCCAGAACAGATTCCTTTTGACTCTGCTAATCCTTACTTATATGTGAAAGAGACTAAGGCTCCTAAGGGCTATAAGTTAGACCCTGAGGTACATGTTGTTTCTCCTTATAAGAAAGATAGTTGGTTAGTCACTTCTTATGAAGAGCCTATGAATGACCCTGTTGCTATTAAGTTAACTAAGATTTCAGAAGACTTGGTTGAAAACCCTGCATCTCTTGAAGGTGCTGAATTTACAGTTAAATTCTACGCAGGTCAGTACACTAAGGAAACCCTACCTGAGACACCTACTCGTACTTGGGTTATTAAGACTATCGCCAACAACGGACGTTATATGACAGCGTTATCTGATGAACACAAGGTTTCTGGTGATGCTTTCTATTTAACACAGGCAGGATTCCCTACATTACCTCTTGGTACTATTACAGTTGAAGAAACTAAGGCTCCTAAGGGTTATACTTTAAAGAGTAAGACTTTAAACGCTAACAACGAGATGGTTGCCGATGGTATCGCTTTATTCAATATTACAGAAAACTTACAGAATATTCCTCAGATGGTTGGCGGTAATGAATACACAATCAGCGAGGGTGTAAAGCGTAGTGGTTTTGAAATCAAGAAGATTGACGAAGAAACTAACGAGCCTATCGGTGTTGCCGAGTTTAAGATTTTAAATGCAAATGACTTTGATGTTAAGTATATGCATAAGGATGGCACTTCTGAAATTATCAAGGCAGGTGAAGAATCTGTTGAAACTATTGTTACAGATAGTCTAGGTCAGTATACTTCTGCTGTAGATGCTTTACAGTCAGGTAAGTATAAGTTAGTTGAGGTTAAGGCACCAGAAGGTTACCTAATCAATCAATACACAGACTTTGAGATTTTAGACGAAACAGAAATTAACACTATTGGTACAACAATCACAGTTAATGAAGTGAAGATGCATACAAAGGCAGTTGAGAAAGAAACACAAAAGAATGTTCTTGACGGTAGCAAGACAGAACAAACAATCGTTGATACAGTTAAGTACAAGCACTTAGTAGTTGGTAAAGAATACACCGTTACTGGTGAACTTGCAGTAAAACCAATCGGTAAGAGTGTTGAGGAATTGACTGCAACTCCTTCAGACTTGTTTGAGCGTGTCAAGAACGACAATGGTGATGTGATTACATCAAGCGTTACATTTACACCAACAACTCCAGACGGAGAAGTTCAGGTAGAATTTAAGATTAACCCATCTAAGTATGCAGGTCAAAAGATTGTTGCATTTGAAAAGATGGAACAGGGTGACTTACTAGTAGGCCACCACGCAAAAATCTTAGATACTGAACAGACTGTAACAGTTAGTATGGACTTAGAAGTATCTATTGTAAAGGCTGATAAAGACAATACAGGCAAGGTACTCAAGGGTGCAGAAATTACAGTATTTAATGCAGATGGTACTATTGCTAAGGATAAGAATGGCAAGGACGCTGTTGGAGTTACAGACGAGAACGGCAAGGTTACTTTCAAACTCGCATATGACCAAGATAATGAAATGTATGTGATGGAGACTAAGGCTCCAGAAGGCTATACATTATCTACTGAAAAATACCCAGTTAAGAGAACAGGTAAGGATAAGTTAGGTGTAGACCAGATTTCTATTACAGTTCTTGATGATAAGGTTCCACCTACTGGTATTCAGTCTAATATGTTAGTGTATGCTGGTGTATTGATTATTGCTAGTATTGCATTAGGCGCAGTATTACTTAAAAAGAACAAAAACAAGTAGCAAATGCTAAAAGGATAGAGTAAAATCTATCCTTTTTTTATTTATTTTTTAAAAAATAGTGAAAATTTTTAATAAAAACACTTGACTTTTATTTTTTATATAGTATAATGAATATGTAAATAAAATACGGAGGGTATATTGCTATGTTAAAAAATATTTTAAACCACAAGAAAAAGTTAATCGTTGTAGTATTATTACTTACACTAATTGGTGTATCTGCATACGTTTTATTAAATAAGAAGCCTACTGTTAAGACAACTACTGAAAAGACTTCCGAAGTTTCCGCTAAGGAAGATAAGAAGAATGAAGTAAAGACAGATAAGACTGACAAAAAGAATGAGACTAAGACTTCTGATAAGAAGGAAGACGTAAAGACTGATGACAAGAAGGCTGATACTAAGACAGAGGAAACATCCACATCTACTGAAAATACAACTTCTACAACTCCTGTTGCTCCTAAGAATGATACTCCTACAAATAGTCAGTCTACTACAACAAATCCGGCACCTACTCCATGCGTACCTACATATACGACTGTAACGCATCCTGCAGTAGGTCACTATGAACAGCGTGAAATTATGCCTGCATATAATAAGCCTATTTATGCAGAAAAGATTGTTGGTTTAACAACAGGCCGTACATATAACAGCGTAAATGAATTCCTAAGTCAAGATGAAGACGGTAACTATACTGTTACACAAGTGCAGGTAGGTACAGAATATGTTCCTGCTGAATATGACAACGTGTGGGTAGAGGACCAGCCAGCATACACAACAACTGAAGCGTCTGGTTGCTAATAACCAAAGAAAAAAGAACTAGATTGATTTCTAGTTCTTATTTTTTATATTTTTTAACACAACAACGGAAATACCTATGACTGTAATAGCAACTAATATACCGGCAACTGTTAATAGTTGTTGGTTTTTCTTTTCTGCTTCTGCTTTTGCTTGTTCTTCTTGTGCCGTCTTTTCTGCTTGTTGTTCTTCCCATTGCTTATCTTTTTCGACTTGCTCTGTGATTGTGTTCTTTAGTAAGTTCTTCATGTCTTCTTCTGTTTCAATGTTATTAAATATAATTCCCTTTTCGGCATGTCCCGGAACAATGAATGGAATATATAAGTTGCTTGAACCTTCAGGAATCTTGCCTGCTAACTCTTTTGAGTGTAGTAATTCTTGTGAGTTCTTAACAACTGCTTTTACATAATCGTCTTTTTTATTTGCAATTTGGTTATACAAATCTTCATTTGTTCCGTCGATTGATAAGTATTTAGACTTGAATGTATCTTCTGTAAAATTCTTTCTGTCAATCGTTGTATCTAAGTAATTCAACATTTTATTCATAAACGCTACACCATGGGCGGGGTCAACCTCATTAATCGCTAATTGATAGCCTGCATACTGTGCAGAGTACGATTCTTCTGATTGTCCAATAAATGCCGTAGGTGTGTAACGAACTACCTTTCCCTCTGTTAGTGTATCTGTATATGAGTCAATCAACTCTGTGTCGATATACTGACATGAGCCACATGCTCCGTCGTAGTACCAGTCAATAACCATTTTCCCGTTTACTTCTTCATCTGAAATGATTTGTTGGGTATCTGTTGATACGTAGAATGATGTTTTTAGTGTAGGCTCTTCTACAGGTGCCTCTTTGACTGATGGCTTAGAACAACCGACTAAACAGGCAGCAATAGCCACTGTTGTAAATAATTTCTTCATTTTTAAAAATTATACCTTTCTTATTTGTGCTAATGATTATATCAGATTTGTCTTGCTTTTGCAAGTGCCTTATGATAATATAATTCCTACGGGGTGATTAAAATGAAAATTGTATATATAAATGAAGTTGAAAAAGAATTGGCGGAGATTTTGAAGGAAATTGAAAAATCTGTTGCAAATTTTGACGTATTAGAGGATTTGGGAAAATGATTTTACACCACAGTCCGTGCGACTTTTTAGACCTATTTTAGCCTAGAAACCAACGGGCTGATACATTATTCAGATTAGGCGAAAATCGCTCTTAAAACCGTTCTCCGGTAATATCATAACCCACAAAAAGAAGAGGCTATTTATCAGCCTCTTTTTCTGGTTCAGGAGTAGTCTTTGTTTCAGACTCTTCTTTCTCTGGTTTTGTAAATGTGAAATTCTTTTCAATATCAACCATCCTCTTGGTGTCGATATTGTTAACCTGTTTATCTGTAATTGAGATTGAGTCCTGCATATAGGTCTTATACTTCTTGACCTCTTCTGTTTTACTCTTTACAAATTTCTCTCTTTCATTTACATCTTCAATCGTCTTAGCGTGTTGATTGATGTTTGTTTCAGCCTCTGCTACACGTTGATTGATAAAGTTTCTCTTACCGGCAAATGTTCCGAACTTTCTGACATTCTCATCAACAGATGTGAGCATTTCCTTACGCTTTTGAATGTCTTGTGTCTTTTCTCTGACTTCCTCAGGAGACATCTTCTCGACTTCGTTACGTAGATTGTTTACAAGGTTCTGTGTTCCTGTAGAGTCGCCACCTTGATTTTCTATACGTTGTGCTTCTGTTTGTAAGTCGTTCAATACGTATTGCTTGTTCTCATTGTCTCCGTAGGCGTTGGCATTCATCTGTGTGTTTTGATTCATATTATTTAAGAACTGACGGTTTTCAGCGTTTCTATTAGCCTCTGCCGTTGCTCTATTCGCCTTGTCGATTGTTGCTTTCGCCTCATTATTTAGTCGTCTAGCCGTTCTGACACCAGATGCGATTAAACCACTGCCTCGGCTTGCCTGCATTGTTAAGCCTTCAACAGCACCATGCATAAAGCCTTGACCTGTAACTTGACCTGCAATACCACCTGCAAGAGTCGCTGTTCCGTAGTCTTTTGCTTTGTTTGCAATCTTGTCTAAACGTTCTCCTAAGGCGTTGCTTAATTGAGTACCACCTAAGTCAACCTTACCAAGTAGTTCTACAACATCTTTTCTATAACTTAAGAATACTAATGCTAATACCATTGAAACGACAAGGAGCATTGTACCATTTAAGTTCGCAAATACTGAACCATAAATATTAACCATTACAACTAGCAGGATGCCTACTGCAAAGTATTTCATCATTGCTGATAAGAAACCTTGTAACCATCCCAAGAAAATCTTTTTACCTTTGCCAGGATGAATACTAAACAAGATAAATACTGGTGCAAGAATAATCGTAATCATCGAAATGAATTTGAATGCTAAACCACTTAACGCAATTGGTAAGAATATGGCTGCCGCAATAATAGATGAGAGAACAGCAAATAGGCCAATTACATCTCTACCATTACCAACCATAGCATTCCACATGTCTTCGTTTTTAGCAAGTGTTGCCATAACATATGACTGACCTGTAACGATACGAGAGTCTTTTGATTCATAGGTCTGTGTTAAGGCGTTTGTTTCACCGAAGTTTCCAATAGTTGCGTTTGCTAAATATGCGGCCGCAATGTTACAAACTTTTGCTTTACCGTTACCGTCTGTAAATGCGACTGTTTTTTGTTGCACATTTTGTTGTATCATATCCTCTGCGGATGTCGTTGCATACATATTTACGCAATAATCTTCTGGATTACCAGCAAGGTTTTCTTTTGGTATAACTGTATATCCTTCAGGTGCATTCATTGTATAAAGTTCATTGAAGGTTCTACCGAACTGTTGCTCTGCCCATCTATCAATCGCTATGCTCTTGACGATACTACATGTTAAACTACTGATACCCATCTGGTTTAAGTCGTTAGGGTCTGTTGTGTTGCCATATGACGTACAGAACTGGTCTAACTTTTGTTCTTGGATTTGAGGTCCACTATCTAAACAACTACCACCAGTTAGTGTATTGAAGATACAGGTTGAAATAATGTTTACACCTGTCTGTGGTATCTTTGCAATCTTAATTGGTGCAACCATGATGATGACGCCAACGATGAATGAGCCGATTGCCCATAGAAGTCCACCGAGACCTTTACGGAGTTCGCCTTTCCATAATGCAGTATATAGCAACCAGAATGCGGTACAGATAAACGCAACTACTGTGAGTGGCATAAATACACCACGTGTTAGTTGTCCTATAATACCACCGTTACCATTCTCTTCACCAGCACTGATTTTGAGTAGGTCAATATAGCAGTTTTTACCAGAGCCGTCACAAATTAACGTATTGTCAAAGAATATTTGAACCACACTAGCAGTCATTTTTGCAAAAAACTTTGTAATTCCTAAGAATGTTGATTGCAAGCCTGTCATAAATCCACCTGTTACACATGCTAGGCTTTGACCTGTCTGCTTCACTCTGTCAATCGCTTCTTGATTAGGAGTTGACTCTGCCTGTAATATGTCAATAACAGTAGTTCGGTTCGCTCTTAGCCAGTCGTTGTCGTCTCTATCACCATTTACAACGGAATAGTTTACGGATTGCTCAAATAACTCCACACCTGTATACTTTCTATTTGTGACACTCTTCAAAGGATTATGAGCCTCTTGCAGGGTAAGGACATTAGGTGTTCTTGTCTTAGCCATGTTTGCAGAGCCTGTACTACTACATAGGTTGGCCCATGCAAGTCCTTGCACCGATGATAAAGAAATTATACACATGATAACTGCTATCAGAGAGAATACTATTGCTTTTATTCTTTTTAGCATGGATTACCCCCTTTCTATCGTTGGTACTTGCTTAACTCATTTTGTAAATAATCTATTTGTTTTTGTAGTTGCTTGATGTCTGCCATATATCTAGCACAATTAGGACACTCATTCACTACAGGTGGTTGTCCCCAACCATTTTCGCATACATCAAGAATTGAAATATAAAATCTCTTTCTGGCGTCAACCGACATGTGGTTGTCATTGATTGTTGGTTGATAGTCGAATAAAATAAATCTAATAAAATCAGCGACCGATATGGACAGGCGGGCCGCACGCCATCTTACGATGTTTGCTTCATTAAATGTAATATTACCAGTGAGTTTATATATACGCTTTTCCTGTTTGGTTGATTTTAGCAGAGAAAGTCTTGATTCTACTTCTGCCAACTCTTTCTTTAATTCTTCAACCTCACTGGCATTGTCAGATAATATATCATCTAACTGGTCTATACTGTTGATGAGTTTTAAGCGTTGTTTATTTAACGATTTAGATTCAGTGTCGCTGTTGTTTAGGTTTTTGAGGCCCTCTTCTGCGTATTCTCTCCATTGTTGAATGTCCAGCGTTAGAACTATTTTTCTACGGATATAACTTGAAATGCTAGGTAGTTTACCAAGTTCTTGAATACGCTCTCTATCACTGATAAGACGTTCTTTTTCATTTTCTGATAATGTAATTGAAACTTGCTGGTCAAGTGCTAATTTCTTCGGCTCTAACGGCTTAAATTTTGGTTGATTGTTAAAGAGTTTGATTAATCCTTGTTGACCTATACCAGCCAAAATGTTTTGTTTGTTTTCCAGTTTTAAAGCGTCAATATCTTCTTGTGTTATTGTTTTCATTTATCTCACCTACACCTTACATGTCTTTAATGCCTTTGCCAAGGCGTCCTTATCTGCCTGTGTTAAATTCATTTTATATTTATTCACAATCTCTAAGTAAATCTTAGCATAATCACAGTGAGCCTCTTGTTTTTCTGGCATCCATTCGCTAGGAGTTTTTGCACCCTTTGCTCGATTTTGCTTGGCACTTGTAACGACTAAGACATACTGTAAATCGTTGGCAAAAATTTCTTTCTGTTCTGGTGACCATGATTGTGCCCCCATCTTAGCGGCTGCATTTAATGGAACTGTGTGGTCTACATCTAAATCGCCTGGTTTTGTAAATGTCTCGCCTGAATAAGGGTCAACCCATACACCTGATTTGATATAGCACGCTTTGTTAATATCTGTTGTTTCTTTTTTATTTTTGTCTAGTAAAACAACATCTTTACCTTGATTATACAATGCTTGCTCTCTTGTGTTCCAACATGTATTGCCATTCTGTGCGGACCAATGCTTCCAGTCTTTTCTGTTGTATTTAACATCATCATACTTATCCACTGTTTGGATTGATTCCAATAGGCGTTCCGCAGATTCTTTTGTCATTTTAGTAGCAGACATTGTTTGGAGGCTAGACTCGTATGTAGAGGTTACTCCAATGCCTAACTCCGTGTTAATATCGTTTGCCGTTGTATTCTGAACTGTAATATGTGTTCCATACTCATTGTTAATAGAGTCTGCATCTTCTTGTGTTTCTGCATAACTACCAACCTTTAAACCGATATCGCATTTAATCTTACCCTCGTTAAGTGACTGGTTAACACATCTGCTTATTTCTGCTCCCTTTAGTCTACCATAATGTATAAAGTCGCTTGCGTTTTGAATGTTATTTAACTGAATGAAACCTAAGAGAAAACCACAGATTATGACGAGACCTACTACTGTTGAGATTAATTTTTTAATTGTTTTCATTATAGTTTTTCGACCTTTCCGTTTATTGAAGGTATTGGGTCTCCTACATCACCGATACCTATATTGAAACCAGATAATCCTAATAGTGCTAGATTGGTTGTCTGGCTGAAATCATTTACTTTTAACTTGCCACCCGGAAACTCCTCTAATAGCAGGTCTAACTGGTCACCGTTTGTCCAGCGTAGTGTAAACTCATTATTGGAATATTCTAGTTTAATAAATGCTATAAATTCTTTTAACTGTTCAGGAGTCTGTGCCTCAACTGTTAATCTATAAGAACCGATTAACCATGGTAAGTTATCTTCTTCTAGGTCATGCTCTACCATCTGACGTTCTTGCTCTTTCTTAACAATGGCAGTAGAAACCCTTTGTTTAGACGAACTGAGGTTCTCAACTTCGTCTTTTAAGTTCTTCTCACTCTTCTCTAGCCTCTGCTTCATTTTCAATGTAGGTATTAACTGAAATCTAGCGTTGGCTGTAAATGGTAAGATTACATCACGATTGTAAAATGGTGGCATTGCTGATGGGAATACCAATTCTTTCGGAAACTTACTAAAACTTAAAGTTGCCCTGTAGCCCGTAAAATCGACACCGCTGTGGTTTTGTGTGATTTTAACATATCGTGGTGTTTCTTCGATTTCTGCTCCTGTTTCATACACTATGTCATAATAACCCAGTCTATTTTGGTAGTCTGTTTCTAGGTATGGTGTAGGCATTGATGGATATAATCTTCGTTTAATTGCTAATAACAGTTCTTCCGATGATGGTCTTTTGGCTGCCAATATACCACCAGTTAGTTGCGAGTATGTTGCCTCTTCAATCTGCTTGATTGTACTAACCTCTTGTGCAGAAATCTCAATCTCTTTAAAGAATAGGGCCTTTTTAATCGCACTGTAAATTGATGTCAGCAAATCCTTAAAGCCAAACTCTAACGGGTTCTTAATAGCATCTTCCATTGAAAGTCGGTTTGTGAGTTTGACACCAAGTAATATTTTACGTTGAAAGTAACCTTCGTTCTCTAATTCTGCAACCTGCTTGCTGATATAGTCTTGGAATCTACGTCTTGCCGTACCATCTTGATTAATGTTATAAAATGTATTGATGATATTGTTCCCCCATGGTTCTGGGTTAATCTCTTGATTTGAAATTAATAGATGACAGTCAACAGGTTTGTTACCACTTTTCGCTAGTTCACCTAAGGAAGAAATGGTCTGTGTGAAAAAATCACTTCTACCTTGTAAATCTAAAAACAGGTAAGGGTGTTCTGCGATAATGTAGTATGCCCATGTTTCGTCTTTAGTTACAACGATATTGTCAATGATTCCTACAGCAGGAATCTCAAAGTCTTTTTTATTTTTCATGCCTATACTCCTTTTATCTATTTATATATCAAAAAAAAACTAACTTACCTGTAGTAAGTTAGTTGTATCTGTAATCAAACGAGTTTTCTTTCCATCGTGGTTGCATGCCATTTTTCAATGTAAAATGTGTTGGTTGCAACAAACCATGTTCAGTTCTAATAGAATGCGTACTTTCCATATTAAATAAGTTTAAATTAATCTTTGTGAAAAAGTGACTTTCTAATGTTGGTTGATGAATAACGTCTGTGTATGTAATATACAAATCTGTAACATATTGGTACGCACATCTAAACAAATCTCTTCCACCTAAAATATAAATTGGTCGATAGTCATTCATCTTTCGTTTTAAGCATTGTGGCATATCGTGCTTATCAACAATCTTCACTTCACTCGCTTTTGATAAATCAATTTTATCCAAATTGTGATGTCTATATTCTTTATCAATAAGAACGATAGCATCTTTTGTTAATTGCTCAATCAGTGTTATTTGTGCTTTTGGTAAAAAGTACTCTTGTGTTTCACCCATCATGTAGATATCGTCAACAAGAACAATCATACCAACCTTGTACTGATTGACTTTGTTGTATTTGCCAATACCTTTTTGAATTGCCTTTTCAACACGCTCTTTTTGTTTTTTATCTGAATAGTGTACTAAACCATTATTGCTCGTTTGTAATAACCACAGGAAGTGGAATATCTGTTGTTGAACTTCAAAATCGTAAGTATTTCTAATTTCCAAAATTCTGTTTGGCGAAGCAACCGTTATGTCGCTCCATGTTTTGTAAACTTCCACATTTCCGTCAAACTCATAAAATGTGTCGTCACCGCTAAAAATATACGGTCTATTTTTCCAATCTTTTCTCATTATCTTTAAACCTTGTCCTCTATGTGTCCAGTCACCTTAACTTCTGAAATATCCATTGTGATATTCTGAATCTTTAAATCTTCATTAAGGTAGTGTTTTAAATCATTTACTTGTTGTTTGTTCAAGTGCATTGTGAGCATGTATCGTGTACCGTTCACATAGTCACCTTCAAAAATCGTAAATGAAATATTTTTAACAGTTAGATAGTCTATTATCTTCTCTGTTTCTGCTTTCTTTTCGTATAAATGTGCTAGATAAACTGTCTTGCTGATTTTAGACATAATAGTATCTGTAAGCGTGATAGAGAGGCCCTTACCACACACAAACGCTAGGACAGCATATATTGTATTGTCAGATGTGATTGACTTTAATAAGAAAGCGTATATCAAAGCGTCTATACATGTAATAATATACTGTGTTGTTTTGTTGCCCTTAATCAGTAAGATATTTTTAACGTTACCCATTGTAGACGATAAAAGTGTAAGAGAAAACAATAGTATATAATTAACCATTATTCTCTCCCATTAATTTATCTACGATTGCTTTATATGCCTCTGCAAAAGACTTATCATCTAACACATCATACAGTCTTCCTTCTTCATAAGGTGTTAAGATTACATCTGAACGTAATGGAATAATACCTGCGATAGACTCTTCTTTGTATGCCTTCTCCATAAGCATGGCACTCTTATCTGAAATACTGTATACACGATTGACAATTACAAGTGGTCTACCGTTATACTTCGACAACTCTTGTGAGATTAGCCCGGCACATATAGCAAGGCTTGTTGTTGTTGGTTCTGTTACCACAACAAAGTCATCAGCCATAGGGTATGTCACCTGCTCTGTAATATCACTAACGTTACCTGCGTTTGTGTCAATTAATACAATGTCATAGTTATTGCTTAGGACAACCAAAATATCTTTATATAACTTCGGTGTCAGGTAATCAATGTTCTTGGCGCTCTTAGGTGCAAACAAGAAATCAATTCCTGTTGATGGAGAATGCCAGATGGTATCTAATACAGCACGCTCTGTTACATTATCTTCCTCAAGAATATTAAGTACGGTCTTTGCATCTCTAGGAGCATTATTCAAGAAATACTGTTGTCCCCCTGTAATGTCTAAATCAACAATACATACCTTTTTGTCAGGATAAAATTTTCTGAAACTTGAGGCAATTAGTAGCGTGTTTGTTGACTTCCCTACACCACCCTTTGATGATGTAATCGTAATAATCTTCGCATTGCCTCTTTCCTGTACTTCTTCTGTGTTGGTATTTACGGTGTCGTCCTCTGGATAGTACTCCGTGTCGGTATCTGCCTCTTCTTCATCATTGATAGTGTTAAAGTTTTCAATAGCGTTATAGATATTCTCTTTTACACCATCATCAACCATACTATTGTTTGCAAAGTCACGTAATGAGGCTTCAATATCGTCAATCATACTTTGTCCATAATCAACAAAATAGAAAGGCATACCAACAGTACTGTTCAACTTCTGACGGTCCTTGATTCTATACTCCATTTCATCTTTGTAGTCTCTGTCTTCGCCAATCAATAAGATATTCATAACCGCCGCATCACTAATTCTTGCGATAAAATCTACAAAATCGTCTTGTTCTGTATGAAATAATGAAGATGAAACAACAATACAGCATGTGTCTATATCGAAGGTGTCATTATTAATATCTTCGTCTACTTGTTTTATACTTGTATATGGTTTTTGAAAGTCTAGTAGGTCTGGGCTATACTGACTAAAAACATTATACAACTCTGCTTGTCCTACAAAAATCATTTTTGACTTACTCATATATTTACTACTCCTTTACACTTATATTATACACCAAACAGGTTATGAAGGAAGAAACAGGCTAGTGTATTTCACCTGTTTCTTTGCTCTGTATATACTATATATCAATTAATTTGTACTAACGAGTTCTGGAGTTGTCTTAAAGATTCCTGTCCACTCTTCATCTGCTCGAATTTGAATTACTCCATGTCTGCCGAGAACATCACACATTAAACACTCGCCGGTTGATAGTGTATTGATGATACCAGCCCATTGCTGATACTCTCTAATACCCATCTTTTGACATGTTAGTATGTTATCTTTTGTATCATCACTTCTAAAAGCAAAGCGAATTTGAATGCCTGCATCCAAGTCTGTTCCATCTTGGAAGTCAAAATGCCCTGTTGCTTGTGACAGCAGTATGCACGCCATATTTTTAGAACGTCCTTTTAATAGCACTTCTTTAATCATATTTCTGCTTGATGGTAGTGATACAACAGACCAAGCCTCGTCTATCATTAAGAATTTAGGAATATTGACTGGCATACTGAACATGATATCTCTTATCATTCTGTTTAATAGTGAAACAATGACCAGCGAGATTTTTTCTTCTGATGTACATTCATCAAGTGGTTTGCCAGTTGATGGGAATGTTAATCCTGACATGTTGATAATTGTTACACCATCCTTAATATCTAATGTCTTTTTTGTCGTTTGTCTGTCATGCATTAAAATCTTAGCGATAGGACTTGCAAACAATAGGTCTAGTTTAGTTGCGATTGCACGAACATCCTCTCTTTCATGACGCTCTAATTTGTCTATCAATCTTCTCATACTTGGAGCATGTTCTCGGCATAAGTCACGGACAATATTAGAAACCATATTAGTCTGTGCATCTGTTAGTTTTGCACCAAGTAAGTCTTTGATAACATCTAATGTTAATTGAGCGTTCTGGTCGTGATGTGGTGTAAAGCATGTTGGGTCTAGCATACCAACGGTATCTTTATCAATCACCTGTTTACCAGTTCTCTCATCTGTACTAACAGAGATATCCCATAGTTTTACAGTATTAATAACTCCATACTGGTATAGTTTTGCTAGATGGTTAAAATCTCCTTTAGGGTCGAGAATAACACCGACTTTTCCTGCTAGGCTATTTTGGGCTGCCAAGATTAAACCAAAAAACGTTTTACCGGAACCAGGTGCTCCTGAAATAACAGTATTTGGCGGTTTATTAATATAGGCAGCATAATTGGTGTCAAAGAATACAGGCATTTTAGGCTGATACTTAGAAGAACCTATATACATAGATAGACCGTAAATATCTCTACTCATGAACTGCCTCCTCTTCTATCATTTCTCTTAACTTTTTAAAATCTTTTTCTCTTGATACAACATATACATGATTAACTTTTGTTTTTGTTAGTTCTTTACGTCCTACTCCATCGTAGTAACGTCTTGCACTAAACAAGTAGCGAATTAAACACTTAGCCCATGAGGTAAAAGTCTTACCACCGAAATATGGGCCTGATAATAGCATTGTGCCACCAACAACAGGCACAATGTATAGGGTAAGCATTGGTGGTGTAAAACTCTTAAAAATCAGAATAAGTGGTAATGCCCATATACAAGACAAGATAAGTCCAAATACGATTGCCTTAATTCTGACAGGCTTATTAAATGAGATGTCAGAAATAGCATAGATTAACATTTCATCTGTAAATAGTTTGGTTGCATTTTTTACTCGAATCTGCCTCATAGACATACTCCTTTCTAAAATAATTCAGAAAAACAATTATACGCTTTTTGCTGGTTAATTGTACTTAGAATTAATTTTTGGTTATCAACTTTTAAAATATCATATTTTAGGTTATCTCTAATTAAACAGTATTCATGTGTTACTAAGTTTACTGTTCCGTCCTTGAATACCTTATAGATGAACTTAACATTTCTGTCTGTAAGGTAGTCCATTAAATCTTCGATTGTTTTCATAAAAACTCCTTCTTGTTGTGGTTGTGTAGGAACGGTTTTAAGAGCGATTTTCGCTAAATCTGAACAGTTTGTCAGCCCGTTGGTTTTAGGTCTAAAATAGGTCTAAAAAGTCGCACGGACGAGGGTATAAAACGGTTTTAACGCAAAACATTTTTACCATAAAAGTTGTCAAGTTTATCGTTTAATTTTGTTTCTTTGGCCAAAAACAATTCATCTTTGTCAATAAAGTCCTTTGTTCTGTCAAGATAGAGCAAACTATCACCATCTGCGTAAGTATCAATTAGTATTTTTGCGTTTTGCCTAACGATTTTGTTTTCTTCGTCCAGAATACCGATTCTGTTATACGAGTTCCCAATATATTTAACTTTAAACACTTCATTATTCTTGATTACATAGATATTATATCCGTTCCTATTACTATATTTTATATCATCTATGTTAAGGTCTTTTAGGTCTTTAACAACAATGCCACTATCATCTACTGTTGAGTACAACCATAATTTATTAATAATAATCTTTTCCTCTAATGCACTATGTTTGTATGTGTAATCAATGATGGTGTTTTTTAAATCGTTTCTACGTTTATTACTATCTCTATATTTTGCTTGTATCGCAAGATACTTTAATCGTGCATTAGTGTATTCTTCCTCAAGCATGTCCAACTTAACATGGTATTCTTCTTCTAACTCTTTAAGTTCTTGTGTTTTGATTTCTCTTATTTGTTGTTTAATACCATTTAACTCATCATCTCTTGCAACATCTCTGGTCAACGCACCATGAAAACCTACATATGTTGGCAGTAAACAGTTATTCTTATTGAAAATTAGTCTGTTCTTGTTTTGCTTGTCTTTGTAGTCTAGGAAGTAAAATAGGTATTGTCCTTCTTTATGGAAATATTCCTCTGCTACTGCTTTTCTTTCTTCCCACTCTTTTGTGTCTTTAAAACCAAAGATATCAAGGTCATACTCTTTATACTCATCAAATAGTGGCTCGTACCTGTGTTTGACAAAATCTAGTTCTTTCTCGTAGTCCTCGATAATCTCAATATTAGGAGTACAGTATTTAACAGATGTTGCTAAATCTGTAGGATATATTTTTTCAAGATAGTTTTTTGCTTCTCCAAAAGTATCAAAAAATATATTTTGAAAAGCACTTATATTGTTAGAGGCTACAGGAACACGCTTGATTGTTTTTTCGTTGGTAATGTAGTATTTCATATGGAATATATCAAAAAAAAGCGGGAATATATCCCGCTCTATGTATTATCTCTTTTTGATACCACTTCTTCCCCTATCAGTTAAAATAATCTCGTCTGATAATGGCACTGTTGAGCATGATATGATTTCATCTCCACTCTTTAATCTATGAAGAACGTAACCACCTGCTCCTCGTCCCTTAGATGGGCAGTCTTCGACTGGTGTATATTTCACTTCGTTATTTGATTCTGTCCTGATAACATCATCATGAGAAACGAGATTAACATAAACAACATCAGACATCTTGGTACCGTTAATTAGACCGGCTCCCATATTAACTGATTTTAGTTTGTCTAAATCCATCTTAAAGATTTCACCATGTTTGCTAATCATAATAAGCGACTTGTTCTGTCTATCATCTTCTGTAATAGGTCTAGCAAATACAAGTTCTTGGTTATCCAACTTACAGAATGCGCCATCTTTAAACCTGTTCTTGAAGATATTTAGGTTACCATCACTAGAAACAACAAGTGTCTCATAGTTTGTATCGACTGTAATACCAGCAATATCTTCATTACCATTTGTAAATGTAGAAATGCTTTGTGGTAAATCAAGAGGAATATTCTCAACGTCTAATTGCTTGCATGAGCCATCTTTATTGATAGCAAAGATGTTACCATCTGACAATACTTTGAATTGAGAGTTTTCTACTTCTTCAATCGACTTACTAATCTGGCCATCTTGAATATTTATAAAGCATTCAACACCCTTTGCAAGTAATCTGCGTTGTTTTTCTAGGTCTTTTTGTTGTTGCTTTAAATCTTCTAATGACATACCAACAATCTCTGTACGTCTAGGTGATGAAATAATTTTGCATGTTTCTTTCAACTCTGTAATAATTACATTGTTGATTGCTTCAGGATTACCCATCATGGCAATAATGCTTTGCTTTTCTGCTACAAGTTCGTTTTGCTTACGCTCTGCCTCTGCTGTGTCTGCTCTTGTCAATTGGCGTAAAGGCATTGCAAGAATTTGATTTGCTTGTCCTTCTTCAATCTTAAATGTTTTCATCAATTTAACACAAGCCTCATCAGAGTTATCGGCGTTTCTGATAATGCTAATTGCTTTATCAATATCAACCAAGACCTTAACTAAACCATCTAATGTATACAGGTCTTTGTCAATTTGCTTTAATCTGTATTCAGAGCGTAACTTTATAACATCTTTACGCATGTTGATAAAGCCTTCAATCATTTCATACATTGAAATACCTGTCTTTGGAACAAAGTTGTCAATGATTGTAGTATTAACATTATATGAAACTTGGCAACGTGTATATTTATAAAGATTGTCAATTAACCTAGGAATATTTGCTCCAGCCTTAACAAAAATCTTTAATCTTACCTCGCTCTTATCTGTTTGGTACTTTGAGTCAGATAGGTCTTTGATTTCCGAAATCTCTGCAAATAACCCCGCCTCTTTCTTGGCGATAATATCAGTCATTACCTGTTCTACTGAAACATCATAAGGCAATTCTGTAAAAGTGATTTCTGCTCTACCATGAGATGTTTCCTTTACATTGTATTTACCGAGAATAAGGAATTTACCCTTGCCTGTTTGCAGATAATCTGTAATACCGTCTTGACCAATAACAGTTGCTCCTGTAGGAAAGTCAGGTCCTTTGATATACTTAGTTATTTTTGTAGGGCTATTTAGTTTGCCTTGTAAGTATGCAATACATGCGTTCATGACCTCGTCAGGATTGTGTGGTGGTATCGTACAAGAGAAGCCTGTGGCAATACCTTGAATACCGTTAATGATTCCTAATGGGAAACGAGCAGGTAAGAACATAGGCATAACCTTGTCTCCCTGTTCATTCATAGTCCATGTGCAACCGTGTTGCTGTGTGTCTCTAACAAGTTCATAGCATGCTTTGTTCATACCGATTTCAAGATAACGGGCAGCCGATGCTTCGTCTCCTGTGAACTTGCCTGGCTGACCTGTAAACTTACATAGAGGAACTCGTGAGTTATATGCTTGTGCCCAACCATCAAGAACTCCGTTAATCGACTCTTCTCCATGTGGGTGATAGTCACCCATGATAGATGACTGAACAGTACCTTCTTTTATGTTACCCTTTTCAGGTCTTAACCCTAACTTGTACATACCCCAAATACTTCTTAGTTGTACAGGCTTTACAAAGTCGTAGTTAAATACTAAGGCACGGTCTAATAGAGTAGCGTATGCATACTCTAAGCCCCACTCGTTCATAATGTCTACTAACTCACATTCAATAGGTTCTCTGGCATTTTCTAGTAGTTCGTCTATATCAAAATCAACATGTTTCTTTTTTGCCATATATTAGACCTCCTCTTCATATTCTACAATCTCTGGTTTATAAGGGCTTGCCATAATCCACTGTTTGCGGGCGTCAGCACTATCTCCAGAAATCAGTTCAATCATTTCTCTTGCCTTATCTACATCATCAACCTTAATCTGAACGATACGTCTTGTTGTTGGATTCATACCCGTTTCAAATAAGATATCTTCTTTTGTTTCACCAAGACCCTTAAAGCGGTTGATATGTTTAATTGTCTTATTTTCTCTTGCAAGTTTTGCTTCAACTTCTTCTTTTTCTTTTGCGTTTACACAATAGTACACTTCGTCTTTTGATACTGTAATAGCGTACAGAGGTGTAAGCATACGGAACAGTCTTCCTTCTAAGATAACTTGTGGCATAAATACCCAGAACCATGTAATCAGCAAGTTCGCAATGGCTGCTCCATCTACGTCAGAGTCAGTTGCCATAACGATATTGTGATAACGCATATCTTCGATATTAAAGGAGTCGCCGAACCCAGCACCTATACAACGAATAATATCCTGTGTTTCTGCATTTTGCATAGCGGCCTTAGGGCTTGCTTTTAACACGTTGATAATCTTACCTTTTAAAGGATAGATTGCCTGATAGCGTGAGTCTCTGGCTGCCTTTAGACCACTAAGAGCAGATAGTCCTTCACCAAGATACAACTCACTAATCGGACTATGTGTAATCTCACAATCGACAAGTTTGACAGGCATAATACTGCTACGTGTTACCTTGCTCTTTTCTCTGTTTAGTTCTTGTTGCTCTTGAATACGAGTGCGATTCTTCATCGCTGTAATGACCTTCTTCGCCATTATCTCAACATTGTCTCTGTTTGCAGGGCGATTCAGCCATTCTCTTAGTTTCACTAAAATATCTTCATATAATGCTTTTTGAAGTTCTTTACCACCAAGTAATTGTTTTTCCTGACCAACGAAACGAGGCACATTTGTCTTAATCGTTAGGACTGCCGTGAGACCTTCTTGAACATCTCGTGGAATTACATCGCCATCGTTCCTACTAAGTCCATTCTTCATTGAACGGAACTTTTCGTTTAAAGCGTCTGTTAATGCTTTTTCAAATGCTTGTGCATGAACACCACCAAGTGTTGTACGAATATCATTACAATATGTATCTAAGATGTAATCATAGCCACTATTATAGTTAAACGCTAGGTCGTAGTATAGTTCTCGTTCATCGTTTAACATATCTTCATCACTGTATTCTTTGTTAATAAGTTCTAGTAATGCTGGTCCTGTAGCACCTTTAGGAATGTTTGGATTAGGCTTTCCTTGACCTCTTTCCCTAAATGCTGTTGCACCACTAATAGCCACAATATCAGTGATGTTGTTGCCTACTTGGATATCTACCAACTCTTTAATACCGTCTGATGACTGAAAGACTAAGCGATTGAACGAACCATCTTCCTGTTCGTCTAGTACTTCCATTGTTGTGTTAGGATATAAATACGCCGCACCTCTAATACGTGCGATAATATCTTCTTTGTCAAATTGGTATGGCACAATAAACCAATTATCGCATAGTTTAAACTCGATAGATGAGCCGTGTGGGAATAGTTCCTTCTCTTCTTTAGAACGATTGTCCTTGAGGGTAAAAATTTCTGAATTGTCTTTTGCTGGTTTAAATACACCCTTGTCGTCAAACAAACCTGGCACATAGTCTAAAAAGTCTAAAGCATAAATCTTGCCATTTTTAAAAACTCTTACCTTGAACCACTCTGATGTACCGTTTGTACTTGAACCACCGACACCGTTTTGTGATGTTGTAAATTTGCCCTTTTGAACGCCTTTTAATGCTGAACCAGACTGCAATAGTCCTAATGCCTTAAAGATACCAGACACTTTGTTTCCATAAGCGTCTGTTGACATATCTGTTGGAATACCGCGGCCGTTATCTTCAATCTTAACTACTCCGTCGTTGTAAAATACAACTTTTAGATGTGTTGCTACACCAATCGCCACTTCACCTAATGCGTTGTCCCAAATTTCACGAATCGCCACATTTTTCTGTGATGAAAATGGGTATTCTTCGCAACCACGTTCATCTCCGAAAGTTAGGTTTAACCTTTTTCTCAAGTGTTGAAGTGGTGTTAATGCTTCGATGGCCGATGCTTTGTAATTCTTAATTTTGTCGTCTTTTGTTAATTCTCTTTTCTTAGCCATTATGTTGTTCCTTTCTCTCACTTATATTATACAACAAATATATCAGAAAATGATGCTTGAGGCACTATTTTTAGGCATCGTTGGTTGCTTTTTGTAAGTTTTGACATCACTTTTATTAAAACTATAAAAGGGCACCCTTGCGAGTCCCCCCTTAATATGGTATTTTATTATAATATTATTCCCTATCTGCTAGTTTTGCTGATTCTCTAACATAGAAATTTTCATCGTTTAATAACCTGTCAAATTCTTCTTTGCTTAATAGGTTACCACGAGAAGCAACTCTTTGCCTTACTATTGAACTACTATCTGTTGCTAATTCGCTAAGTATTTCTTTGTTACAGCAAGCGGCGACTGACGACCTTACAGTCGCATCTTCATCATGAGACAAAATATCATGATATTCCTTTCTTAATGCAACCATACTTCTAACGATAGGTGAAGTGTCGTTTACAAGAATGTCTGTCTTATATCCTTTACTAGCAACCTCTCTTCTGATGGTCTCATTCTCGTCTTTAACAAGTTCGTCAATGCCTATTCCAGCATTAACACACGCTAATTTTTGAGCCGTTGTTCCATGAATATATGAGTCTAATTGTTCTTGATATTTCTTTTTAAGTTTCTCGTCTTTTTCTTTGTCTATATAATCTTGTGCAACACTTCTCGTAAAGTAATCATAGTCTATTGCAAAGAGTGCCGGGTTGTGTCCTTGTTGAGCCACTTCTCTTCTTACATGATAATCAGGGTCTTTTTCTAAAACATCTAATCCATATCCTTGTCCTGCACACAAGACTCTATCCCCAATATTGTTACTGTATAGTAGCCTATTCATCTTTTCGTTGTATCTATCTACTTGTTGTTGGAACTCCTCATCGCTCATGTTCTCTATTTTATGAAATACGTGGTTACATGTTCCGGTTCCGGGATTTTTCGCCGTGCACCATGTAATATTGCCGTTTCTATTTAATGCTCTTACTCTAGGCATAAATTATATCCTCTCTTTCTATCGGATATATCAAAAAAGAGGCTATATAAGCCTCTCTCTTTTAACCCCACAAGTCTACTGCTTCGTCAGAGTTTGATGCGTCATCATCTAATGCACCGAAGATGTCTTCTTCCTCTGCTACTGCTGGTGCAGGTGCTGTTGCACGTGTTGCCTTCTTAGGCGCTGTTGAGCGTACAGGTGCTGTAGGCTTTGCAACAGGTGCTGATGCATTATTACTTGCATGCTTTGCAATTCTAATATCATACCAGTTGCTAATCTCTACTGAAACAGACTTAGCACGAATAGAAACTTCTGTTGTTGCTTCGTGTACAACACCTGAATTATCTGTCCATTCAGGACGGTCTTCCACAGTTAAGTCACCAACAATTACTAACTTAGTACCCTTAGGTAAATCGCAACTGCATAGGTATTCGGCCTGCTTACCGTAAATCATTACTCTCCAGAACTTTGTTCCTGTTTCTTTCCATTCTTCACCGTCTAAGTAACGTGTAGATTGTGCAAGAACTAACTGGCAGTAAGAGTTGCCATTGCGTGATTGCTTTAATTCTAAATCGCCTGCTAAATTTGCTTGTAGTGTAATTTGACTCATAAAAAATAATCTCCTTCTATGCCCTTTTCTATGGCATCCTTAGTTATAAATAGGGGTTTACCCCTACACTTATATTATACAACATTCCCACACGATTAGGATAAATTCATCAAAAAATGTAGGAATGTTGTTAATATTTTTACAGAACTTCAATAAATACAGGTACGCCTTTTTCATTTACTGCGAATGTTGTAACGCCTCGTACACTAGATTTACCACTATATGAAGAGAAGTAATCTGAACTCGGTTCTGATGCGGCACAACTGATTAACCAACGCTTACCACCTGTCTGCATAACTTGATGATTATGGAAGTGGCCCATTACCATGATATTTGCATGGCTACCCGGCATTTCAGCAAAGCACTGGTTCTTCCACCATGCTTCTTGGCCCTGAATACCACCTTGTGCTTTATGGCCATGGTTAAACGCAATTTGGGAACCATTTTCTAAGTCAATAACTGCTGTTAATTGTTTATTTGCAGGGCGAACAAACTCGATATTACGTAAACATTCTTGCTCTGCATTTTCACAAATATCTTGTAACTGGAAACTGATTTCAATACCATAATCATTTTCAGGAGTACCTGTTGGCTTACGTGAGCCATTGCGAATTTCCCCATGATTAGACGGCACGCTCACTACATAAACTTTCGGAGCATACGGTGCAATAATCTTAATTACTTCTAACATTAGTCGTCTGAAACATCTAATTTGTTCACCTAATTCTAGGTCATTTGTGCATAACTGCTGTGGTGTGTTATTAATGTTCTCAATACCATCTCCTAGGTCTGTAATGATAACGGAAACAGGCTTGGTGCGTAAGATACGCTCTTTGAACTTGTATGCGGCCTGCAATACTCGTTCGATTGTTTCTTTTGAACCACCGCCAGTTTCGTGTGCTTTACCTAACTGAACGTCTGACAGTGCAAATACCTCTGTCAATGTTCCGTCTGTATGTAGCCTTGGTTTTTCTGGCGCAAAGTTGTTAATAACATCATTTAACTCATCGTATGTATGCAACTGGACTTCTGCTTGTGCAATTTGTGGGTTATATGTAAATGATTTACTGTAAGTGCCGTCTTTTAGTCTGTGTACCCTTGCACTCTTCAAGGCAACTGTTGGTACAGGATTATCTTCAAATAATTCTGTAAGTGATAATTGCTCTTCTCCTCGTGGCACTGCGACAGTACCTGCCTCATGCACTTCCATCTCTTCTAAGATATCATTAGATGGTGCTTTTTCTCCACGCCATTCTAGTACAATATTCCACGCACTTATCATGCGATTTACAGTTGTTGTGCTAATGTTTAACGTATTGGCGATTTCAATAATACTAGCGCCTTCGCACATTGCGTGTAAGACATAATCCACTTCTTGGTCTAATTCAGCAAATGCTGGCACAGGTTCTCCGAACTCGTCTGTCAATAGACCAGCAAGACTTAACGCATAGCGTACTAGGCGAACTCTTGACGGTGCTACGCCGAAGATGTCTGATAATTGATATTGCTTTAGTTCTTTGTTGTTTCCGTTGTAGATTTCGATGATTGTATGCTCGAGGCCACCTTCTTCAAAAATGTACTCATAACCATCTGCTATGTATTTAACTTCTCTCATTCTTTCTCCTTCATTATTTCTGAAATATCTTGGTTGACGAACCAGTGTCCTATATGAATGGCGTCTGCTTCATCATCTGTGTTGTTTGTTAATTCTCTGTGAATAATTTTTGGTGCATTTTCAGGTGTAAACTCTTTTAATTGGTCACGTTTTAGATTTGCTATACCATGATAACTTTGCCATGTTTTCGGGTAAACCATGACAAGTGAACATGAACCTTGTAAAAGAGCACCAATAATAAGTCCTTGTGCAAGGCATAACTTCTTTAAGGTGTTCACGTTTAATCTACTAAAGGCGTCCTCAACGACTATACAATCAACTTGATAGTCTTTGATAACTTCTTTGATTTCTTGAGCCATGAATTTAACTCTGTCTATCCATATGTCTCCCTTTTTGGCCTTTTTATGGGCAGAACCACTAATAATGCACTCTTTGTCATTCCATAGTGAGTAGCCTGTTGTTGTGGTTGAGATATCTAATGCTAACGTATACATGTTTTAAGACCTCTCGCAGACTGGATAGTATTTTCTATTAAAGAAACCACTGTCATAGGCCCTACGCCTCCGGGAACGCTTGTAATCGTACATGTATCGCCATGCTTCTCTTCAATATCAAGAGCATCGCAATCGCCGTATAATTTTCCGTTGATACGATTGATACCGACATCAATAACAACTTTTACATTATCAGAGATGTAAGAACTGTCTATTGCATTCGCTCTACCAATTGCCACAATTAGGATATCAGCATTTCTGGTAATATTCTTAATATTCTTTGTTTTGCTATGACATATTGTAACAGTTGCGTTCTTGTCTTGACACAACTTTGCAACTGGCATGCCAACCAACTTAGAGCGACCTACCACAACCACATTAAGACCCGTCAAATCATGATATCCCAAATCAGATAATATCGTCATAATACCTTTTGGTGTACATGGTTTGTATTCTGCTGTTGAACTGAATAATTTACCCTGCTGAATAAGCGTTAATCCATCAACGTCTTTTTGTGGATTGAGATGACTTAATGCTTCATTCTCATCTAGGTGTGATGGCAGAGGTAGTTGTAATAGCACACCATCAACATTATCTTGATTTGAAATTATCTCAATATAATCGTTTAAATCTTTTTGAGAAATGTTTTCTGTGATTTTAATTGTCTCGGCATCAATACCAATCTGCTCTGCTAGTCTTTGTTTACTTGTAACATAAGAAACACTTGCAGGATTATCACCAACAAGAAGCACTTTTAAAACTGGTTTTCTTGTCATTGAAGAGACATCATCTGACAAAGACTTAACCAAATTGCTTCTTAATTCTTTTGTATTGTATATCATTCTCTTTAACCTTTCTAATTATATTATACAACAAATATACCATTTTAGGTATAGATGTCTGATAGTTGATATATCAACAAAAGAAAGGAGTCGGCAATGACTGAACAGAATAAGAGATATCATTTTTCACCTCTGCTCGGCGAGGTTAGAGAGTGTAGGGCAAAATCGCAAGAAACGTGCCCGTACTGTAATGCACCTCATTTTAGTAGTCTAAAGGATGCTAACGATTATGCAAATGAAATGCATGATTGTTTTGCAACAATGAAGAAATTTGACTTCCTAGACAATGATTACATGCACAAAGATAGAGGCTTATACGGAGATGGTGGTAGATTGGGAGATACAAAAATCCATTCATATAAAACTGTGTGGTATTATGATAATAAGAGTCCTGAAACAAGATTACAGTGCGAGAATGTATTGTTTGCGGCCGGTTTAACAAAAAGTGAGGTAAGTGACTTACTATTATACCATGATAGTTTTGTAATCGTTAATCCTAAAGACCCAGAGGTCGGTATAGGGCAAATGAAGGTAATCCTAAATGCTCAACAAAATATACCTGAATTAAAGAGTTATTTTGCTACACATACAAAGGACTCTCCACAAGAACAATTTAACAAAGTTATCGAGTATTATCGTTATACAATGACTGATGAATACATAACAAATAAGCGAAAGGAACTGTTTAACGGTGGGTATACGCCTACAAGGCACTTGTACGAAAGAGCGGGTTATTTCCCATCACCTCTTACAACAAGTATTTCAGAAAACTACATCATTGGGCTAAAACTGAACGATAAAAAGTTGGACAGAGATTTAAGAAATATCTATCCAACAGATAAAGAAGATTTTAAGACATTAAAAAAGTAGACTGATTAAGTCTACTTTATTTTTTCAAACATTTCTAAGACAACATCTTCATCAAAATTATCATCAATATAACTACATGCGATACCATCTTCATTTACTGTAATTGTATATGGTGTGTGAATAAGGCGTTTAGAGTGTACTTTCAGTGCTTCTGATTGATTTTCGCTATCCTCAATCCAGATTCCCAGCATATGATTGAACTTGACATCATCAAACGGTTTTTCTTCATGACTTGAAATTACCAAGTTGGCGTCTGTCTGCTCATAAATAGACGCTGGGTACAAATCAGCAGACAAATCAAATGTGGCAAGAACGCCTCGTTGTTCAAGTGATGTAAGCCCTTGAAATACTGCCTCTGTAAACTCACTAAAACTCATTACGGTGTCCTTAGGTAATGATGCGATATTTTCTAATACTTTGTCAGATACAAGAGGTGTCTTGACTGTTGCAAATGCCTCTGGCTCATCTTCGTCCTCAATATCTTCATCTAATAACTCATCAAACTCGTTTAGTAGGTTTGAAATTTCTAATAGTAACTCAAAATCATCACTGTTTTCCATGTGGTTGTTGACTGCGACAGTTCGCTTGGTCATATCCACTAACGCAACTGGATTTAACTCCCCCGGCTTGCTAATCATAATAATTTCATCATCATCTGAATTGGTATACTCCTGATACCCATGTTCTTTGACTGCAACGCTAATGCTGTCTCTGATTTCTTCATAGCGTTGTAGTGTTTCTAATAACTTAGATAGACCTTTCTCATTTTTGTTTAACATTTTCATACTTCTCCTTTATACTTTCTGCTTTTGCTTGCTCTATTAAAGACCTGTAGTACGACTGAATAAAGATTTTGTCTGTAAGTACCTCGTACTCTTGCTCATTAATCTTATCTAACACTTTTTGTGATTGTTCAGTCAGTACATCACGGTCAATAATTCTTGTTTTCTTTTTGTTTAATCCCTCAATTTCAACCATCTCATTGTCATATAATTCCTTAATAAGTCTAAGAATATACACATCATTGTAATCCTTAGGATTAAGTTTGATACCATTCGTATTCTGTGTATCAAAATAAACTTTCAACGCTAATAAACTGCTCTTGATAGATGGTCTCAAACCATCTGTCTTTTTACTATAGTCTCGTTTACTAGTAATGTTTAAATCTTCATATTGTACACCGACATCCTCGGCTGCCTTTTTAAGGTAGTTATTTTTTAGCACCTTGTCCTCTATATAATTTGTAAACAGTTCCTGTATTTTTTGAATATAGATTGTCTTAGACTCTGGTGTATCATCAACTAAAAACTTACTCTTAATAGCATTGTAGTATGTCTTTGTAATACTCTTTACCTTTGGTAGTGGCAGACCTTGTTGGAGCAATTCACACGGGTCTACTCCCGCGGGTAACAGGGCTATATACAACATATTATGAAGTTCTGGGAACTTACAAAAAATATGATTCATGGCTTTTTTACCTGCTTGGTCTCCATCAAGCATAAGAATAATTTTACCATCGTTGCCGATAATATTTAAAATTAATTTTTCTTGCTCTTTTGAGAAAGCCGAACCACTAACTGCCACTGTGTTTGTGTAACCAGCATTATGCATTGCCTCTACATCGAACTGACCTTCAACAAGATATATTGCGTTATCTTCTCTTGCTTTAAATCTAGCACGCTCTACACCATATAACACTTTTGACTTATCGAAAATTAATGTGTTGGCAGAGTTGATATACTTACCTGCTTTTTTATTCTCAACCAGTTGTCTTCCTGTAAAGCCAATAGCCTGACCGAAGATGTTACAGATTGTGAATATTAACCTGTCGCTAAATCTACAATAACCGTGTTCAGTGTTTACACCAACTTCTTGTAACTCTTCTTGCGTATAGCCTTGTGCGTTGAAGTAACAGTTAAATTGTTCATTAGAAGGACAATATCCGTAAACACTTGTAATTGGCAAGTTGCGTTTAATGATTTGTTGCTTTGCAGGATGCTCTTCTGGCAAGCATGAGAAATTATATTTAAAATACTCGTCTATCTTTGTTAGTAACTCTGTTAATCTCTTTTGCTTGGCATAGTCATCTTTGTTATTTTTCAAATCTAACTCAAAATTGTATTGGTCTGCAAGGAACTGAATTGCTTGCATTTTTGTTAAACTATTGCGGTTTGCCACATAATCAATAATATCACCATGTGTTTTACAGCCAAAACAATGGAAAGTACTATTATCTTTATATACCACAAACGATGGCGTTTTTTCATGGTGAAAAGGGCAGAGGCCTTTATATATATTGGCTCCGCCATGTCTAAGGACAACACCGTCTTTAACGATAAAGTCAACAATATCTACTTTGTTTTTTAACTCACTAATTGTCCCCATTATTGCACCCTTTCCCTATTCTTAAACTCATCTGTCATCTTAGAGGCGATTGCTTTTAATTTATCAATATCTCTTGCCAATTCAAAGTCATTGTTTTCAAGACATTGTTCTTTACATGAGTCCAACCTTCTTAAAATACCCTCTAAATCATACGAACTAATATATTTACTGCAAAAAGCGTTCCAAGTAACTAAACTTCTTGGCCCGTAATTGCTCATCTATTCTTTTCCACTAAATAGAAAAATGCATTATTAGTTCGTTCTTGTGTGTCCTCTTCAAAGAAAGTATGAATATAGAATGCAATACATGCTTGATAAATAGAATTATCTTCTTCTGCTAGTAAATTATCTATTACTTCCACATCTTCTACTGACAATTCCTCAATAGGCTTTACACTCTGATACTCTGTTCTCAATACTTCGATGATTTCTTCTGTAATTACCACATCTTCTGAAAGCCCTAAAATTTCAGGACTTTCCTGAAGTGCCATATAAACAACATATGGCGGTATTCCTTCTTTAACTGCCTTACTGATAGATTGCTTTATGTTACTATTCACTAGAACCACTCCTTAATTTCTCGGCGTGTACTCGCCTTGTTCTTTCTACGGTTATATCGAATATCTCCGTGGATACTGTTACCGATACCGCCTCGTGCTTGTCTTTCTCTGGATGCCTTAAACTTATCAAGTGATGTAATCTTCATATTTGTGTTCTTCATGTTTCTTACCAAGATAACCCTTTCTTAAATAAATCTGATTTAATTTTACTAATAGTAAACATATCTTGTTTATAAGACTTTTTATCATAAGCCTTCTCGTTGAAGTAGAATACAACTAATACGTGCTTTTTAACTATATCACGCATTACTGTCACCCGTATTCTGTCTGGGTAAATCAGAATCATTTTCTTTTTGTAATAGTTCATGCCTTCATATAAGACATTCAGTGGTTTCTTCTTTTGCATGCTCTTAGTTTAGCATGATTATAATATGTTGTCAACTCTTTTTATGAAAAAAATATTTGTCTACCGGAACGGCTTTAAGCACGTTTTTACTTAAATCTGAATAATGTATCAGCCCGTTGGTTTTAGGTCTAAAATAGGTTTAAAAAGTCGCACGGACGAGGGTATAAAACGGTTTTAAGGCACAAAGAAAAGGCTGCCTTAAGCAGCCATACTCCATTCAATAATCTCTTTTGATTTCGCTAGGCAACGTGATAACCAACCGTTAATATTGTTTAACACTTCTGCTGTTAATGGCTCAATCTTTTCTGCGTAACTAAACACAAGGTATCTTGCTCTTACATGGGAGTAATCTCTGTAATCAACTTGGTCTGAACCTAAAATCACCTTTTGAATTTCATCACAAAGTTTTAACATCTTTGTCGCTACTGTTCTATACTGCTCTTCTGATAATTCAAAACCATTCTTTAAGCCATAATCAACCACACTGTAATAAAGTGTTAAAAGAACCTGTGATTTGTCGAAACTAGATGGCTTAATTGTCTGTGCTTTCGTCTCTTCAAAGAAACTATCAACATCAATCTTTCCTTCTGTTACTCTGTTCACACATTCAAGCATTTCAGGAGTGTCGTTTTCTGGTGAGAAAGCACCACCCATCATAACCCACTTGCCTGTGTTTTCATTGTAAACACCTGTGAAACCCTTTGTGATAGAATCTTTTGCAGTACGCATGTCTTTTGTTAGGTCTGCAATAGGAATATTAATGTCAATACCCTTTTTACGTGCTTTTTCAAATCTAGCAAGAATGACTACTTGGTCCTCAGATGCTTTCTTGAACACTTTTCCTAACTCTGACTCTGCAGGCACATAACCTGAAATTCCGTACTGTAAATGAGAAGGCTTCATTTCAATTAAATAAGACTTACCTTTCTCTGTTACTGTAGGAACTGCTGAGGCGAACTCTACAATTACTTCGCCTTTTGTTGGAGTGTTAAACGCTCCGAAATTCTCAATCATTTGTCGCATACTTATTTTCTCCTCTCGTATACCCTTATACTTATATTATACAACTTTTTACACCAAAAGGGTGCTTAAGTTAGTATTTATTTTCTTAAAAGCATTGTCTAACAACTTTGTGTAAATGTCTTGGTATTTTGTTGCAAACATCTCGTTTAATTCATTGTCTTTATCAATATCTACGCAGTAGCAAGTACCGTTCTGCTTACTTAACCAACGAATTAACTTAACTTGTCTAGTCAATGATACGGTAACCTCAAACTCCCCATCCTTACTACGAGTCGTTACGATGTAATCTTTGGGTTTTATATCTTTCAGTGTTTTGCCACTCTTTGCGAACTTTTTATCAATTTTTGCAAACTGCTTATCTCGTATCTCTCTGTACTGTTCTAGCATGATTTTATCCTTTCACAAATAGGTAAGGAGCAAACTTTGTTACTAAGAACTTACCATCTGTTGTTGCTTTGATTGTGATGATGTATCTGCCTGTGAACGATACACCGTCTATGTCTTTCCAAGTGATGTTTGCATCTACTTTGTACTCACCCTGTGTGTCTGTGTTGTAAATCTTATAAGACACGGCATTATTATTCTCGATAGAAACACTACCACCAAATCCTGCAATTAAATCAACAGGTGCGTTAGATGGTATATACTGGTCGATTTCGGCATGGCTATCTTGTGTTACCTTAGAGAACGCTTTGATGAATCCCATAATTGTTGGTTCCATCTTTGGTGCGATAGATGTGTTAGTATCACCGTTTCCGATAACTCCTTCTCTAGGTAAAGAACTTGCGTTTGCAATCGCATATGTAGGAATAATTGATGGTGTTCCAACAAGTGTAACCTTTTGTGTTGTTTTGTCATAATAAACATTTAACTCAAAACTCTTCCAAGTACCTGTTAGTTCTGACTTTTCTGTTTCTGTGTTCCCATCTTTATCTGTCATATACACACTAAAGTCATAGGCCGCACTATAATCGTTAATTATTTTCTCTCTAAATAAGATAGGCTGACCAGCGGGTACTTGTTTTGTTTTTTCATCTGTAAGTTGTTTACCGTTAAATTGTCCAACATCTGAACCATTCAGCACATTCATCATTTGTTTAGAAGCACTCGAATCTGTGTTATTGAGATAGTTGTAAAGATATTCCTGTGCATATGCTCTACCACGCTCAATTGGGAACCCCTTATTATCGCTATGTTGAACAATCATATTCTGAATATCTTGTTTTGTATAAACATTTTCTGGGAAGAAGGCGTTTTTAATTGCAATACCAAATAAACTTAAAACCATTAATAAGATAAACGCTCTTAGGATATATACGCCGAATAACTTGTTTCTACGCACATCTAAGTCTTTATCTTTTACTTTTGCTTTTCTACCCCCAATAGGGACAATCTTTTTATGCCCTTTTAGGATAAATTCCTTTTCTTCTTCTGCCTCATTCAAGAGATTAATCTGTCTAGGTTCACTAATCTCTTCTATAGATGTTTTCTTTTTAAAACCCATTATTTGGACACCTTCTTTCTGAATTTACTCTTGTTATTATGGAACTTGTCAAAAGATGTTTCAACTTTTGGTTTTTCAAGTTCTTCTCTCTTGTGTTCTCTTCTAATCTGTGCCTGTGTTTGGTGCTGTTGCTTGGTTAATTGATTGTTTGCTTCTTCAAAGTGTTCGATTTTAAAGTTATTATCACTTTCACGAACTTCCGGAGTAGGCTTTACAACGTGTTTCTGCTCTGGCACGATATTTGTCTTATCAAACCTCTTAAACTCTTCCGGCACGTCTTGTAGAACCTCTTTATTAGGCGTTAAGAGAATTTTGCGTGCAACACCAAACCCAAGATTGGCAAATTGATGTTCATTGGTTGATTTTTGAATTAAATAACATTCTGCTCTGTACCCATTAGATGCAGTAGGGGCAGCCAGGCGTTGAAACTTGTTCGGTAAAACTCTATACTCCAACACTTCTGACTTGTTAATCATTTCTTTACCTTTAGAGAATAGACCTTTACGCTCACCCTCTGTAACTTTATAAGAAATCTTAGAAGTTTTACCTAAAATCTTACTAAAACGCTCTGCCTCATCGTCTGTTGCACCGTTATGAATTAAGAAGTTGTTAATAACGTTCATAAACGCATCTATCTTGTACCCTGCGTTAGAGTCTGTATTGGCAGCCAACTGCAAGATAGACTGTACTGATAAAACAGGGAAACCGCAGGCTGAACGAACTTTGGCGACAATATCTGCAATCAAGTCAATATCAACTGTCTGGAACTCATCCATAAAGATACCACAAGGCAGTTTGTTGTCGAGTGATTCCTTATAACCGAATGCTCTCTTAATATCTGAAACAATGATACTGCCCATATACTTAGCAAATTCTGGCTCTGCATTAGGTGAGAACTGGAACAGCACAATAGGAGCATCTTCGTCCATACAAATCTTAGATAAGTCAATATGGTTATCTCCGTGGGAGCCTCTATACAAACTACTACTATAAGAACTCATAGTTAAGTTCTTCATTGTTACTGATAAGCCGTCTAACTGTTCTTTTAATAAACTCTTAGGAGCGATTAAGTCATTATACACTTCTTTTAAACTGTTTAACTTCAATTCCATCTCTCTATTAGGATTAGCCGGGTCAATCTTTCTTGCGTATGCTTGTATCATATCGAATAGTATCGGTATTTGTAAGGCTGCCACAAATTGTGAAATACCACCTTCATGCCATGGGAAATTCGGCATGTCTTTTTCGTCTAAACTATTGATTAGGAAGAAGATTGTTTGAAGTAAACTAATCTGTCTGTTTTTATAAACTTCTGAGGCAGCATCCCACGTTCTCATACCAAGCACTAAGTCTGTTTGCCCTTCTTTTGTAGCAAGTGGGTCATAAGATGCTTGATACTGTGCTAATGGCCCCACACTCTTGCCATTAACAAAATGCAAAAACTTTCTATTATATTTCTTCGCACAACGAGAAGCATGGTAGGCTAAGTTAATGCCTTTCTTAAAGTCTAAGATAATCATTGGGTACCCAGCCTGTGCGGTATTCTCTATCATTTGTAGCATTGTAATAGTTTTACCAGAACCAGGCACACCCTCGATAACTGTTCCCTTAAAAGCGTCTTTATAGTACATATACACTGGTTCAATACCACTATATGTTTCACCATGCTCTAGTTCCACATCTTCAATTAGTGTTCCTAAAGGAACTGCCTCTGCTGAATTTAACTCACCGTTTTCTAAATCTTTTTTGAGTCTGTCTCTTCTTAATTTGTCTATAAAGTTTTCTCTGTATTCAAAATTATGGAATGGTCCTGCTTTCATCTTTTCTTCTGGATGTCTTTTTAACTGACTAGCCTTAGTTAAGCATAAGATAATGCCTATTACAGGACCAAGGACACTTGTTGCTAAAATATACTTGGCTATCAATGTGTCAGGAAGTAAGAAAAACAACAAGCAGAATACTAATACAGATGGTATTAAAATCACAGGGATATTGAACTTGTTTTTGTATTTTAACACTCTAAACAACACAAAGAATAGTAAATAACCAATCAGTATGGCTGGCAGAATAGTAAAGCAGATTATACCTAAAAAGACATATAAGCCTAGTTCACTACCCTCTTCGTCTTGTTTCTTTTCGTCTACTCTTTCGCTCATATGATACCTCTCTTTAGTATTATATCAAGAAAGGCCTAAAAGCACCTTCACTATCCCTCTCTTCATCGGTTCCATCTGTTTTAACAAACTTCTTTTTTATACCATTTGCTTGCATATATTCATTTACCTTTTTTGTAAACCAACGTTTCTTCCATGGTTTTCCATCTTGTGCTGGTTTATATTCAATAAATGTGTGCTTTTTAGCCATATCTCTATGGAGTTCTTCAAGTTGCTTGCCTCTTTCAGAACATGCAAGAATATCTTGATAACCACCTTTATTTGTACCTACAATATTTTCATAACAGTACTTGTCAATATATGCGATATTATATCCGTTATCTATACAATCTAAACAGTATTGCATATCTTCTAACACACTGTCCGTTTTAAACTTGACTGCTTTAGAGCGATAGCAACACAACGCTCCTGATACATTAGAGTAATCTGCTGGGCCATGTTTCGCCTTAGATAGAAGTATGAGTTTGTTGGTTGACGGAACTAATCCCCAGGCAATAAGACCTCTTTCTTCTGCAACACCATCACAATATTCTAGCATGTCAATAAATTCTTCTCTTGTTGTAATATTGTCAATACTGCCAAACTGCTTTTCTTCTGTTGGCTCATTAAATTTACAGAACCTTTTAATATCATCATCAATGGTTAAGATTAATTTGTTTTTAAAATCAGCATTTTCTAAAATATAGTTTAAATGGTCTGTCTTTTTATGAAACGGAAAAGGCAAGACTATTGAAATGTCTCCAATAGTCTGTTTATATCCTTCAAAATCATCATTACATACATGGACATATATCTCATCTTTATAAATACCGATTTTATTTAGTAAGTGTGCTGTTAAACAACCATTAGGGCGTTTATAAGATGGAATATGAATTTCAATTTTCTTCACGATTTCTCCTTTACCATCTACAAGTATCTAAAAAGCGTTGTAGATTTTTAGTCGCCTTGCCAGGCAATTCTTCATCACGATACATTATGCACATAGAAGCGTTGGTATACCCAAAGAGTTCGCCGTTTTCTTCGTTACGTTTTAGATACGCTTTTGGATAATGGTCGCTAAAACGAATTAGGAAGTTATCTCCTTTTGTAAATTCTAAAAATCTACGTTCATCAATATGGAAGCCCTTGTTTTCTAAATACTCTCTAACATCTGTTAAGCGTGTTTTATTTACAACAAAATATGCCGAACAAGATGCGTTGCTGAATGAATAGTCAACAATGTCCTCATCGAATTTGTTGGCAAAATCAATAGCCTGCACTCTTTGAGATAACAATGTATTTATGTTGCTTTCTAATTGTAAAACTCTCGACTCTGCTTTGCGATATGCACCACTTGTCTGCTTAAATTCTTCAAGCATCTTTTCCTTAGATGGAATTTGCCCTATATGCTTTGCTTGCATGTCTTGGACCTTGTTTTTATACCACTTTTCAAAGTCTTTTTTAATAATACGATTTAACTCACCACGATAGAACGGTAAGTTCCTGTCTACATTCTTTGCTCTAAAAATATCATCTGAATAATTATGCTTTGTTAATTCAACCGATGTATTTTGTTTAGACGCACGGTGTATCATGCGTTCCATGTATTCTTGAGCCTTTTCAATACTGTCAAAATGTTCAGAGGCGCTATAAGGGCATTTGCCGTTCTTCGCATGACATTCGTTGATTTGACCTTTGTGGTTAATATGGAATAGTTTGCTCATTTCCTATCTCCTTTCTATACTTATTATATCATTTGTTAATGATTCTATAGAAAGTAGGAAACTGTGCTTTGTACTTATTGTATGGTTCTTGAATTCCCTTTACTGCTTTTGCAACTACATCAATATGGATATAGTCTATATTCTTCATGCCTTCTTCTTCCCATAGTTTGTCTAAGAAGTAAATGAGTGTTTCTTGGTTTACAAGTTTAAAATTTTTCCAACCCTGTGACCACCAAGAATTATCACGCATGATAAATGAGTTAGGGTTTGCAATACAGATAAACGCTTGTACATTTACATCAATACCTTCGTAATATTTCTTCCATAAGAACTTAGATTTAACAATATTAGGGTGGCTACCACTGAACTCATTTTTACTTCTTAGGATTGCCCCGCCTTCACCAACACTGTATGACGCTTTTTCTTTCCAGTTTTTACTATCAATAATGATAACTGTATCACCGATAATGAGTAAGTGGTCTGTGTCTCCAAGACGGTTAACAGAGCCTTCTTCTTCATCAACTCCTGTTTCTTCCTCTTCTTCGTCATCTAATTTTAAGTGAATAGAGTCTACTAAAACAACATTAGGCTTATCATCAATCCATTTACGTAAAACTTCTGATGTAGATTGCTCGCCTTTTGCACCAGCCTCGACAGCCTTTCGGTTGATGCCCATTTCTTTGTATTTAGGGTCGATTAACTGGTTAAATAAACCACTGCCTGGTGAGCCAAAATATCTTCTGCCTTTTTGTTCAATAAACTTCTGAACTGTCTTTAAATAATCTTCTGAAAGTTCTGGGAATGTGTTTGTCGTAATATATCGAACAATCATTGGCTGTTCTTCATTAACAACTTCTTTATTAACAACATCTTCTGGTTGTGTAATAACATTTTGTTCTACGTTACTATCGCTTTTTATCTTCTTGAATGGCATTCTTATACTCCTTCACATGTTCTTTAAGTTCTCTTAACAATCTAGCATATTCATCCCCAAGGACCTCTGTAAAATTACAAATATCCTCTTCTGAATAACACTTCTTATTTGTATCAAAACTCTTTGATAATTGGTATGTGGCAATACATGCATGCATTAACTCATGATTGAGTGTTGTTGCCATCTTTAATGGATATTCTTTGTTTAACCAAATCTTAGAATCAACCGAAGATGTTAAGCCTAAGAATACGGCACCATCTAAATCAACTTCTTTACCGTTTCCGATAATATCTGTCATTTCTTGTGTTGTCAGAAAATCTAATTCCCATTCTTGGGAGCCAATATAGAAGTTTATCATACTTAATCCTCCTGATAAGCACTTCTGCCTATTTCTTTTGCAATTAAGATTACTTTACCAGCACTAGCGTCATGTAAACATGTTTGTAGTGTGATGAAATTATCTCTATATTCAATTTCATTTAAACTAGCAACTCTTGTATGTGCTTTCGCATACGCAATCCAGTTATTAAATTCTTCTTCTGTAAAGTTTTGAATTTGATGGTCGAACTCTGACGAGTCTTTATTTACAAGAACATAACTAATCTGATACTTACGAATGTCATTCTCTGTATATAATGTGAATGTACTATTTTTCTTATAGAACTCATCATCATTAGGATATAGGTTTAAGTTAGAGAACTTTTGCGTGTTGATACTACCGCCTGCATGGCCATACAGAATTAAGTTTTTGTCTGCCAGCGTATTTTTGTAGTTCATAAATACTGTACCAAAAGCGTTGTAGTCTTTATTTACATCTCTATCTAGGTAATAAGCATTATCGGTTGTTTGTGCTACTGGCTCACTAACTAAACCAGAGTCAAATTGCAAGTAGGCGATAATATCTTCGTTTACTTGTTTTAGTTTTAGAATTTTATCTTTTGTAATAGCAGAAGTAATTTTATTATCTTTTACATCAATAATCGTTTTTACTTCTTCTAGTGCTTTTGCTTCTTCTTGGTTTCTTGCAAACTCTTTATACAACTGATAAGAAGAAAAGCCAATTACGCCCAGTAAGATTAATGTAATTAGTCTTTTAATTAAACGTGTTAGTATCTTTCCCATTTACCTTTACCAATTCATATACCGCAACTGTTCTTTCTGTCACTGGGCCATGGCATGTCAACAATGTTAAGTATTTATGTCCTTCTTTAATCTCGCCGTCTTTGATTACTTTAATTGCGGGTACCGACTTCATTTCGTTCAAGCCAGAAATTGTTATTGCTTTTTCAGGAGCAAAGTATCTATCATTGTCTATTACCCGCATATCAACAAGTTTGTATTCATATGTACCTTTATTTGTGTATAACTTAGCCGTTTCCATATTATTTTGGGACATTACATCTTCCCTTGATACTAAGTAACCAAAGCGTGTATTGTCAAGCATAGAATGACCGTATAATGTTACCGAGTCATCTTCATAGGTCTGGTTTTGGTAATACACCTTAATTGTACCAGCAATATTGTAATTGCCATGAATATCAGAGCGTAGGTACTGCTCTGGCTCTGTCGCTTTAACAACAGGTTCTGTAATCATGTTATCACCAACTGTTAGATATGCACTAAATTTATCTGTACCATACTCCTGATTGATTTTATTTACAATGTTAATGCCATCGTTAATATAGTCTTGCTCTGTTTTATGTAAATCACTTTCTTTAATCGTGTTGTTTACTACTTCACGCACCTTCTCAACTTCTTTTTGATTCTGCCAAGAAGAGTAGTACTTGTATCCGATAATGCCTGTCGAACCAACAAAAATAATTGTCAGGACAACAAGCAATATATATCTTATCTTTTGTTTCATATTCATTACCTCTCTTACTGATTATATCAGTTTTAAGGCAATTAAGAGCAAGGCGAGAATAGTAACGGCAACATAAGTAAATCGTATTAATGTTTTATTTAAACTACTTACATATACTTTTTCACCGTTAAATGCATTTCCTAAACTTTCTTGCTTAGGTGACTGAAATAAAATCACTCCAAGCAAGAACATACTCACAAATGCTGTGCAAATAATCAAAATATGTCTCATCATTAGAACAACTCCTTATAGTTCGTCTTTTGTGTCAACCCTTTGATTTGGTATATGATTTCTTGGAATGTGCCAACAAGAATCAATACAGATAATCCATTAATTGAGGCTGCAAAATCAATTGGTGTAAATACAGCAACTGCTAGTGAAAGTCCTGCAATAAACGCTAATACAGGTGCACCAATTAAGTTAATCTTAAATAGATTTTTACGAATTACTTTTGCTGACTGTGTAGGGCGAACACCCAAGATATACATAGACCCCTTAGACAAATCGTCTTGTAGTGTATCACCGTTCACCTCAATAGAATTGTAGATAAATGTCATAAGCATAATCACTACTATATAAACTACGAAACCCGTTTTTGTTGTGTAAGATGTCCATGTCCAGTTTAAGTTCTTAAAGTCATTAATAATCTTTAAAACAGACATAATCATACTTGCAAAGATAACAGGCATAACTGAACTTGCCAATAACTTAATAGGGAAATAGTGTGCCTCTATATATTGACTATTACTAGCAGAGTGGATAGGTAATTTAAACACTTTCTTGTTTGCAACAATACATAATACAATAACCGTAAGTAAAACAACCATAATAACTGCAAGGTACTGCCAGTATGTAGTTAAATCGCTCTTTGCTAAGTATCTATTGTATGCTGACATAAACTGTAACACGATACTAGGGATATTGCCTAAAATACCAACTGTAATAAATACAGATACACCTTGACCGATACCCTTTTCGTTAATTCTGCTTGCTAGGTATGATACGAATAGTGAACCAACAACTGTTAGTAAAATCAGATAAATTGTCTGGTAAATATTTGTAACGGTAATACTGATACCAAATTGTGCTTGTACTGTTTTACTTGCAATAATACCGTAAGTCTGTAATACACTAAGGATAACGCCTATAATTTGCGTTCTTCTGTACAACTTGACTTGTCCTTCTTTACCCTGTTTAGATAGGCGTTCCCATGACGGAAAGCCTATTGTCCATAACTGTGTCACAATGCTTGCACTGATAAACGGGCTACAACCTAAAGCAAATAACCCAAATCTGCTAAGTGTCCCACCAGAAACAAGATTCAATAAACTACCGAGTTCTGATTGTGCTTGTGTATGCTCTACATATGGTAAAGGAATGAATGTTCCTATTTCAAATAGAATAATCATCAGTAAAGTAAATGCAATTCTATTTCTAACTCTTTTTGTCTTTAACCACTTCATTACTTGGCTCCTTTCACGGCTTTGTCGATAACAAGGCTAATCTCTGACAAGAAATTGTCGTATAAAATTTGAGCCTCTTCCTGATAGACAAGAATAGGATTATTACCTGACCTTGCTCTCCATGCAATACCAGTTTTGAGAGATTCCAGTTTTTCTAAATGCTGAACCCAGCAGAAGTCCATCGCTGATAGTAGTAACTGTTTTCTGATAATCACTCTCTCGACATCACTTAAGTAATCATCGTTGATTTGAACGTCTAGTTTAGCCAGGCATTCATCCAATTCTTTTACTGTATTGTAACGTAAGACATTATCTCTTGATTGATAAAACTTATTTCTCTGCTCACGAATAATGTCGTCATACTTTAATGCGTTTTGTCTTGAAATAGAGGCTTGCCCTGCAAGTTCCGTCTGTAACTCTTTAATCACTCTTAAAGTCATCTTAGTTGGAACATGGTCCTTGGTAGTAATCTTCTTTAACATGTCAGTCAAGGAACTTCTTGCAAAAATACCATCTTCTGCACTAATGATTGTATGTGTAATACCCTTATCACCTTGTCGACCACTTCTGCCTCTTAACTGTCTATCAATTCTACCATTCTCATTCATTTCTGTCTGAATAACTACTAATGGGTGGTCTTTATCTTCTAGCACAATATCTGTACCTCTACCAGCCATATTCGTTGCAATCGTGATATTCCCTAACTTACCTGCTAAGGCAACAATTTCAGCCTCTTTGGCATCCTGTTTTGCATTTAATACTTCATGCCTAATATGTTCACGTGTCAGAATATCACTGACAACTTCGCTATCATGTACAGATGTTGTACCGATAAGAATTGGGAAATCTTGTTCATGGTACTGCTTAATTAAGCCGAGTACACGCCCCCATTTTTCTGTCTTTGTCTTATACAACTCTGGTGTATGGTCTACTCTAATTACAGGCTTGTTTGTGTCAATCGGCACAACCTTTAACCCATATACTTCCATAAACTCGTCAGCCTCTTCTAATGCAGTACCTGTCATACCTGCTAGTTTATGATACATTCTAAAAAAGTTTTGAAGCGTGATGGATGCAATCGTTACTGTTTCACTATGAATGGAAACTTGGTCGCTATGTTTCGCTTCTAATGCTTGATGTAAGCCCTGATTATATCTTCTGTCAGCCATAATACGACCTGTACCTTGGTCGATAATTACAAGTTGCATACCATTACCAAAGTCCTTAATTGCATAGTCAATATCTAGTTTGAATACATAATTGGCAATCAATGCTTGCTGAACTAAATGCATAATATAAATATGTTCTTGACTATATAAGTTTTCAATACTTAATAATTTTTCAAGTTTTGAAATACCATCATCTGTTAATTTAACATTGCGATATTGAGTATCGACAATATAATCTTCTGTCGGTTTTAGTTGTTTTACAGCCTTGTCTACATTTATTATATTCACCACATCTTTATCTTTTTCACCACCAATAATGCATGGAGTTCTACCGTTATCAATTAAAACACTATCAACCTCATCAATATTGGCAAAATGAAATGGCTTTTGAATTACTTTGTCGTTTATACTCATTACCATTTGGTCTCTTAACCAGTCAAAGACGAATGTGCTTTCAATACCATAGATAATATCATTCTCTGCGTAAATCGTCTTTTTAATATATTGTGATGACTGTTGCTTGTTAAATGCAGATTTTAACCCAAAGAATGAATATACAGGAGCAAGATATTTTTCATCACGCTCTGCAAGGTACTCGTTTACTGTGATTGCATGGACTTGCCCACTACAAGCATTGTAAATAATAGGGTAAAGTGATGTTAATGTCTTTCCTTCACCTGTTTTCATTTCTGCAATCTTACCGTCTGACAGGATAATACCACCCTGAATTTGAACATCATAAGGAGATAATCCTAATACACGCTGAATAGCGACTGTAACTAAGGCAAACACGTGTATTTTCTTATGCTCTGTGTCAACTTCGTTCCTAATCGCTTGGAAGGCTGTTTTTAACTCGATATCTGACATAGATGAATAAATACTCTCTTGTTCTCTAATCTTCGCTACCAACGCCTTTGCACGCTCTCTATCGGCAGTGCTATATAAACTCATTAATTTGTCTTTAATATTCATATATAACCTCTCATATATATTATACAACAAATTAAAAAAGGAAGACCTATTCATCTTCCTTTAATTGTACTGCGTTCTTATCTCTTGCTTTAAATTCTTCTTGCTTTTCCTTAAGAACTCTTGTTACTTCTTGTGATACAACTTCAAATATGTCTGCATTATTTGCAAGTCTTGCACGTGTTCTTCCTTCACCAACTGCAAGTTTTAATTGTTTTGTTTCTTCGTTATACTCACAATTCTTTAGTTTTTCTTGCTGTTCTTTTGTTAAGTCGATATTTGCATAGAATGTAGTTCCTGTCTTTGAGATAACCCCGAACTGTACACCCAATAAGTAGATTTCACCAACTGTGTCGATACCACTTGAATAAGAAAGCAATGTACTACCAATACCACCCGGTGTTGATGCCTTGTTCTTTTCGACCTTTAGACCGACTTCTGTACCGATTACAGAACCCTCTGAATCCTTAATAGGTGACTTCTTATTTACCTTTACTCGTTGTGTTGCATAGAATTTTAGAGCGTTACCACCTGATGTTGTTGTTGGGTCACCGAACATAACCCCAATCTTTTCACGTGTCTGGTTAATAAAGATAACTGTACAATCATTATTAGAGCATGCCTCTGCCAATACAGGCATATTCTTAGACATATTACGTGCTAATTTACCTACGCTATCTTTTACCAGTTCTTCATCTGCTACACCCTCTGTCATTGCTGATACAGAATCAACAACAACCATACTAATTTCTCCTGAACGAACAATCTTTAATAATGCTTGGAAAGTGTCTTTTGCACTACTAGGTTGTAGGAATAGTAATTCATTTGTGTTTACGCCTAGCACTTCCATAAATGATGGAGAGGCTGCATGCTCAATATCTAGGAATGCAACTGAATTACCACGCTGTTGCTCTTTTCCTAAGGCAAGCACCGCCATTGATGTTTTACCTGAAGACTCGGGACCGAAAAATTCAATGATTCTCCCCTTTGCTACACCGCCACCAAGTAGAGTGTCTAATACAAGTGAACCTGTTGGTAAGAATGTGATTTGCTTGTCTTCCATTTCACCTAAAAAACCAACGTTTGATACTCCGTAAGTCTTTTTGGCATCTTCTTGCAAGGTGTGTACCAAGTCCATTAAGGCCGCTTTCTTGTTACTGTCTGCTACTGTTACTGCTTTCTTCTTTGCTACCATGTTTTCTCCTTATCTAGGGTTTTACCCTTACACTTATATTATACAAGAAAAAGAAGTGATTAGGTACAATCACCCCTTATTCTGTTACATCTTTTAACTCTACCGAGCAGGTTACAGGACAGAACCTGAAATCAGTTAATTTTAGTTTACCACCTTTGACAAAATCTGCATATTCATCAACTGTTAAACGCTTGCGGAAGTTACCCATGATAACTTCATACTCTCGTTTACCTTTAGCAATTTCACCATGCCATACACCAGCACCCTTAGAAGATGTTTTTGAACCACCTTTTACAGTAACCAAATCGCTTAGTGTAAACTCTGTTTTTGCTACACCGTCTTTAAATGCTCTGCCGTAATTTACTTTACTGTTTAAGAAGTAATCAACTTCTTTTTCACCAACATTGCGAGGACTCTTGTTTACATGAATACGCATATCACCAATATATTTACCAGAATTGATTAACTCTTCTCGTTTCTTTGTTGCCCGCTCTGTTTTACTGCATGATATAGCATCTGTTTTACCATCTTTGTCAATAAAGATTACATTCTTATTACCAGGCATTCTAATTGTTCTCTCTTCATAGTCTGAAATTAAATCTCGAACACCGTCATACCCCTTAATACGATAATTGTGGTATCCTTGTTCTAATACATCGTAGTCATCAGCAAGTATTTCACCAGAATTAACATCACTCACAACTCCATTGTCATCATAATAGATTGTCTTGGTTGAGCCCTGTGCTGATTTTGTACCGTTACATAGAGTTTTTACCTCAAACGATGACACAAAACTCTTTTCCTTTTCAGGATTTTTAATAATTCTGACAATATCTGCACTAAAATTATCGTCAGGCCAAATATAGATACAATTACTATCTTCTAATATTGCATTGCAGTCTTTTACCTTTAAGTACTCTTCATCTGAAATCATAATCTTACTCGCCTCAATATAAGATTGTAAATGCTCCTGAATAACAGGTGAAATGTTACCGTTTTTCATGACATACAGTCTTTGAGAGTTTTTGAACTCTTCCTGCTCGTCTGTTGGTGCAAAATTCAGTTCTTCTACTGCCAAATTCATCATTGAGTAGAACTCGCCAGACTTGCTGACCTGTGTGCCTTCGTATTCAAAGCCCAATTTCTTCAAAAATCCGTACTCTGTCATTCTGTCTTTGTCACTATCATAGTTATAATTTTTCAATGTATAGTAACCAGAACTTGATTTGGTTAATCTATTTTCATAATAACTGTTTGCCAACATCTGTGCTTTGGCCATATCGTCTATAATTTTGTTCTCTTCTTCTGGCGTTATCGTGTCAGAGAAATGTAGATTATTACCATATTTGCATGTAGCCTGACTCTGTGCTGTGCATTTACTAAAACCTTTTCCATTAAAATGTTTTTTCAAAATACGCAATCTCCTTTTCTATCTACATGTTATATCAAAAAAGAGCAGGCTTTTGCCCGCTCTCTTATTGGCTATTACAGATGGAACACTCTATCGTGAATATCTCCAAGTCTGCCAAGGTTTACACCATTACTAATACGACCAAGATAACCACAAACTCTGCGGACAATATTAAGTTTATCAATATTTGTTTCTCCACAGTTAGGACATCTCCATATGTAATTGCCGTTTTCATCTTTAATCATTTCCATCTCACCATGGAAACCACAAGTATCACATACGTCAGTTCTTGTGTTACACTCTGCATACATGTTGTTATCGTAGATGAACTTAATAACTTCTAGCAACGCAGGTATATTCTTTTCCATGTTCGGAATTTCGATGTATGAGATAGAGCCACCAGATGATAATGACTGGAACTCTGACTCCTTCGACAACTTGTCAAAGGCGTCAATCTCTTCTCTTACATTTACATGGTAACTATTTGTGATGTAGTCATGTTCGTTTACTTCTGGCATAGTGTCAAAATCTCTTTGAAGTGCCTTTGCAAACTTGTAAGTACCTGATTCCATCGGTGTACCGTAAACAGAGAACGCTAGGTGAGTTTCTTTCTTCCACTTCTCACAATAAGCATTTAACTTATTCATGATTTGAAGTGCAAGTTCTCTGCCCTCGTCGGTTGTGTGTGACTGGTGAATTAACGCTTGTACCGTTTCATATAAACCAGCATAACCTAGGGAGATTGTTGCATACCCATCATACATAACTTTATCTAATGTATCGTTAGGGTTTAATCTCGCATAGGCGCCATGTTGCCAAAGAATTGGAGCAACACACGCTTTCGTCTTGTTTAATCTCTTCACAAATGTCATGTGAGCCTCAAAACAGAGGTCTGCATATTTGTCAAGTAGGGACCAAAACTTATTCATGTCTCCATTTGCCTCTAATGCAACATACGCCAGGTTAAGCGTTACCACACCTAAATTGAAACGACCATATGCATAGAAATCTCCGTTTCCATCATACCATGGACTTAAGAACGACCTACATCCCATTGAAGGAAAGCAATGCCCGTCTTTATTCTCAAACATTTTCTTTTCTGAAATGTAGTCTGGCACCATTCTCTTAGATGTGCATTCGGCTGCCAAACGAGTTAAGTACCAATATTCCTTTGTCTCATCACAGTTAGAACTGTCAATCGCATAAATCAACTTAGGGAATACAGGTGAACATAATACACCATGTTCGTTTGGTAAACCCTTTATACGCTGACGTAACATCTCTTCGATAATCAATGCTAAGTCTTTCTTTTCCTGCTCATTCTTTGCTTCATTTAAATACATGAAGATGGTAATGAATGGCGACTGGCCATTTGCCGATGCCATTGTAACGATTTGATGATTTAATGTTTGAATACCGTCTTTGACTTCCTGACGTACTTGTTTTTCAACAATTTCGTTTAATTGTTTTGTTGACACTTCAACATTTTGCTCTGTAAACTCGTCCATTAGTCTATGTCTGATTTTTCTTCTTGAAATATCTACATAAGGTGCTAAATGTGTTAGAGTCATACTTTGTCCGCCGTACTGGCTTGCTGATACAGCCATGGCGATTTGGCTCGCTAATGTGGCTGCTGTGCTGAATGACTTAGGTGAATAAATCTTAGTACCATTTAACACGGTACCATTTGTGAAAATATCTTCTAAATTCACCAGGCCACAGTTTGTTATTCCAGCAATACGATAGTCTAAATCGTGAACATGAATAATACCTTTTTGATGAGCGTCTTGTACATCTCTTGGTAAAATGTACTTGTTTACAAGATGTCTGCTAATTTCACCGGCAGCCAAATCTCTTTGAGTACTTAGAAGTTTTGCATTCTTATTTGCATTTTCTACGGACGCATCTGTTTCCTTCTGCTCAAACAATGCCATAATATTCTTCTCAAGGTCATTGAACTTATTGTCTCTTAATTTGCCTTTTAAGAAACGATAATTAGAGTACGCCTTTGTTAATGCGAAACTAGCGTTGTCGTAGAGTTCTTCTTCTACCATATCCTGAATATCCTCTACTGAAATTTCTGTATCTTCAGGAATGCGACTTACAACAGTATCAACCAGTTCTGCGATTTCTTCTTCTGTAAGTCTGTTTTCACGGCTAACCTGCATATTAGCCTTTTCGATTGCTGAATTTAATTTTTCAGGCTTAAATTCAACTTCGTTGCCATTTCTTTTAATTACTTTTATCATTTTACTCTCCTTGGCATAAGTTCTGCTATGCCTAATCTTATATTTACTAAAAGCGAATGGTTTGCCTATTTCACCTCACAGTCTAATTTATCCCAATCACTAATAGAACGTAAGTCTTGTGGGGTGCTTATGTTGCGTAAGTCAAGCCTTCTCTGGTTTTCTGAACCAGCATATTTTAATAGTAAATTACGCTTTGATAGAACAAAAGGACCATCAATCAAATAATCAATATTACATAAAATATCTTCTGTGTATTCAGTGTAATCCCTGAATGTCTTATCTAGTAGACTTTCAATTCTTCTACCGGTCCATATCCATATGTCTTTTGTATCACCAAATTCTGCTCTGAAACGCTGAATAATCTTTAAGACCTCTTCTTGATTTTCTTTTTCAAGTGGGTCTCCACCAAGTAATGATAGACCTTTAATATATGGCTTTTTACAGTCTTTAATTAGTTCATCTAAAACCTCATCTGTAAATCTATCACCATAATCTAATGCCCAAGTTTCTTCATTAAAGCAACCCTTACAATGTAGCGTGCAACCTGATACGTAAAGGCTAACTCTAATACCATCACCGTCGGCGGTGTCATGTTGTCTATAATCACTATAAAACATATTTCTTCTCCTAACTAAAAAGGACTATAATAGTCCTAATACGATTGCGTTTGATATTGCATGCATTCCGATTGATACATACAAGTTGTCTGTCTTTCTGTAGAAGTAATGATAGGTAGTAGCATTTACAGTTGTTATAATTGCTGGATAAAATGCCGTATATAAATCAGTACTCTTTTGTATATGAAGTAAACCAAACAGAACAACCGAAGCAACAATAGACGATTTGTTCTGTGGTAAATATCTAAATATATATTCCTCTGTTAAAGGCGCCATCACGCAAGACAGAAGAATACCTACAAAGCCATATGACTTGACAAGTATCTTTACTTTTTGTTCTTCTATTGGTTTTGGTAGTACATATATCAAGAAACCAGTAACTGCCATGTGCACTAAAAGACCGATTACGATATATAGCGCCACTCTTTTATTTAATTCTGGTTTAGGAAATTTTCTTTCATCTCTATAAAATAGATAAATAATACCCATAAATAGAACAGAGAATAATATATGCCTAAATGGGGCAGGTCCTATCGCCATTACAGACGACAGGACATAACTCGTAAGAACAATAAATATATATTTTAATGTTGCTTGCATTACTTGCCTGCCTTAGCAATAAGAGCCATCTTGACAAAACACATCTCATACAACACACGGTAGTCAATCGTCTTGCTTGCAATAGCATGGAATGTCTTTTCTAATTCACCAGTTAGTTTAATAAGCATGTTAAGATTTGTAAGTTTTGTTAAATCTTGATAAGGTATTCCAGATTCTACCTCAACTCCTGAAAGCATTAACATTAAATCTACAATAACCTTATACAATACTTCTGCGGTTGAGTGGAAATTCGCTCCGGATTCTGACATCGCTTTTGTTGTTTTGTAAATATTGATTACATCACCATGTAAGATATTTTCTAACAACTGTCTTGAATAAGAAGCACTAATAACACCACCGTTTACCAAGTTTTCTAGGTTACTAATAGCATCTCGGATTGAACCACCACTATTATGAACACAGTTAAAGAAATCTTCTTTGGTAAACTTTTTATCTTTTATTCCCTGTAGAATTTCTGGTTCTTTTTTAGCGATGTGTTGGAGAACCGTTAAAATCTCATTCGGTGTTGGCACTCGTAGAGAGAATTGTTGCATACGGCTCTTAATAGATTTAGGTATTCTATCAGGCTCTGTTGTACAGCAGATAAATAGTGAGTCTTGATTGGTGCTTTCTAGGTCTGTAAGAATAGACTCAAATGCAGCCTTAGAACAGTTATGGAACTCATCTAAAATAAATACCTTTTTCTTGATTGGTTGTGATACAAAAGACTCTGCCATAATCTTTCTGACATCTTCTACACTAGCATTCGCCATAGACACCTGTTTGACGCCGATAAGAGAATCATTATCAATAGCCTCTGTGATTTCATCTTCAATCGGATTTAAGTCATCATCTAATTTATGGCAGTTCAGCACTTTTGCAATTAATAAAGCAAGCGTTGTTTTACCTGTACCTGCTAAACCACTGAAAATATAGCCTGTAGGTATCTTGTTTGATGCAATAGCATTTTTTATCGGTGTAATAATCGCCTCTTGACCGATAATGTCTTCCCATCTTTTCGGTCTGTATTTTTTGTATAACTCAATGTATCTGTCCATACTATTCATCTCCGTACTCTACATAGTCATTTAATCTGTCTGTAATAATCTTAGGTGGGTATGCTCTACCTAAACCACATAAATAAGTTGCCCATGAATTATATTTACCTGGCTTGAATGGGAAGGTATAGTCGTTTGCAATACACTCTTCTAAAATACTATCTGCTTTTTCACAGTCTGCAATTACTTGCTCTCTAACTTTTGGATTATGACAGTCAACATTGACAATCTGTGGAACTTCTGCACAAGGGAATATCAAACATGCACTATCTACTTTCATACCTGCTTGCTCTAAGAGCATCGTATAAAATGTCTGCTGGCGCCAGTAATCGAATGGGTTATTATCACTAGGTGCCTTACTAGGGTCATAGTCATGGATTTTTGCTCCTGTTTTCCAGTCTTGAACGATTAAGCCATAGTCACCCTCAACAAGTTTATCAATAAATCCTAAGCATGTTCTTTTAGCGTTACCAATCTTACCTGTAACAAACAATTCTAAGCCTTGCTTTTGCTCTCCCATAAGGAATACAGAGGCAATCTTTTCATCTTTTGCACCACTAAGCCATGTGTTTTTGTAACCTTGTATTGCTCGATTTAGCCAGTCTTTATTTTCTTGTCTTTCAAGCATATGCAGATATTTCTCTTTTGTTACTGATACAGCAGTTGCTGATAAGTGTTTAAAATCTCTATCTGCCGGCTCTAACTTAAAGAACTCTTCCATGATACTATGGAACCATGTTCCTCGTTCTAATGCGTCAACATAACCATCAATACACAACGGTTCAATATATGCTCCCATTACCCAGTCGCCAGGAGAGTTCAACAAAGCACCGACTAAACTAGGCGACAACTTTTTCTTGTTAATTTCTTTCTTTATATCCTCGTCTAAAATCTGAACGCTATTGTTTGCAATTCTAACTTTCTTACTGACTTGTTTTTCTTCTTCTAAATCAAATAAACTAAATCCCATATTACACCCCCAAAATCTCGCCTAATTCATCGGCAGTATGTTGTGTTGTATCTATTTCGATAGAGTAATTTTTATATTCTAAGCACTGTGTTTCACTAGGGTGGTTTAGAGCCTCTTCTGAAACCGTAATCTTATCTCTATCATATAACCGTTTTAGCCTAACTTCTAACGGCGCTTTTAATAAAACCGTAGTAGCACCGATAGATTGTAACATCTCTAATTCATTGATAAAACGTGCATCTGTAATATATGTTGCTACACCATTGGCGATATTCTCTTCAATCTCTGCCTTTACAATATCTACCCAATAACTGTCTTTTTGTTTTCTACGAACTTCTGTTCCCCAAAATTGCAATAAATGTCTTGTCGCAGGACTTCTATCTCTTGCTGTGAAGTTTGGGTGAATATAATCCTCTTCTAAAATCACGTCTTTCATCTTTGCAATATCAATACAACTTACACCTAGATGATGAGCGATTTCTGCCACGCTAGTCTGATTACGAACGCCGTTAATCACAAAATCTACTTCATCTTTTAATGCTTTTGCAAAACTTAAATGCTCTACCCCTATTCCATTCTTGTTGCATAGTTCTTTATATGCCTCACCGAATGTGTCTTTACCAGCGGCCATACCACCACTGAATGAAATTGTTTTTACTAACATACTTTACTCTACCTCTCACTCATATTATACACGTTTTTATGCACAAAAGGCACATATTTTAAAATATATGCCGGAACGGTTTTAAACGCTTTTTTACTTAAATCTGAATAATGTATCAGCCCGTTGGTTTTAGGTCTAAAATAGGTCTAAAAAGTCGCACGGACGAGGGTGTAAAACGGTTTTAAATAAAATAAAAAGAGTGAGAAAATCTCAACTCTTAATATATTTAATTAAATACCGACAATAAACACTAGGAATGCCAGAAATGCAATTATTCCTAACAATACAGTTTTGCTTGTCTTGTCTAAATCTAAGAATACAACCGCATAGACTAATACAGATAGTAGCACATAAAGCAGAATGTGTAGCAATACTAATGCCAACATGATGAGCATACAATATACCCCCTTTTTATCTTACAAGAATAGCATACACTACTTATGGCCTTCTGTCAAGTGCATGCTATTATGATTGTCAATTAATATCTTCTGTAAGATGAACTCCTGAACTTCGTATAAGAAAGAACAGTCTATGTCTTCTACATCTTCAAAGTTCAGATAACAACCACCATCATAATCTTTTAATGATAAGTTGATAATTAAATTTTTTGCCAACTCTCTATTTGTATTAAACAACTTAGGGACATCGTGTGCTGGCTCTAAAAAATATTCTCCTGTATCACCATCAAGCATTTCTATATACACCGTGCCTGGATTACTGGTCTGAAAAACAATCTTAGTATCATAAGGATAACCAAGTTCTGTCAACCTGTCAATTAGAGATTTTAAATAAACAACCACCTTCCATTGCCCTAGAAGGTTATATATAAAATCCAATGTGATTTCGTCAGGAGAGCAGACAATTATTTTATCATCCTCAATCTTTACATTTAGGTAGTATTTTTTCAACTTTTTTAAAATGTATTCAACATTAGGGTCAAACTTATTAATCGTACCATTATTAAACATGATAATAAATTCTTCTAACGTGCTAAAATACTTTTGTTTTGAGATAATGCGCCTGATTTTGGTATCAAACTTCTTTGCAAAGGGCATTAAAGCCTGCATAACTAATCACTCTCCCTAAACATATAGGAAATAGGCTTTTCATTAGACATATCATCGTCTACCTCACAACTCAAAGCAACTCTCTTTTCTACTCCTGCAACAAACTGGTTCTCTTCTGAATAACATAGCACCTGCTTGTCATCTTTATTGTAGATTAACACAAACTGGCCGTCTGCATCCTCTTTTAAGGTTAAATCTACATAAGGATATTCTAAAGAGTATGATTGCACAATCTCTTGCCCAGACTTTGTTGGCTTATCTTCTGCTGGTTGTTCATCATCAGCAACTGTCGGTGATTTTAAAATCAATCTTTCAAAGTTTTCAAAATCTTGTTTCTTAGGACTTTCTGTCGGTTGTGTAACCGTTGGTGTCTTTGCAGTACTTGTGAAATGACTAACAACAAAATAACCAATACCTGCAAGAACAACAATAGAGATTAAGGCAATAACGCCAATTACAACACCTTTCTTCAACTTCTTTGGTGTCTTAGCCTTTTTGCTTTCCCTTTCTTTTACAATTTCTTCTAATGCCTCTGCCTCTTCCTCTTCTGAATATTCGACTTTAGGCTGAACAGGCACGACTACTTGAGGCTCTTGATAAGCCTCTTCATAGTCTGTATCTTCGTCAGTATTGTACTCATCTTCAATATCTTGGAACTCATCTGTAATGTCTTCCACATCTACCGGCTCAATAATATCTTCTTGCTCTTCATGTTTGACAACCGGTTCGGGAATAGTGTTTTTAGTTAAATCTTCCACAGATGGTAAATTCATTATCTTTTTTGCCATTTTACAACTCCTTACTTAATCAGTCTAAGAGCGGCTGCAGATACATAAATTTGGTCGATTTCAACGGTCTTCCACATATCATCTTTCACCGAATAGAACTCAACTAATATATCAATAAGTTTACCACCAGACATTTTCGCCTGCTCTGTTTCTTTGTTGACCAGTTTCTGGAAAGCAGGTAGATTTTTAGTTTTATTCTTATCTACCACAATTCTTTCTAAAATTTGATTATTCTTAGACACTTCTACAGGTTCAATGTCACTAATCATCATACTACCTCTAAAGCCTTTAGTGTATGTGAGTTTATAGATTGTATTGAATTTCTCTGGCTTATCTAAAGGCTCTAATGCATCGAAGAGCGATTTTTTCTTATCATCTGTTAGTCGTAGGAGTTTATATGCCTCTTGTCTGTCGCCGTTTGTTTTTTCCATCGCTGTTCCTAATAAGATTCTATTAGTAACCGTGGTAGGCAACTTAATTTCTGCTTGAGAGACACCATTATTGGCGATACCAGTAATAAGGGTTTTGCCAGAACGTGTTTTCTTTTGTGCAACTGATAAGAAAGTGATGTATTGAGTACTATCACACTCTTTTAAGTCTTTTGTCTGAACAATATCCTGACCGTCCTGTGTTTTTAAACCATCTAAAGGATTACCTGATAAATAAGCCCCTAATGCCTGACCTTCATTAGCCATCTTTTCGAGTATTGGCCATTCCTCATCGTCTAATTCAACCATACTGATTGCCTCTTCGCCAACCATAGCGAATAAACTAGCAACATTATTCTTCTTGCGTTGTACGCTCTTAACCAACTTTTCTGCGTTATCGTAAATAGATTTTCTTGTATTACCGAAACAGTCTAAACAACCAGAACATGCCAGAACTTCAAGAACAGATTTTGACACAATGTCTTTGTTTCGGTTAATAAAATTCATCAAATCTGTATATTTGCCATTACGCTCTCGTTCTAATATAAACGCCTCTAAAATAGAAGCCGGTACTTTCTTGATGTTTGAGATACTATAAACAATATTCTTCAGGTCAGACGTAGGTGAAATAAGCAAGTCAGACTCATTAATATTTGGTGGTAATATCTCTATACCGTTAGAACGAGCGTCCTCAATATACTTTGCTACCTTGTCTGGATTATCTGCATACATTCTCAAGGCTGCTGTTTCCCATAATACTGGATAATGGACCTTTAAATATGCTGACTGATAACTGTTCAAGGCATAAGATACGGCATGTGACTTATTAAAACCATACTGTGCAAATCCTAATAACTGTGCCCAGAACTCATTAACAGTACTTTCCGAACATTTGGTATTCTCAATGATACCCTTTTTAAACTTAGGTTCAAGCATGTTTAGAATTTCAATCTTTTTCTTACCCATTGCCTTACGCATCTTATCGGCTTCTTTTGATGTGAAACCGGCTGCCTCTTGTGCAATTTTCATAACCTGTTCTTGATAGATAATTGCACCAAGGGTATCCTTCGTTAATGTGTCAATCGGCGTACCAATAAATTCCCTACTGAATGGTATACGTTTGGACGAGTCATTCTTTCTGACCGCAAAATCATCATGCAAACCTAAACTCATAGGGCCTGGTCGATAAATAGCCGTAATTGCAGGTAGTTCTTCAAACTCTGACGGCTTAACCTTTGTAAGCATGGTTCTTACACCCTGTTCTGCGAACTGGAAGATACCACTTGTCTTAGCCTTTTGGAACATCTGATATGTTTTCTTATCGTCTAATGTGCCATCAATGATTTTAGACATATCAATATGTTTGCCAGTGTATTGTTCGACCAATTTAACTGTGCTACTAATTAAATGTAATGTATCTAGTCCTAAGAAGTCCATCTTGATTAAACCAAGTGATTCTGCCTCAGGATATTCAAACATTGAAACTTGATAAACAATACTCTTATCCCTAGGGTCTTCTTTATAAATTGTAGGCACTGTGTCTGAAATCTCTTTGCATGAAATTAGTACTCCACAAGCGTGGACACCTGTACCAGATGTTCTACCTTCTAGTTCGCTTGCCCTTTTTATGATTTCTAGCAACAATGGGTTTAGTTTTAGTCTTGCACTTTCATATGTTTCATTCTTCTCGTCAAGTACGTCTTTTAATGTGTCTTTTGAAACTGCTTCTGGTAGCAATTCACTAAAACTGTTGACTTCCTGTGGTGGTATGCCATAAACCCTTGCTACACATCTAAATGCATTTCTTGCACCATAAGGCATTCTCGTAATAATATGTGTAATATTATTTTCGCCATACTCTTCTTGACAATGCTTAAATACAAGCGGTCGTACTTCTGGTTCAAAATCTGTATCTACGTCAGGTGCAGCCCCAATGTCTATAATCTTATAATCTGTAACTGTTTTACCATCAACTGTGTCACCAAGTTTGATTGTATATGTGTAATCATCCTTGTTATTGATGTTTTTAACGGTTGATACCGGGATTTCTTCAAAAGAATTGTCATTGTACGTAATTCTTGCAATCGCTGAACGCCCAGGCGACAAGAAACGGTCAAACATTAAATCATAACGAACAGGGTCTGTTTTATGAATACCTAGAAGTCTTGCAATACAACTGCCACCTGCTGAACCACGCCCACAACCTGTTGGGTAGCCGTTATCTTCTGACCATTTGATGTACTCTCGTACAACTAAGAAGTAGTCTATAAAGTCGTTTGAGTGGATAACCTCTAATTCGTTCTTAATTCTCTTCTTCCACTCTGCCTGAATCTCTCTAGGCTTATCTGCAACAATCTTATCCCAGCCTTCTTGAATTAATGCTTTAAAGTAGGATAAACTATCTTGAAAAGGTGCTGGTATATGTGGAACAGGACGTAAACCTAATTGGTATTCCAACTCAACCTGTTCAATCATATCTACAATAGCCTGATTATTAATAATAGCCTGATTTAGGATTTGCTTTGGCACATCTGTAACGTTTTCTTTTACATAATTAACTAATTCCTGTGTTGATTTTAAGTAATGCTCATTGCAGAATAAAGCAGGTCTCAAACCACCACGTGTTACAGGTGTTTCTTGTAAACTGTAATTCTTAATTAATGCCATATTGATTTCAGACATTTCAAAATCTGTATCATATGCATAGAATGTAGGATTTGTTAAGACTAAAGGAGTATTTGTTCTTTCTGACAATCTTGTAACAGACTGGCTAATGTTTCTACGATTTCCTTTTAGCAATGTAAATTCTAAATACACATCTTTAACTTTGTTTTTAAATTCTGATAAAAACTGCTCGGTTGGCTCTTTTTCATATGTATGTACAATCGCAACAATGTTGTCTGTCTGCTTAATGTCTGTGATTGTTAAGAAAGGCTCGTCTAAATTATTCCTTGTAGATTGTGTTAGTAACTTACATAATTCATGGTAACCATTAATGTTCTTTGCTAAGAATGTAATATTGTGTTTTTCAACTGTGAGGGTTACTCCGACAATCGCTTTAATATCATTTGCCTTACACTTCGTCAAGAACTTAAAAATACCCATCATTGAGTTGGTGTCTGTTAATGATAAAGTTTTAATACCCTTTTGCTTACAAACACTAATATATTCATCAATAGTGCCATACCCGATATGAACACTATAATCACTATATACAATTAAATTGCTAAATTCCATATTTGCTCCTTTTCTCTCACTAATATTATACAACAAAGACCCGCTATTTAGACAGGTCTTGTTTGTTTGTATAGAGAATTACTCCGAATACAATTTCTATTGTGAAATAAATTACAATGTAAATGAAAGAATTTACAGACTTTGTTAAATATGTAAATAACAGTAATGACAGAACGATTAAGATACTCACTAAGACAGTAATTAATAGTCGTTTTGACTTAACATTAAACTTGTCCATCAATAACTCATTTACAAAAGCAATAGATATTGTTAAAGGTATAAAAGTTGCAAGTAATGATAACTGCAACATGCTTTCAAATTGTAATACAAGCATAGCGACTACAACTTCATAGATAAACAGCCACATCAAATAAAATACGCCGTGAAAGAAGTTTGAAAACATCATAGAGCCTGTATATACAACAAATATTCCTAAAAATACATACTGAATACCATTTGTATTAGTCTGAAATGCTGAAATTGTAAGCCCTAGCAAGGCAATCATCACAAGGATTTTAAGAAAAGAATTATTTAGAAACTTCTTTACCAGTGCTGCCAAAACCGTTTGCTCCTCTTTCTGTTTCTGATAATTCATCTACCTGTGTGAATTTTGCCAAACATGGAACAACTACAATCTGTGCCATTCGCTCTCCCGGCATTAAGAATTTAATACTATCTGAATGATTATGAATTTTCACTTTGACTTCTCCACGATAATCACTATCAATTACTCCTACAGAGTTGGCGAGTGTACAGTCAAACTTGAAACCTAGTGAACTTCTCGCAAATACTAGCCCAACATATCCTTCTGGTATTTCGACATAAAATCCTGTTGATACAACTTCTGACTTTCCTGGCACCAGCGTGATAGGCGTACCACCATTATGAAACAGGTCTAATCCTGCTGAACCTGTTGTCTGTACCTTAGGCGCCTCAAATTCGCCAATATATTTAAACTTTACTTCCATCTAATTACTCCTTTACTGTTTTGAATTTCATGTAATATATCAGTTAAGAGAACCCTTTTGGGGCTCTCTTTTAAACTAATGCTTAATTACTTTGGTTTTAACCTTTCTTGCCTGACGAATTAACTTGTCAACACATTCGCCAACTAGAACATAAAAATCTGAACCGTAAACCTTTGCATGTAGAGTTGCTTTATTTGAGATAACTGTTCCTTCTAATTTAAAGCAATTATCTTTCTTATGCTCTACCTCAAAACGCACCTCTGTGTCATTGTTTACTACAATTGGAAATGACTCTAATGACAGTACTTTCTTTTCGACAGCCTCATACATTGCCTCTGTCACTTCTCCATCTCGATTAAAAATTACAATTCTCATAAAATTATACCTTTCCCTTTTTGTCTCTCATATCTTCTAAACCGACATAGTACGCTTCAATCTCATCTGGTGTTGGTTTTGTGTAATACACAGCCCACACAACTACAGATAATAGTAAACCCGCTATAAATGTGTAGTATGGTGATTGCGTTGGAATTAAAACTAAGAATAAGATACTTAAAATACCAACCACAATTAATGACAAGTTTACTCGTTGCTGAAACGACAGGTCATTCAACCATGCTAGTTTTGATACCTTATCTTCTTTTTGCTTTCTAACAATCATTATACCATATGCGAATGTAAATGTAATAAAACCAACGCACAAGGCGACAATACTTCTAATTGTTGTGAATATAAAATTCCACGGTAATAAAATGTCTACAATTATACTAACACCACAACCGAGTGCGATTGACATTACCAATAAAGCGAAAAACACTTTCTTGTTGCCTTTATTCACCTTTGTCTTGATGAAAGATAAATACTTAAATAAAATCTGCATACGCTCACCTACCTCTCTATACCTAAGAAGTTGTATGCATCTTCTAGGGCCTTCTTTTTCTCTGGCGATTTATATATCTTCTCTGCCTCCATTTGGGCAGCCTCTACCAACTTTGTATGTTCGTTGATATCGCAGAATTTCAGGTTTGTTTCACCAGACTGACGAGTGCCAAGAATATCACCAATATCACGTGTTGCCATATCAGCCAATGCAATCTGAAAACCATTATCACTACGTACAAGAGCGTTTAATCTAGGATTATCTGCTTTACCGTCATTTACTAGATAACAGTATGATTGAAGATTGTTGCGACCAACACGTCCTCTAATCTGATGAAGAGGGCTTGCCCCAAATCTATCTGCACCTAGAATAACCATAACAGTAGCCTCTCGAATATCAATACCTACTTCTACGATAGAAGAGGCAACCAACACGTTAAAATCACCATCTCTAAACTCTTTTAGTGTCTTTTCCTGTGTCTCTCTCGATTGCTTACCAGTTACGACTTTATACTTCACATCGTTCGCATACAACAACGGTAAGTGTTTTAGTGCTTTTTCAACTTTTGCGGTAGAAATATATTGCGTATCTTCATCAACTGCAGGAGCAACAATAAACATCTTATGACCTTGTCTTAATTCATTAATGATATTTGCCCATACATCAACACATTTTCCACTCAAGAAACCTTCACTATTCACTTTTAACAGTTCTGTCTTAATAGGTATTCTGTCCTGAGGCTTTTCTTCGATTGTGATTAAATGCACATCACCAAAGAATGATGTTGCAACTGTTCGAGGAATCGGTGTCGCTGTTTGAGAAATTAAATCAGGCACTTTACCGTCTACTCTAGCCCCTAATAAAACCTCTCTTTGTGCAACGCCGAATTTTTGTTGTTCATCAACTACTACAAGACCCAAGTTGTGGAATTTCGGTACAATCAAGACGCTTTGTGTACCTACAAGAATATCTATCTCGCCTGACTCTACCTTGTCGTAAATTGCCTGTTTTTCTTTCGCTTTTGTCTTACCTGATAAATACGCTATAACAGGCTTATGTTCTAATGGTTCCAAGAATTTCTCAAAAGTATTGAATAACTGCTGGGCTAAAATTTCTGTAGGTGCTGTCAGCACGCTCTGATATCCACAATCTACATTATATAAGCATGCCATCTGGGCACATATAGACTTACCTGCACCAACGTCTGCTGATAGTAATATTTTTTCAGGCGTAGGTTTCTTCATTGCATCCATAATCTCTTGAATAGCATTACTCTGACCATTTGTCAATTTAAATGGCAATTTACCGTATGCCTCGTTTGTATAATTTGTCTTACCTGTAGGTATCTTGCTTAGTCCGATAGCCTCTTTACTATTCACTCGTCTATCTAAGAATACAAGTTGTAGATAAAGCAACTCAATGTATGCCAATTTATCAATCGTGTCAATATAGTTTGTTACATCTTTTGGAAAGTGTAGGTCGTACAATAACTCCCATAAAGAACTATCCATGTTAATGTAAGAAGCAAGGTCCTTACCATCGAATCTAGTAAACACCTCTTGCACGCATTGTGTGAGCACCTTTGATGTAATCTTATTTGAAGGACTTTGTTTGTATACAGGAATAATTGGCATACTCTGTACGTCTGTTTCAGAAAAGATATTCTGACCATTTGCCTTATCTCTTGCAATTCTAACTAACTGCACGATTACCACATCACCAGGCTTATATAATCTACCCAAGTAAGCACCGCCAAAGAATGTTGCTTCAAGTGTTCTTTTACTTTCTACATCCTGTAATTCAAAATACGCTTTACCATTAGAAACCATAATGTTTCCGATAATACACTTTACAAACACTGACTCACCAAACGGACAGTGTGACCATGATTCAGTTCTTCTTCTATCAACATACTTTACAGGTCGCTTAAACAGTAATTCGGCTGCATTTGTGTAACCTAACTTATCAAAACCCTCTGATTTAATCTTGTAACCATAAGCAACGGTTGACAATTCTGACAAATCAACAGACATAATATCCCTCATCGTGTTATATGAAGTTAATGGTGTCTTAACAATATCTTCCAGTTCTTCACTCACACGAAAACTAGGTAAGTATGGATGTTTCCATGATGTCAACATTCTGTACGATTCATATAGCCTACTGAAAGGAATCCTATATGTATCACGCATAATATTGGTTGCGCCTAAAATATTTAAAACTCGAATATAAGACTCGATAGGTGGTATTTTCACGCCAACGTAGCCGTCTGCAAACTTAAACACTTCTGGTTGTGGTACTTTTTCTGCTTGCTTTTTAATCAGCAATAACTCATTATCTAAAAAGTCAACATCATTACGGAATTTCTTCACAAAATTAAACGTTGCAAAACAGTTGTTGCTATAAACAGGAAAAACATACTGGTAAGTACCTAACATGTGTTCATCTTTTAAACCAACAAATTCCTTTAAAATTAAGAAACTTAAAGGTCTCTGTGTTCTAATTGTAATATGTTCACCTGTTGTGTCTAATCTTACCTGTATGTTCTTTTCCATAATATATTAACCTCTCGCCACTTCTAATAGTTCTAACAAAGGCAACATCTTATCTAGCACGTTATCTGGTAGTGTTTCAATACCCTTGGTTAAGTTCTTCTTTGCTAGAATAGAACTCATACTCTCGTCATAAGTATATGATGGGTTGTAGCCCTCTACTAGTTTTGCTAAACCACTGATATCCTGCATTTCAATAACTGCAAACGCAAGGTCTGTCGTGCCTCTTAAACTAAACAACTCTTTCAATTTTAAGATGTTGTCAGAGTATGCCTTGTCAATAGTTATTATACAACTTATTAACCCAGAACGACTATCCTCATGCATAATATTTTGAATATATGAAATTGTCTCGGTATCATAGTCTTTTAATAAGTCATTAATCGCTAAGACTTTCTCTACCAAAGGTTTAATATCTTCTACCGGCTTGTCCTGTGCGTTTCCAGACGTTTCTGCAATTTCTTCGACATCTTCTGCAACTTCCACGTCACCGCTCTCTAAGGCCTCTTCCGGCTCGTCATAGACCTCTTCGTCTGTAGGCTCCTCAACTTGCTCACTATTCTTCTGCATATCTATTGCAGAGTCGCTATTCTTTGCGGCCATCTCTAATCTTTCTCTAAGTGACAATGTCATATTTTAATCTCCTATAACGGCCTCGACAACAGAGGCAACAATACTAATCTCTAAACTTACAACCAATGCGTTAATAAATGAAAAATGAATACCAAAATAACCGAATAATAGTTGTGTCAATAAGGTATTAATCACAAAAGAGAACAGTCCTAATGTGAAGATATTAACAGGCAGAGAAAAGAAACGTACAAGAGGCTTCACTACCTTTACGAAACATGTATAGCATAGCCCTATTATTAAATATGTTGTTAAGCCTTGAATACCAAATGTGTGAAAGAAATAATCTAGTCCTAAAATGGTCAATGTGATTGCTATAAATGATTTCATTTCTTAAATACTCCTTTTTTATACATGATGAAACCTGCACCAGATATGGCTCCGATGACTACAGTACCAAGTATTACAGGTAATAGTAAACCATTATTCTGAACAGAAATGGTTTTCTTTTCTTTTGGTGAGAGAACAGCCTTAATATCTTCCTCAATCGTTTCTGTGACAGGTAAGTTATTTTTGAACACATCTGCCTCGTCTTTACTTAGATTAAAAGAACCATTGTCGATACCTTTTGTTAGTAGTTCTTTTACGCTCTCTTGATTGTTAATATCTGCCTTGCCCAACTCATCTGTATCTGTAAATACGGAGTAGTTGATTGATACAGGTTTATCTAACAACTCTTTACCCTCTACCATGACGATATTATAACCCGTCTTTGTAACAAAACGATGAGGTTTCACATATAGTACTGCGGTATGATAGTCATTACTTACAGAACCTACTCTGTATTCTTGTTCAACTTCTTTATCAACTAACCAGCCAACACTCTGCTCTGATGAAACCACGATACCTACTGTCTGATTTGTGTTGTTATAAATCTTAATATCAACTGCTCCTGTTAAGTTATCGCTCTCTAATGCTTTACGCTCTACTTCAATTCTAACCCCGTCTGTTGGGATATCGACTTCCTCTGCGTTGACATTATATGACAATGTGAACAGGAACAGTATACTTATTAATAATTTCTTTACCATAATTACTACTCCTTGTGTACTTCTTATATCAAAAAAGGCTCAATTAAGAGCCTTATTCTACATGCATGACTGAAACACCAACAGTAATGAAGATTGTGTCATCAACTGAATATGTATTGTCAGCACCCTTAACAAGAGATTCAATCTTTAAAATCTGGTTACCCCTGTTACTACCGTAATTCACTCTAATTTTATCAGCAATATAACCGACTAAGATATTGAGTGTTACTGCACCAAACTCGACAACTGTACGATTATCTCCTGTATCTGCGTCAAGCGTAATATCAATCGTATCATGGTTTGTATTACGGAATTCAATCTTGTCGCCCTTGATATTTAACCAAATCTGGTTACTGTCAGGACTTAAACGTGTCATGGCTTGAATAGCATACTTAAACTCTTCGATATTTGCCGTAAATGAGTTTTCTGTGGCCGCTGTCTCCTTAAATACACCATATTCTAAAGGCTTCATATTAGAGAATGAAACAAGATGTAAAATATCATCCTCGTTATAGAAACCAAAGCGTGATTTGTTATGAATTAACTTAACCATGGCACCTGGTGTAAATGCATTAAGCAAGACACCAACCTGTGCTGGCTTTAATAACACATGGAACGCTTCTCCATTAAAGTCACATGTCTTTTCTACTAGACCGAACGTATTGGTTGCAACGATATTCAACTTATCACCAGTTGAGATGATATTCAAACATGATGCAGGGTGATTTTGTAGCACACTATCTGTTGACAAGAGTTTTGACAACTCACTAATAATCTTGATGAACTCAACGCCTGTTACTGTACCATACTCTTCTGTTGCAGTATCTACCTTTGCAATAGGAGCATCAATTACCGGTACCTTAAATTCTGACGAACCAACCTTAATAGTTACGATATCATCAATTTCTAAGCGTAAAGCATCTTCGTTTACGATAATTAGACTTGTCGCTGTCTTTAATTGATTACCTGAAATACATAATTCGATTGGTTCTACTGTTCCTTCTGCAACGAACGGAACCTTTCCTGCGATAACAGAAGAGGCAGAGTTATAAGATAGACCTAATGTGTTATCTTCTCCTACTGTTAAAACTAACTGGCTTGATAAGTCTTTACCTACTCCTTTTGTTACTGTCTTTGCTAAGTTTACAAACTGTGCTGTGTTTACCTTTAAAATCATTCTTTATTCTCCTTTTTTCTGTATAATTGAAAACGCATACTTCTTTGTACTATCTATGTTGAAGTCAAAAACACAATTCCTTGATGTTAAACCCTCGTCTGATGACGATAAGATTATATTAATATGAGGGTTGCTCTTACAATAATTGGAGAACGCCTCTCTGAATTGTGATACTTTTACTGAATTGGTTTCTGGCCCAACTCTGTAACAATCTAGTATCATTAATAACTGTGTCTTTTTATCAAACAGTGTGGTTTTGTTAAACTCTGCCTCTGGTCTTGCCCACATTGCTTCGATACATTGCTCCATTGTTACGATTTTTACACTCTCCGGGCTGATACCTATATTAATCAGGTGTGTTGCTAAATCAAACGCTTTTAATTTATTCTTAATAATATTATTTGAGAATACTGCAATCCTCAACGTGTTGTTTCTGCGTAATGTTTCTCGTACAAACCTGTCTGTGCTTTGATTGAATTTAATCTTTGCGTATTGTCCGTACCCTTTTAAATTTAAGAGTGCTTTCCACTGTAACAAATTATCTAAAATGTCTTGTTTATTCATCAAACCACCAGTCCATTTCATCAATATCTAATTCTTTATATTCTTGCTTTCTTGTTTCTGCTATTACATCTGCAAATTCACCGTTATTGACACGCATATTAATAACTGAAACATTCCAGTCTGTTAGTTGCATTCCTGTTTGTGCAATAACAATCATAATATCTCTAAAATATTCTTCTGACATATCACCAGAGAGTACATATTTTGTATATAACTCTCTTATTTTTCTCTTGGCAACTGCTATATTTGTGCCTTTGTCTGTGGAATGAATTATTTTTCCTACAGTATCGGCAAACTGGTAAATATTAGAACGTTTATCAGAGCATGTATCTTCTTGGAAGTCTCTTGTTTTTGCATTTTGCAACAATGCTTCATCATCTGCAAACAATGACTTTTTAACTTGCTTTTCTAACTTATGTTCCATCAGTCGAACGCTCCATCAAATACGTCAATATCTCCGTCTTCATCATCGAAGGCCTCTACATTTTCTGTCCATAATGGTTCTTCTACATCGCTACCTGATGATGCAACCTCTACAAGCACATCTTCACCACCGAACCCTGCTAGGTCTTCTTCACTAGCATTGTCTAACATCTGGTTCTTAGCCAACTCGATTGGGAATGACATAAACTTACCTGTTTGGCCACCACGGTTCTTTTCTAAAAGCACAGTCATCTTTTTCTCAATACTATCATCATGTAAGTCTCTATGTAAGATTAACGCTACATCACTATCGTTGGCGATATCACCAGCGTCTTTAATATCTGACAAGTGAGGCATAGGGTCCTCATCACCTCTACGCTCACGATTGACCTGTGCAAGAATAACGATAGGTATTCCTAATCGTCTTGCCAAAATCTTAAAAGTTCTTGACAGCGTTGCCATTTCTTCTCGTTTGCTTCTTCCAGAGATGGAAATTAAACCTAGATAGTCAATGAACAAGACATCTAAACCGTCTGTCTTCTTTTTTGTATATGCCTTTGCTGTAATTTTATCGAGTGTCAGCCCCGGCTCATCATCAACAATCACATCCCAATTTGAGATATTGTCAAAAGCCGTTGCAATTTTTTCTTTAGCGAAGTCGTTGGCAGATGCTTTTGTAGGAGACAAATCACTTAGGAAAATATCATTACTGTATGCAACCATACGCTTGATAATATCTGTTTCATCAACTTCAAGCGAAATGTACATTACTTTCTTTCCTAGGCTGGCTGCGTGGGCGGCCCAGTTTGTTGCCATGACAGTCTTACCAACAGATGTTCTGGCTGCAATCGTTACTAACTGCCCGCTACCGATACCGCCGTCTTTTAAATATCTATTCAACTGTGTCCATGGTGACGGGATAACCTCTGCAACAGGAGCAGTTGGGTCTAACGCTTTATCAGCAATCGTCCTGAATTTATCAGCAAAAGGTACAGTATTATTATTACTTGTAATACTTGTATTCGCATCTTCAAGCGTTGTGACCATCTGAATTAAACCATCTGACGGTTCTGTTGCACCATTTAAGATATTCTCAACGACTTTGTTCGCCTCACCAGAGATACGTTTAACAACCTCATATCGCTGGAGACGAGTAGCAACGCTCAATAGAGAAGTGTAACATGGAGAAACAATAGTATGTATATCTTCTTGAGATAGGCTCTCTCCACCCTGTCTAACAGCATCTATAATATCGTCAAGGGTTGCATGATTATTTTCTTCATTTTCTTGTGCTTTTTCTTTCAGGCATGTCCATGCTAATTCATACTTTTTATTAACAAACTGGTAGTTATCCAGAATAGACATTACATTTACGATAACTGTCTGTTCTTTTATACCTGCTTGCAAAAGTGTTAGTTCTGCCTGCATTTGTTCTGTTCTCAATTCCATGCAATTCTCCTTGTTCTGCTTACCTTTACAGTTATTATTATACAAGAAAAAGACCACTTTGGGTAAGTGGTCGTAATTTTTTAATTAAAATTGAAACGAAGTGTTGCTTCGACAGGTGTTGCTTTTGTGTAAGTATCATAGATACCAGCGTTTCTCAATGCTGTTGTATCAACAATTTGCTTATCAAACTCTGGCACATACACAAACTTCATACCGCAAGATGAATATTCTGTAAGGTTATTATCCTTCATAGACATAACTAATCTGTTCTTAACTTCTTTTTCTGTCGCTTCTAGTTGTTCTTTCTTTTGCTTTAAATCTCTTAACTTAGCAAGAGCCTCTCTGCCTTCTGGAGAAAGTCTTCCGTCTGTAATTGTGAACACCACATCGTCAGAAGAGTAGTCTTTTAATGACCTAGCGTAATCCTCTGCTACCCTAGCAAGTCCTTTATCAAGAATATCTTGCTCTGTTTCAATATGTTCTGATACATGAGACGTCTTAAGGAAATCATCATATAGTCCATCTCGCTTTAACGCTTCTACATCTGCGTTGTTTCGCATGCCAGGTGCTATATATGTTATCTTTCCTATCTCATCTGAAAGAGATTTTATTTGCTCTGCTTCTAATGTTCTTAATAACTGTTGTTTGTAATAATTAAATGCAGAGTCAATACGTGCTTTTGTACGTCTAGTTTTTACTAATAGTTGGGATGCTCTTTCTACTCCTTCACTATTATAAACATAAGCGTTGTTGTTAATTGTGGCAAATCCAATCGCTTGGTTTTCGTTTAGTGATTGAAGTTGCTGGTTGAGATTGTCGGCAGCCATCTGGGCACCCTCAATCGTTGTGAAGTGAGCCTCATCACCACCGTAAGGACATGGTCTAACCACTGCCTTGCATATTCTTGGGATGCCTCCCTTACCAATATGGTATTTTGTCATTTTCCTACTCCTTTGGTCTATAGTTATTAATGTCTAGCGATTTGTTCAGTTCCGGCATATCTTGTTTTAGACTTATATCTAAATCATTCATTTCGCCTCTCAACAAACTGGCTAATTCGTCAGTGCTAAGTGACTCTAAATCGTCTTTCTTGTCTGCTTTGGTATCGGTTTCTTTAGTGTTACTATCCTCGAGTTCGTTAAGATTTTTGCCACGTGCCGAGGCATCTTCTAAAAGAGCGTCTAAACTATAACCCTGTCTGGCTACCGACTCTCTTGCAGGCGTAGTATTGTTTGCTAAGAAGTCTGCGCCGTAGCCCTGCTCTCCTATTTTTTGCTTCAACTGTCCTCTTATAATATCTGCGGTATCACTGTCTAGCATATCATCTAAATACATACCACCATTCTGCTTACGCTCTATTTTTATGTTCTGATATGCCAGTACATCTGCCTCCATCTGTGCTTGCTCGATTGAGTCTGCCATAATATGTGTAGTATATGGGCACTTGCCTTCTTTTGCTCGACAAACACCAATACTGCCATCTGTTCTAATGTGATATTTTGTCATACTCTATTCCTGTCTAGTCCTTGGCAAACTCTGTTGTATCGTTAGGGCCTTCTCTCCACTTGTATCCTTCTTTTTCAAGAGTACATATTATCTTCTGTAGAATCACTGTTGCTTGTCCGTCTTTTAGTTTAATGTTTGCCCATTCAAGTGGCTCTTTTAGAATTTTTGTTGCCCTTTTACCAAAGGCACCTGTTGAGAACTTTGTCCAGTATAGTTTACCACCGTCTGCATTTAAACCGTGCAAGATATCTGCCTTAATATCAGGGTCTTTTATAAATGCATCAGCGATATCATCAGTTGTAAATACATGTTTTGCTTCTTCAAGTCTCTTTATTGCACAATTCCTTACGATTGAACTAAGGTCATCTTTTAAGATTTCTAAACCGTAGTCTTGCTTTGCAACTGCTCTACGAACTAGCGGGCTTGGGTCATTAATAAGTTTGTCTAAATGTTTGCCTTGCATTGCAATCATTGCACGGACATACTCGTCTGGGTCATCTACCAACTTATCTAACCTGTAGCCATTGCGTGCTACAGCCTCTCTGACCTCTGGGCTCCAATCATTAATTAAGACATCTAAACCGTAACCAGACTCTGCACATTCCACTCTCTCGTATTCATAATCGCTGTACACCTTCTTAGTCATGGTTTCATTATATTTATCAATCTGTTTCTAAAACTCACGCTCTGTCATGTCGCCAGTTTGATGCAAAACATGGTTACAATTACCATGACCAGGCGTCTTCGCCGTACACCAAGTAATTTCGCCGTTTCTGTTTAATGCTTTTACTTTAGGCATAATTATATCCTTCCTTTCTGATAAATATATCAAAAAAAGAGGATATTCTATTTATCCTCTTCTTCATCTACAAACATGTCATCAACCTCGTCATTTAAGCGACTTAACTCATCAAGGAGTTCGGCATCTGTCATGTCCTTTAATTCTTTCTTGTCCATTTATTTTGCACCTTTCTACTTATATTATACAAGAATTTAGATGTCCCATTCATCGACAACTAACTTTGGTTTATCTTCGTCATCAATTTCTCTTTCTAATCTTGCAAGTTCTCTATCAAATTTCTTCGCTTCTTCGTCTATGTGTCTACGTATTCCTTCACCGTCTATACTATTTGCCAGTCTTGTTGTAGCACCACTATATGTATATGTGTTTGCGTTGCTCTTTATGTTATTCTCTTGTACTTGCGTTTCAGACAACTTCTGCTTTGCAATATCTCTTATTTTCTTGCTAACATCATTTTTAAGAGTTGATAAACCGTAACCCTGCTCTGCACACTCAATTCTGTCTTGTTCGTTCTTACTATTAAGTTTAGCCATCATACGCTCATTATATTCATCAACACATTCCTGAAATTCGCCATCTGTCATTCTAGCACCTTGATGCAATACATGAGTGCAGTTACCATGACCAGGTATCTTCGCCGTACATCAAGTAATTTCGCCGTTTCTATTTAACGCTTTTACTCTAGGCATAAATTATATCCTCTCTTTCTATCGGATATATCAAAAAAGCAGGATTTAATTTCCTGCTTGGTTTGCTGTTAAATTATATAACATTTGTTTAATCAACATCTCTTTTGCAACACTGGCAACGTATGAGTTTTCGTCATTCTTAAGAACCTCTAGTCCATAGTATCTTCTCGCTACTGCTCTTCTTACATCTGGAGATTCATCATGTAACGCAATCTCTAAATATTTAGCATCTTTACAATGCTCAACAACATCTGCTCTGATACGAGGATTGTCATTATGAATAAGAATATCGAAACCATACCCTTGTTCAACAACAGCAAACAATACCCATTCATTATCATCATGAACAAGAATGTCTAAGCCGAATCCTTGCTTTGCAACTGCACAACGAACGTTGTAGTCCTTATCGTATACTAAAATATCTAAACCATATCCTTGATGGGCAACTTTTCCTCTAACTCGAGGACTTGGGTCGTTTATAAGAGTATCTAATCTATATCCCTCACAAGCAACACCCCATCTAACATTTTCTGACTCATCATGGATTAATTTTTCTAGGCCGTACTGACGCCATGCCACATGCATTCTGACAATATCGTCTTCGTCATTAATAAGTATTGCTAAATGCTTATCTGTACCATACTGTGCGACATATTGTCTTACACGACTGTCACTATCATTGATAAGTATATCCAAAAAGTACTTATTCTCTGCCAAAAGGACACGAATTCTCCAGTCTTTGTCAGTTAAGAGAGATTCTAAATTTTCACCATTTTGGATTTGTCTCATTTTTGAACAATCTTCAAATGTTCCTTCTCTGAGAATCCACGTTTCAAGTATTGAACTCATTATTACACCTTCCTGTCTTTTTATAATTATACAACAAGGTTTTTAAAAAGTAAATAGTTAATTGCTTTCTGTTATCCATTCATGTTCTGGTAGTGTTTCTATCCACTTACAGAACTCTTTCCATTCAGGTAGTCTATGATTTTTACGTTGATGATAAATAGTTTTTAACTGGCGATAGTTGGTAGTCATGGCAGCCGTCATTCTAAACCCACTAGGAATATTGTACAAGATTTCAAGATATTTTTCTGATGTTTTTTCGCCATTATTATATTCATCAATTTTTTCTTGTAATATCTTAATAATTCGCTCGTCTACATACTCGTTACAAGATTCTTTTAAGTCGAACTTGGTAATTCTATGCATAGTAGAGCCTGAACTAATGAAGTCAATAAAGTGGTATCTCTGCATCTCAACCCATGCTTTATTACTAAAAGTTAAGTCGAACTGGACGATGATACCGTTTAAGAAATTATCGTGCCCACTGCCTATCTTTGCCTTTCCTAAAGAGTCTGTGCTTTTACTCTTTTCTGTCGTCAGGCTTTCAAAGTCTGTTGCCATAGGGAATTTGGCTGCCCTAATGCTATTTTCTAAACCATAAACTTGTACATTATTCACTATCTTCATTTATATTGTCCTCTTTCTTTTTAATTTCATTCACAGCCTTGACTTCCTTTAAGTTCTGGTCAAACTGCTCCATCTTAGTTGCTACCCACTTGTCTGCCTCTTCTTGATTCTTAACATTGCCGTCTTTATCAAGATATGCGTTTCGATAGTCTTTTGTTTCAACTAATTTATCTTTCAAGACTTCTCTCCATGCATTCTCTAAACTTGCCTCTATTTCATTAATAGATTCGTTGGCTTTATCCTCATTCTGTGATTTAACAGTTAATTCTCTCATATCGCTATTCATTAAAGTTGTTCTTAATGGAGTAGGGATAAACACGCTCTTAACACTGTGGTTCTGGTAAGAGTTTCTTGCATTCTTCACATCGTCATACACAATAGCCATTGAGTCTGAGGCTTGCTGAATTGCCTTGTCTGCGTTCTGGTTCTTAGCCCATTCATCTATTGTAACATGTGTAAGTTTATCTTCTGTAATCTCTCCTGCTTCATTCTTATGCAATACTACTGCCTTCTCATTACCTGTCGTAAATGAATATCCCTCGTTATGAGTGTTTAGTGTTACTGCGAGTAGGTTTTCAAAGTTCATTGCGGCTGCACACTCTTCACAGTAGTATAGTCCATCCTCGGTTGTATATACAGTACCATCTGTTAGTTTTACACCACATTGAATACAGTGGTGCTCGCTCTCATCATGGCGCATTGTGTTAATTAAAGTGTTTGTCATTCTGCCCATATGACTCCTATACATCTTATCTTTAATCGTTGATACAGCGCCTGCTTTAGCACCTCTCAACGCCTCATGTATAGTGTCTTGTGTATTACTTAGATTACTAAATCCTAGACCGTTTCTAATACCTGCTATACCACCAACGACTGTGTTTTGAGCAACTTCCCCAACATCTTTACCAACGCCTGCAACCTTGCTTGTTGCACTATTTAAATGCTTAGATAATTGTAATTGCCCAAAGTTGGTTAGTTGGAACATATTTAAGATTTCATAACGTTTTCTTGAAATAACAACTATCATTACAATCATAAATACGATTGACTGTACAACCCCAACGGTATTAACCAAACTCATAGAGTTGGTTACTAATACAATAGAAATCATTAACAATAGCGATGTTCCGATACGTTTCATTGCTGTTGCAAGCATTGTTCCAAAGTAGCGTTTAGCAATATCTGTGCCTCTGCCTGCCCAACAACCGAATAGTAAGAAGATAGGAGACAATACACCATAGAGTGTTAGTTGCACACCATATACAATTCCCATCAGTGCGAACATAATCGGTAAAATAGAACCTAGACATACAAACAATAGTGTGAGTGTTGCTTGTCCAAATTTAAGACCTGTGTCATTACCGATAAAATAGTTCCACTCTCTTGTTGCTGTTGTCGCTTTCACAACAGGAATATTACTGATTAACGACTCTGTTGCTTTTGCATCTGACGGCGTATCACCAATATCTGTTAAGTGTTCATCTGCACCACCATTAGCATCAATATATGCATCAATTAATGCCATTGTGTTTGCTCTCTTTTTACCTGTACCACTTGTTGATGTAAAATATACTCCACCTTCTGTTGCTGTATCTAATCCACCATGAGCATTGGCGAATGCCTTATCATCTTGACGTTTAAATGTTCTATTTTTATTCGCAAGTAGTGTTTGCTTTGCCAACTCAACTACGGCCTTGGCGTCATTAAAGTTTTTAGCATTATCTGGGTTGCTATCAAAAGCACCGAAACCAAACATATTTGCACCTGGTGATGTTGCAACACCTGCTGTGCCAAGTGAACTCTCCCACATAGCAATCGCAATAATTGCTCGAACATCTACCTTTGAGGCATTTTGCCATTCTAATAATAATTTACCATTAATTCTGTTTTTATCATACGGAATACCAGTGGAGTTTAGGAATCCGTCAAGTTGCTCTGCTTTAATACCACCTCTTATATGACCTACTATATCATGACTATAAGGGTCTCCTGATGTCCAGTGATTTGCGTTAATATCAACACTGGATGGTAGATTTGCAACACCAGCAGTAATATCTGAACCTGCTACGAAACCAGACTCTTCATAGTTTGACAATGCATCTATAATTCTATAATAGTCTTTGTTTAATCCTGATACAGATGCTGTGTTTTGATTGTCTAAAGGCTGGTGATTTCCTGACATGACAGAAACATAGAACAACCCCCAGTTTTCGATTGAATTATCTTTGCCAACAAATACTTCTGGCTTACCAACCCATTCTTCATTTTCATTAGTTAATCTGCCTAGGTTTTCATAATCAGTACCGAACTGACCTTTAATTGTTGGTTTTAATAGATATTCTGACCACATGCGGCAACCAATTATCTGCTTGATGTAGCCGGTCTGTACATCTAAGTATTTCTCATCAAATATACTAACATTATCGTCTGGCTTTGTATATACAGGACACATACTTACATTCTCATTCGATATCGTATTAGTAAAGCCTGACATTATCATTGCTTGTAATGCCGTAACACCTCTAATAGGTAGTTGAAGTAAGCCTGTGTTAACCGATAGCATAATAGCAAGAATATAACATATTACTACCTGTACAAGATTGCCTAAGCCTTCACGTATCTTACCTTTCCACAACATTGTGTAAATAAGGTAAAGCATCGTAAAGATTAACATTAACATCATGAGTGGTAAAAATATCCCTGCATAAAACTGTGTAAAGATAGTTTTTTGGTTTTCTGCTGAAAGTCCTACAATGGCAGAGAAGTCGCTAAAGCAGAATCCGATAAAAGCAAGAGTTAAGGCTAATATAAACTTAGCCACTCCTAATAAAGTATTAACAATCGTATCTGTCATTGCCATCATTAGAGGTGTAAGTGAAAATACGCTTGGTCTAATATCATGACTTCTTCTTGCTCTTCTATCTAACGTGCTGGCTGTTTCTGTAAACGTTGATAGTGGATTCTTTCTTGTTGAGTAGTATTGTCCATAGTTGGACATCTTTCCTTCTGTACCTGCACACGGGTCAACGTCATAGTAAGCCCATTCACCTAAGTAAGAACTATATTGAATACCTGAAAATCCAAAACGCTCAAAAGGAGTTGTTCCGTCTGACTTGCCCACATTATAACCAGCAACATTTAAAATCATATTACTAATGTTTGTTTCTGCATTTTCTGATTTAACAGTTGTTGCCTTAGATTGTGTAAGATACTGAATATAGTCTGTTCTTGCTAGTTTTAACGCTATCTTACCCGGGTCGCCCAACGCACACCCAATCGTCTGTGTAACATCTGTTGCTCTACTTGTTTGAATTTGATTATTTGCTAAACTAAAAACTACCATAATGGTTGCAAATAATAAAAACAAGATATTTTTTATTTTCCTCATGAGTGTACTCCTCTCTCTTTCTTCTATATATATCAAAAAGAGCAGGCTTTTGCCTACTCTTTATTTCTTACGGAATCTGTTTCTAAATTTATTAGTACGCTTATCTTCCTTGGTAATCTTTAAATCTTCATGAATATCTAAGTAGTCTTCCATTATCTTGCGTTTCTTCTCTGGAGTATAACGGAAGTTGATTTGAGCGCCCCTGTTATTTTCGTCTGAACCCTTACCTGCTTCTCTCTTCATTGGGTCAACTTCAAGAGACGGTTTACTACTATCACCATTTCTGAATAGCATATCTCGAACTGCAACACTTTCAGGCGTCTTACCCTTAAGGTTTTCGTTTTCGTTCTTATGTAGTCTGCCATTAACCAACTCGTCAACACTCTTTTCTTCCTCTGCCTCATATCTTCTATGTAGGTAATCATCGTAAGACTTCTGTTTTCTCTCTGCGTTTGTCATTAGATTGTCGTTTACCTTGTTGTTTACATTGTTGATTGCCTTGTCTACGTCATTGACAACACCCTTTACGGCTGATGTCGCTGTGGCAACCTTATTTAACGTATCTGTTGATAATCCTTCAGGTGTATAGTCTCCTTGTTTATTTGACTTGTAAGAGTTCACGCTTGTAACAAAGTCTTTTGTAAAGTCGTTAATATTGTCTTTAGTGAGTTTATCATTAGGAATTAGAGTTCCTTTGATTAACCTGTCTAATTTCTTGTCCCCAGTAGAATTAAATCTGTCGATATTGTCTATATCATGCCCACTGTTCATCTTATTTAAGATATTCAGTGCTTTTTTCTCTTCTGGTGTGATTTGACTTCTTGCTGACTTTTCTTCCAGATTACTTCTCATCAAGTCGTATGTTTCTATCATATCTCTTGATGGATTATCAAAGCCTGTGGCTCTATTACCTGCCATATATGCTCTTGCATACTGTCTAAATATACCGAAACCTTCTCTTGCCTGCTGACGGTTTGTAACTTTAATACCTCTATCAGAGGCAACGTCTGCACCGTATCTAAAGCCTTCGACTATTGGGTTGCCAACTACTTCGATACCATGTTCTTTCTTCATTTGGCGGCTGATTCCTGGCATAACAACTGCACCCGCTACACCACCTGCAATGCTTTCTCTAATATCACGAACTTTTAAGTCAATGAATTGTCTGGCACTCTTAGGCATCAACTTTTGATAAGAAAGGTTTTCTCTAATTGCCTTACCAGCGTCAGAAGAACCTGCAATAATACCAACAATCTCTTTCCAGTACATTTGAATACTAATTAAGATGGCTGCTGACATAACTGCTGTCGCTACTGCGTTCACGGATGATGTCGATAGGGCGTTTAATAGGTATAATGTAATAGATAAAATCACTGTTACAATCATTCTCTGGACTAAAATAGACCACATCTTACCAACATACTCTGTCAATTTAACTGGTCTAAATAAACCGACTAGTGTTACAAAAGGTAACAGCATCAATCTTAAAGCAAAGTCTAATGAGGCTCCTATCTTAAAGATTGTTAGGCCCCCAACCACTAAAAACATCGCAATACTTGTGATACCAGCAAGGAACAGAATCATACCTCTGTTATTATTGTCTCCTGCCCATGTACTTGCAAATCTTGTGTCTCTGCCCTTTGCGTTGTCTGGACCAAACTGCATATCAACTAATTTATACATCTGCTTAGATTGACTATTCACAGGCGTATTAATATCATTCTCTGTAATTGTGCCACTAATTGTCTTGTCTAACTGGTATAAAGCCCAGTTTCTAGGCTTATTTGTATCGCCCAAGACAACTTCTGGTGAACCTATCAATGCCTTGGTCTCATTACTATATGTCATTTTATCTTCATTTAAGTCTGTATAGTTCGCACCCCATTGGGCTGATAACCAAGGTTTAAATGTTGTAATATTCCAAACCATACATTGCATTTGCCTTATCTTGACTGTTGTACCTAAGAAGTCATCAGGACTACTTGCTTTACAATAGTCAACTGTATTGTCATCTCTTGAAAGTGTACCAAATAGTGCAAGTTCTGCCTTATTAGGTATTTCCTCTGCCAGCCTGATTAATGTACCAGAACTAAATAACGCAACAACTGACAAAATATAGATACCGATTAGTTGTACTAATTTTATAACTCTGAATTGCCCTGTACTAATTGCTTGGAACAACAGGCTTAAAGCAAACAAGATGGCTGCCATACTAGCGAATGGGAAGAAAATACTATCTCTAAATGTTTCTATCGTTGTCTGGATAATCATATCTAGGTGTAGAGAACTAATGATATTTGTAAAACTATAAGACAGCAATGTAACTGTCAATTTTGTAAAGAATGAAGATATCGTTGTACCAATGGTTCCTAAAATACCTTTACCATACACGGTGTGTTGTTCCTTAAAGCGAACATATCTCGTATCATCAGATACTCCATTAGATGTGCCATTTAACGCTCCGTGTACCGATGGCCTTACAACTGCACAACCTGTTAACTTTTCTTGTCCATTATTGTTTTCATCTGCATATACAGTATTCCAGTCTGTATAACTTGCAGGTGGGTTGCCTTCGCTATCTGCACATATCCAGTGTGCCCAAGAACGTGAGGCGTCATACCATGCTTGTGATTTCAATGTTTCCTCATCTACAACGATACCAGTAGAATCAATACCATTATTTTTAAGAACTTCTTTTAGTTTTGATTGATATTCGTCTTTCCAGAGCGTAATCATCTCACTATTAGATTTTGCTTGTAATGTTTTTGTAATATCAAAGCCTAGTTCCTTATATCTATTAAACTGTGCTTGTACATTATCTGACTGTAACCACTTAGCAAACTGTTCTTCAACACTCAAAACTTCTAGTTTAGGTTCTTCACCACATTTGGTCTTATCGTTACCATTTTTAACTAGGCACGCTTGGTATTCATTATATGCCTTTAATGACTTGTCTGTGAATTTACCTGTATCAAAATCAAAGTGAGGTGGATTAGATGCATCCATAATCTCTTTTAACACAGGATTAGAGTCTTTTAACGCATTAATCTTCTGATTATAATATTGGTTAACTGCTCTATATAAAATCTCTTGGTCAGAGGCATAATACGCATTGTAAACAGTCTTAGCAAAGTCTGGTCTTGTCCATGCATGTTGAGCAATTACGTTCAAATCTGATGAGTCTACAATAGTGCCAATTACTGCTCCTGCAAAACCTCTATGAGGAGTACCCCAATTACCTGTTGCAAAATCAATCACTTGCCCTACAACATCTTTAGAGCCTTCCCATAATGCCTCTGCACCAACCCTTAATTTACCTACTGCACCGATGTTAGCCATTAATCTTGTATCAGACGACACCTGAATTTTGTCATATTCTCCCAAGTATGTTGTTAATGGTAAATCATATCCAAAGCGTTCTAATGCCGTATAGTTAAAAATCTTATTATTACCTACAGGTACCGTATTGTTTGGTAGATTGATTGGTACACCAAATCGCCAGTCGCCTGTGTATGCTGATACCGTATTTTGACCTTGTATTCCCTGCTGGATGAATGTACCTAAAATACTATCATATAGTTCTGTCATTCCTGCAGGTATATCACCGTTGTGATTTAGTAGGTTCTGTGGACCATTAAACGCTCCATTTACGTTACCATCTTGAACAACGGTTTCATTTACACCATCAAGCACAACTCCTGAATAGTTAGATACGTCATCTACATAGTTGCCTGGTCCTAATAAATAACCGATGTAATAAACTAGTGTCTTCGCTCTCTCGGAAGATACTTCCTTTGAGGTAACCTTATCCATGATTTGGTTCAAGTCTGTACCACCATTTTCGCTGATGAATTTTTTGATTTCATCTTTATCTTTTTCCTCATCACTGTCATCGGCATATGTTGTTTCAATGAGTGATTTATTGACTACAGGAGATATTGCCAATACCAAAAACAATACCGACATAAGTCCTAATAACCATTTCTTTGTCTTTTTAAGCATCGCAACTCCTTTCGTACTTTATTTACTATTAATTAATATATATATCAAAAACCCTCGGTTTTTACACCAAGGGTTTATATTTTATATCTCTTCTTTCGGCTCTGGTAATTCCCTATCGTTATTAAATACATAAATACCTAACGCTATCACAGGGAATAGAACTCCTAGGTATGTTAGCCATTCGCTATAACCGTGCAACTTGTTATATGAACGATAAACTTCATAGTCATAGATTATAGAGAATACCAACGCTATAATCAAAAATACTACAAATGCAAAGGCAATAAAGAGGATGACACCAGCATCTCCTGATGACGCAGACATGCCCATTGTACTAGTCTTAAATATACGTAGTATTGCTACTCCTAAGGCTGCATAAAATACCAGTAAGGCAATTAACACAGCAATAGATAAAGTTAATCTTTTCTTAGCAACACCCGGAGCCTTCGCAATACCTCTAGCAAAGATATACTGGTTGTAGATAGGTATAATTGCTTTCCAGACAGGAATATCATACCTATCAAATAAGATACCCATAAATACAATCGACAACAATCCTACAATGGAAAAAGATATTTGTTGCACTTGAACATTAATACTCATAATTAATCACTCCAATCAATTTTAAGATGGCTTTTGACTAAATCTGAACAATGTATCAGCCCGTTGGTTTTAGGTCTAAAACAGGTCTAAAAAGTCGCACGGACGAGGGTATAAAACGGTTTTAAGGCTAATTACTTTTTACCATTTTTACGCAAAAACTCATACGCCTCTTTACGCTTATCACCATCTGCGAAAAAGTATGGTTTCCAGAAGTCTTCCTGTGTTGTGCCATTCTCTGCATTTAACTGTTCTCTTGTGATACCACGGTGTAACTGACGTGTAACTTTGTCAAGTTTACATCTCAACTGATATGTTTCAGGATAGATTAATGTCTTGTCTACCTTTCTGTTATAAACAACCACGTTGTGGACAACACTTCTTGTTACACTTGGCATTCCTGGCCATCTCCATGCACCATTTACAGCAATTTCTCTCTGTGCAACATCTGTAAATGCATTTAAAACATCACGCACATCGGCTTGGCTCATGCCTGTTAGTTCTGCCACTTCACGAATAACCTCTACCTTTTTCATAGCGTCTGTTGTTTTAGTTTCTTTTAACTCAATTTTCACGTTTGGCATACAAACTCCTTTCCTAGACGCTCATAACACAAATAATGGTTTGCGTCTTTGTCATTTCTAGTAGTGTTTCTACCATCTTACTAGATATATCATCTTTTTTAATCTTATCAACCCCTAGCCATTTAAAGGTTGAAACATCTACCATATCTTCTTTATCTACACTGAATGTTGTGTCAATGAAACCATCACCCAATGAGAAAATATTTGATACTGAATAATCAGCCAATTCTTGTGAAATGTTAGATAAAATATGGTAAGTCAATTCCTCTCTATCAAACTGTTTGTTCAATCTTGCCTTCAACCTTTTCATCTCAATGTCAATAACATCAAGCATCTTTTCCTTAAGGTTCGGCAATGCAATCCGCAATACTTTTGTATTACTAACTGCCCCTTCTGGTATATCAAATAATCTCATATACTACCTGTCTCCTAATGTGAATGTTCTATCAGCAAGCGAGTTGGCAAGACTACTGTGTGCAATCAAAACAATCTGCGAATTATTTAAGCCTGCGATTGTGTCTAAAATATTCTGCTCTCTATTACTTGACTGCGAAACAAGAACCTCATCCATTACAATCAAACCATTACTGTTGCCGTTTAAGAATAAACTAATTGCTAAGCGTAAAGCAATCGCAACCACAGACTCTTCACCACCTGACAGAGCATTGACTGGTAATTCTTGACCGTTGTTTTTGTTAACCGTGATATTAAATTGATTGTCAATCACAACATCTTGGAAATCATTATCTGTGAACTTTCTAACCAAGTCGCTGGTTAGTTCTGATAATTCAGGGATTGCTGACTCAACCCTCAATTTCTTAAAGTCTGTTAGGTTCTTAATTGTATTATTAATAATCACTAACTGATTTGAAATTGTATTAAACTTTTCTCTCGCCTCTTTTGCCTGTGATAACTGTAAATCAAGTGAGCGACCTTTTTCCTTCTCAATCTCAATATCTTTCTTCATAGCAAGGGCGTCAAGTTCGTGTTTTTGCTTTTGTGTTTGAATTGAGTTTAAAGACAATTCTAACTTAGCATACTCTGTCTTTTTTAGAGCGTGTAATTCTGTTATTTCAGACTCTAATTTATTCTTCTCTTGATTATCTGCCGTTAATCTTTCATTTAGCCACTTGATTGTCGCTTTTATACTACTAATTGTGGCGGCCTGTTGTTTCAATGTTTCTAATGACTGTAGTTTTTTAATCATTGTACTGTAAATCTTTGAAACATTTTCATGGTCTTTTGTAACTTTTTCAATTTCTATTTTTAAACATGCAAATTCAGACTTTAAGTCTGTTTGTTTTTGTCTAATCTCTAAATAATTTTGCAACTGCAATGACTCATCTAGTAATGCTGACTTATTTGCTTCTTCTTGAGTTTGCAGTTCAGATATCTCGGCAATCTCTGCTTGAATATCTTGTAATTCTTTTGTATGAGCCTTACGTTCGTCATTAATATTTTTAATAGGTGCATGGCAGTAAGGGCATTCTGCAACACCCTTTTCTAAATCTTGTAAGAATTGCTGACATGACTTTTCCTGTTCTTTTAGAATTGTTAATCGTTGTAGATAACTTGATAAATTCTGATTATTCAATTCTTGTTTTTGTCGTAATAATTCAACTATCTTATCCAAGTCTTTCGGTAGTTTCTCATTAAACAGTGTAACCAATTCACTATATCTGGTATTTAAACTGGATAGGCGCAAAAGAAGTTCGTCCTTTTCGTGCCCTGTCTTTTCAATATCTGCCTGCACTTGATTATAAAGGCTGTCTGAATATTCAATCTTCTTTGGTAAACTGTCTAATTTTGATAAAGACTCATTTAATCGTTCCTCTGTGTTTGCTATATTATTCTTTGCGATATTTAACAGGCTCTCTAGTTCTTGTTTCTTTTCCTGTTTTTCTCTCTCTGCTAAATATCTTGCGTTTAATTCACCTAAGCCTTTAGTAACCTTTTCGTATTCTGTCTTTATTTTCTTGAAACCATCTAGTAAGTTCTTTACCACTTTTTTCTGATTTTCAAGGGCAGCCTCAATATCTTCCACTGAACCTTGCTGAATAACGTTTAATGACTGTTGTAGGAGTTTACTATCTTGTTTGGCCTGTGTGATAGAATCTGTAATAACATCAATACCAAGCATACGCTCAATAATCAGTCCTCTTTCTTTTGTTGGTGCATGAATAATACTATCAACCTGTTTCTGCTGAATAAAGAAAGACGAGTAAAATTCTTTATCTGTGAACCCTAATAATTCTTTAATATACTTCTCTGAATGAGATGTGGCTGGTCCTGCAACCTCTTTATACTCATTATCTGCTAGGATATAAACTCTACAGGATGTTGTGCTTGCGCCTGTAATTATTCGTTCTATTTTATATTCATTATTGCCTACTTGAATAAAAGATGTTACGCCAACTCTTTCTGTCTTAGGGTCAACTCCGTAACGGATATATTGTTTATTTTTTAAGCCTTGAAATTTTGAACCGAACAAAGACCAAGCAAAACCATTTACTATTGTTGATTTACCTGCACCATTGTTTCCTGAAATTGCTGTCATACCATTTTCTGATGGTTCAAACTCTATATGTTCATGGGCTCTAAAGTTATCTAAAATTACTTTCTTTAAAATCATCTGTCTAAATACCTCTACAATTATATTATACAAGAAAAAGTAGCACGAGGGCTACTTACTATATATTTTCTGCAAATATGAGATAATATCAACTTGGCTCATTAAAGAATAAGAGTCAATATACCAATGGCCGTCTATAAACACCATATCAACTGTATACCCACTATATCTATTGCTATAAATATCTAAAGGTATACGGACTGTATTTGTTTCAGGAGATAGATAGACATTCTCGATGTTTGTTGCTTTTACTGTTAATTCAGTATCACCATCTCGTAAGAAATTAGTAATAGACAATAAGGCTAAAGACATATTCGCCTTCATTTCATCTGTATTAAAACTATCTCGCTGATATAGTCTACTAATTACATCAGGAGAGATGTTATTGGTATAAGTAGAACTGTCCTTCGCAATAGCGTCATATCTATCTTTCATTGCGGTACTGTTATCTTTATCTACAACTTTATTCAATAAGGTTGTTAGAGTATCTATTGCTGATTTTTTGGTGAACTCTTCTTCTAATGACAAATCTGCTGGATTATATATCTTATCAGGGTATTCTTTTGATAAAACATCTCTAACTTGTTCTATTACCTCTTCCGGCTTCACCGGACGTTCTGTATAGTACTTGATTGAGATAAATGACATCACCATCGTTGAAATCACAACAAGCGTTAAAACACCTTTTCCGACGATTGGAGCGTGTTTCTGTATTTTTGTTAATTTTTTACTATTTAACAAGTACATTAATACAGTCAATATTACAATCAATACAGATAAACCAACTATTAAGTAAATCATGTTAATACTCCTCTACTATTGCTTTAATGCAATAGAACCCAAGATGGTTTCCGTAGTCAATGACTAATGTGTTATTAGAGTACCATGTCCTTAAATAACAAGGTTTAAAATTATGGTCGCTCCACCACTGTTCTAATTCCTGCATACAACGGTCAGGTGTGTCATACGTACCCAAGTCCACTTCCACATTATTTAATTTATCGTCATAGATTAACTGGAACTTCTGACCAACAAGGTCATAACTGCCTTGTCTGCCTGTAATCAAGTTGAGTATCTTCTCCCAGTCCTCTGCATTGTTAATATCATACTGTGAAACATCAATACGCATTTTACGAGATTGGTTATAGTTTACGTACCACTCTTCATATCTATCTAATAGATTAGAATAGTACTCCAACAACTTATTAGATGCTGTTGGTTGTTCAAATTCTCTACCTCGATTAACTATTTTATCAAGGATATACTCCTTAGGCGCTGTTAGATATACAAGCAAGTCTGGTGTCTTTTGTGGCAACTCCTCTGTTTCTTCCATCATGATATTCAAACTATCCATATAAAGGTCGTATTCTTCTTTTGAGATATTCCCCATATCATAGTTTAATTTTGTGAAGATTTCTCCCTCATAGATACTGCCATCTATTACAGACCTATCTAATTGCATAGAATCCTTGACTTGACTATATTTCTTATTTAAAAAGTGCAACTGTAATGCGAGTGCCCATCTATTAGGATTTACATAGTATAAAGGTAAAAATGGATTATCCTCTACTGGTTCTCTAAACAATCTAGCACCTAAACTGTCTGCTAATTTCTCTGCATAGGTAGTCTTACCTACACCAATCATTCCTGCAAATACTATCATCTTAAAACTCCTTTACACTTATATTATACAATAAAAACTGTAATTCGTTTTAAACTACAGTTTTAAATCTGCTAAATACTCTTCATCTTTTGAAACCATAATATGTAAACGACCACTATCATCTATAAATGTGTGCTGGTATTTGTTTGAAACAATATCATCAAACTTCACAAAATACTCTTCACCATTCAAGTCAATGCTTACAATATCGCTGTATTCTGAAATTCTCTTAAATGTAGTTGTTTTTAAATTTTCAACAAGGAATGGTAAGTACTCTACTTCTGCACTCTCCTTTAATACAATATGGACATTATTTGCCACTCTCATTATTTGTGTTTCGCCTTTGTAGTAGCGAACATTGGTATATACTTCGTTTAACTCAACTAATTCCACGTCTTCTTTGTTAAAGGCCATATATTCACAGTTCTCAAACAGAATACCAAACTGGTTACTTACCTTATTGGGTAATACTGTAAATTTATCACCGTATTTTGATACAACATCTTCCCACTCATCACCAAGATAAATTTTATTAAGTAATGGCACTCTTTCTAACAATTCTGCATAGTTTTCATATTGCCATAAGTTTTCAACTTCACCAAAAAGAATACATGGTACCTTATCTTCTGAAATAAAACTATTTTTGCAATAAGGTGAGTTCATAAAGCCATAACAAGGCTCAAACACTTGTATGTCTAATGGGAACGCAATATCAATCGTCTTGTCATAAAACTGCTCATACACCTCACCTGCGTTATGTTCATAAGGTGTGTCAGCCCAATCATCACCGTAGATGCCGTTGATTGTCTTGCCTAGATAAAATCTAACAATATTACCTTCTTTTTTAAAATCAACTATTTTCATTATCTGTTACTCCATCAATAGGTATCAAGTTTGGTTGTGTGAAACCACTTGGTACTAAATCTTCATTATCCGTGATTAAAATGTGCAAGTCTCCATTCTCGTCAATCTTTGTGTACTGATTTTTATTGTTTCCACATCTATCATCCTCATAGTTTGTAAATACGATATGTTCTGACTCTTCATCTTGTATTTCAAAATCAACAATATCATTAAAAGATGTTATTCTGTCAAAAACAGTCTGTTCTGAACTGAAACCATCGTTATATTCCTTATTGGCATTCTTATCTAGCACAATAACTAACTTTCTGGCCTCAATCATATCACCATTTTCATCTAGGCGAAAATTATCAATATTCTTAAATTGCTTAACATATTCACCACTAACTTCTACAGAGTCTGCTCCTTCAAATTCTATTTTAAGTGTTTTTATCATTATTAGGTTCCTTTCTTTCTAATAAAAAGTCTAACATATAACAATTTTGTTAGTTTGTCTCCATCAGAGAAATACGGATGTGTGTCTCTCCAATCCTTGTTTTGTTCTTTAAATATGTTTTTCTGTTCTTTTGTTACGGGTATAAAGAAATCGCAGTCGGAATCTACAAATTCTCTATCGCCAGACATCCCAAGTATTTCAAACTGTTCTGGGTTATATTTATCTAAAAATGTGATTGGAACACCAATTATCTCATTAGTATCTGGGATTTGTTTGATGTCATCTACATTAACTGCCATATAATTTGAGTATCTCCTATGCTTTGATTGGTCAAATTCAATTAACTTCACATCCTCAACAGTTGGTCTAGGCTCAATATTTGTGAACCATCTACAAATACCACTGACTTTCTTAGTTATTCCATCAGACGTGATAAACTCTTTTGGTATAGTGTAACCAAACCATACTTTATTTTCTTTCACCTTATAAAACAACTCTCGATAGATAACAGCGGTTTTGTTTCCAATCGCTAAGAACTTCTTATTATATAAAATCAACAGATGAATAAATTGTCTCCAAAGGCTGAATGGTGGATTGGTTACTACTACATCACATTCTTTAAGTATTTCAACACATTCATCACTACCAAACTCACCATTTCCGATAAGTGGTGTCTTAGTAGTGCTTTCACCATCATACTCTGTTTTGAATGATTGTACACTATCTAAGTAGGTGGAAATCAACTTCTTTAAACCAAGAGAATGGAAGTTATCGTGGAAATACTTCCAAAAATTAGAATGGTTAGGGCTATCACAATTACAATACACTACCTTATTTCTGAAAAAGTCTGTATAATGTACTAACTCATTCTCGATGTCCTCTAATTTTGTATAGAACTCATCATTTTATTTACTTTTGCAGTAAAGAAATGTTTGTTATCTCTCATCAGTTTATCCACTTCACAACTGTGTCGCCTGTGTGACCTTTTTCAAAGACAAACCAAGCATACGCAACAGCACTAGATGGGTACTTATCAAATTCACCATTCTTTGCACAATTCAATCTACCACTTGCTACGTAGATTACTTTAGGTGGATTCTCTTCAAAGAATTTCTTACGTTCTTTACCCTCTAAGAATAACACTTTTAAGAACATTGCTACCTTATTTCCTGTAGGAATAATATCTAAACAGTGTTTTAGAATAGGTAGAGCAATCTTATAAGGTGGATTAGTAATAATATCACCATTAAACTCTTTAATATTAAACACATCTTCCTGTTTAATATCATCTACTCCACGATAAATTAAATCTGTTGCAGTTACGTTATATCCATGAGAAACAAGAACATCTCTAATATGCCCCATACCCGCACATGATTCTAAGATACTTTTATTAAATGTTTCTTTTTCTAATAATAATTCCGTTGCTTTTGGTTCTGTAGCGTAGAAATCATTTTCCTCTCTATTACCTACAAAACTAGTGGCTCCCATTGTTCTAAATACATTCGCTCTGTCCATTAACTCTTCACCGCCTTGTCTGTGATTATATCTGAAATTCGATAAAATTTATTCGGTATAAGTTGACTTGTAAAATAGTGCCATTGATATCTAATGTCGTTTCTATCTGCCGATTTTTCTAACGTATAATAACTTACCTTTCCCTCATTGGTGAAGAACTGTACTTCTTGTTTTTGTGGTACATATTTAATATACAACTCTTCCTCAAACCTGATGTATTCATATAGTTTAAGTTTAATGGCTGTTGGGCAATCAACTGCACGATTAGAAATCAAATAATCTTCACTATCTAATTTTCTGTAAATATATCCAACATTACTAACCTCTTCTCCCAACGAGCAAAAGAACGCAACGGCTGCCAGCATGGCAAACAACGCACCTGCCACTACATTACTAAACAATTCATCTGAAAGCCCTAATGGATTAAGAGCGGTTAGAAAAAAGATAGTGATTGAAATACCTATACCAACAGCAGGTTTTATAAACTTGTCCATCACCCAGAGAGTGATATTCTTAATACCAACCCACGATACTATGTCCTTCTTACTTTTAGAAATTGTTGTTTTGATGTTAGGAAGTTCATATAGAAATTCCCTTTTGTCTATCAAAACTTCTTTATTTTCTAAATCTTTTTCAAACTCTTCATCCACTCTTATGCATCTGTCGAATGGTAACGTGTCTTTGAGGTTATCCTGCTGTTCTTGTACCTTTTCCCTGAACAATGGACTACTTGTTTGTTGTGCCTCTGACCTACTCATCATCATATTATCACCTCTCTATCTAAAATTATTAATGTCTAAACTCTTATCAAGTTCAGGAATGTCTTTCTTTAGTCTAATCTCTAATTCTTTAATATCAGAGTTAATATTGTTTAATTACTCTGACACTTTCTTTTCATTCTCTTCTCTTAGTTGAAGTTGTTTTGCATATTCTCTTACATCTTCCAACTTTTTAAACAAATCATTAATACGAACTGCCGACTCTTTTTGAATATTCTTAGTTTCTTCAATAATACCTCGTACTTCTCTAACCTCTGCCATCTTTTCGGTGGCAAGTTTATAGTCGTCTGAAATTTTCAAAGACTCAACATCATTCTTTTTAATTACAAGTATACATTGTGTTTTTGTAAATGACTCAATATCCAAATGAAAACCCTGATATGCTTCTTCAAACATATTTTGTAGTTTAGAGATAAAGGAAAGTCCTAAAGCATGCTCGGCCCACATAAGAATCGTGGAGTTATAATGAAAGTTAACTATTTTATTTTCGTCATGTCGTAAAAACCAATTAGTTTTTGCTATTGATGAATTAAATTCATTATCTTCAATTACTACACTTGGTACTTTACCCTGTTTTGCTAAATTCTTTAATATCTCTACTGTTAGCCCACTCATTTTAAAACTGCTCTCACTTTCATTAATGTCTTGCCAAGTAAGTTTTGTCCCCACTTATCAATATTCTCCATCGCATTATCTGAGGAGAAACCAATGCCCCAAATATTATCAACAGGACTTGCTTCAACAATTTCATGATTACCTGTACTTAACAAGAAATCTTTTAATCTATCATTCTGCGAAAACTTTGCATAGCAAGCGTTATACATAAAATTTTCTTTGTGTATATCCCATAGTTCATTATTAAAGTTCTTAACCTTACGACCTAATGCCTTAATCTTTCTTACGTCTGTCTCGTTTAAAATCTGTTCAGCAATCTCAAAATCATTAAATAAAATCGCTTTTTGATACATAAAACACTGTTCTGAGAAATTAAATGTTTTACCATTAAATTCAAATTTGCATGGATAGAAATTTGACAAACAAGCCTTTGTTACATTACTACCATGTTCTGTATGACCCTAAAAGAATAGTTTTTCCATAGTTTCTCCTCTTATACAATACATTATACAACAAATAAAAAATTATGCAACCAATAAAAAAAGACTATGATTTTTATATCATAGCCTTAGCAACCTGACGATTCAGTTGTTGTATATGCTGGTTGGTCTACTACCCAGACCTGTTCTGTAATTGCTTCATGGTATTCAGTGCCAACTTGTACTGTCTTAACAGAATAACTGTAATCTTCGTCTTGATTATCAAATTCACTTAGGTTATTATAAATACGGCCTGTCTGCCCACCTACTGCTCGTCTGTCATAAACTGGAACATATTCTGCTTCTTTAACAACTCGTGTTTCATAATGACCCTGTTCTGGGTGATTAACTGTTGTATAAGTAGGAACACATGGAGCAGGAACATTATCTGTTTTATTAGAAGTTGTTGTTTCTGTATTCTTAGGAGTATCGTTCTTAGGAGTCACAGAAGTTGTATTTTCAGTAGAAGTAGTTGTAGATGTATTAGTTTCAGACTTCACGTCTTCTTTCTTATCATCTGTCTTGACTTCATCCTTCTTATCAGAAGTTTTAGTTTCGTTCTTTTTATCAGTCTTATCCGTCTTTACAGACTTATCATTCTTATCTGTCTTACTTGTTTCTACTACTGACTCTTTCTTATTTGTTTCAACTGGTGCAGGTTTCTTTGACAACATATAAGCAACGATAGATAATACTACAAATAATGTAACTACAATAACAATATTCTTCTTTTTCATATTTCGTTCACCTCGTATTTAATTTATTACTCTATCATTATAGCATACACTCTTTAAGTTGTCAACCCTTTTAAATAAAAAAGGAAAGTTTTTATTCTTTCCCTTTCTTATTCTTAATTAAGATGTATGCAATACCTGCTAGTGAGGCAATACCTGCAACTGCAAATAATGCAATACCGAAGTCATTTGTCTTTTCAACTGGAATTAGTGTGTTCTCGACTGTGAAGATAATATCATTTTCAACCTTATAGTCTTCACCTGGCTTGATTTCATGCTTTGTGTCATTCAACTTATAGCCTTCTGGAGCCTTAGTTTCCTGAACATACATAATATTATCTAAGTCATAGTCAATACTAAACTTAACTTCACCATTCTTATCTGTTGTAGCAACTAACTTCTTACCTGACTTATCAGTAGCAACTGAACCATCTTTATTGAATACTGTAAATTCAGCACCTTCAAGTTTACGTTCCTTATTCTGTGAGTCAATCTTAACAACCTTGATACCAACTTTCATTGTTACCTTCATTGTCTGACCGATGTCTTCTAAATCATGGTGCATGCCTACACGGATTCCGTTTTCATCATCAACATCTTCAAAGACTACATATTTCTTACCTGCTAACTTAATACCACTTACTTCAAATGGTACTAATACAGTTCCGTTTGGTTCTGTTGGTGTAAATGTAACAGTTTTAGTAACTTCTTTACCATCAATTAATAATGGCTTACCAGTTTCATAGTTCATCAATGTAGCAGTTGTTGTGTACTGTTTGCCAGGAATTAGGTTGCGGTACATTACCTTATCTGTAAAGTTCTGTACTTCCTTAGTTCCATCTAACCAGTGGTCACCATCAACATCGTCAGTCGCTTCTGTACGGATTTTTGTAACCTTAACAGTCTGACCTTCATCATTACGGTCTTTGTGTGATACATCGTAGTTATGACCTTCAATTTTTTCGATACGGTCTAACTCTTCAAAGAATACGAGTTCTTTACCACCAAGTTCAGATGTGTCAATATCTGCAAATGCTTCAAGAGTTCCACTATATTCTGTTAATGTAACTTTCTTAGTTTCTTTGCTTACCACTACATCATCTGCCTCAGTTTCACCCTTAGCAATAACTGTTGTTGTGTAGTTGTATTCACCTGGCTTAACATTCTGATACTCTGCTGTATCTTTTAGTCTTACCTGATTTTCAGCAACTAACTTAGAGTTGGTTCCATCTTCAACGGCTACAGTCTTTAATTCAGGAGTCTTTTCCTCATCCTTCATAGCAACTGGTGCAACTTCGTCCTTATTTACTGTAAATTCCACATTACTAGCGATATGATAGTTTACTGGAGCCTCAACTTCACGGATAGCATAATTACCAACTTGTAGCATGTTATCCCAACCTGTGAATGAACCGTTTTCATCTGCACTAAACTCAAATGTAGATTCTGCACCTGCGAGGATTGTTTCAGCAACTGAACCGTCTGCGTTCTTTAATACTACGTCATAATCATTCATGTTTACAATCTTGAACTTACCACCAACTAGTGTTTCACCTGTTGCTTTGTCAGTCTTAGCAAACTTGAATGTACCACGTTCAACGCCTTCTTCGATACTGTATTCATTACCACCATCTAAACGAGGGATGTTTGTTCCTTCATCATTAACGATATTGAATAACGCAACACCATCGGCAATCTTCTCGTTATTGGCGTTTAAAGTCTTGTTCTTTAAAGTATAACCCTTAGGAGCCTTAGTTTCCTCAACTGTAACTGTACCTAAAGGTAAAGTAGGTAAATCATTATCTAAGTAGAACTCGTCTCCTGATACTTTGTATTCTTCTCCTAAGCGAGTAACATACTTATCGCCTTTCTTTAAAGTCTTAATTACCCAAGTACGAGTAGCACTTGCAGGAAGTGTTTCCTTAGTGTACTGACCTGCGTAGAATCTAACTGTAAATTCAGCACCTTCCATAGATGCGGGATTTTCAACCAAATCTTCTGAAATCTTAGTTAAACGAATATTTACGGGGTCATTTAAAGGCTTGTCGAACACATCAACATGTGTTAATGCTCCTGTAACTGTTACTGGCTTTTGCTCCACAGATACTTCAAACCCCTTAGGAGCCTTAACTTCAACTAATGTGTAGTTTCCTGCTGGAATACCCTCTGCCTTAGCGTAACCATTCGCATCTGTTGTTAATGTAGCAACTGTTAAACCATTTGCTCCACGTAATTCATAAACAGCACCTTCCATAGACTGTGCGTAATTATCATTACCCTCTGTCATTTCTGGCTTACTGTTCTTCTTTAAGATTTCTACTGACCCAACCATAGGCTCGTCTGTGAATGTTGTGAATGTCTGATACCAAGCATTACCTGATGAGTAAATCTTTACATTCTTAGTAGGCATACCACCGGCGTTTGCATAAGCAACGGCTGCGTTATACAATGCTCTACCCTCTACACCAATCTGACCTGCACGGTTTACATCACTTTCGATACGGTCTGCGATGTTGGACTGGGCACTACTGTATAACCACATTGCCATCTGTGTAACTGCCATACCACGACCACTGTGTTCACCGTGTTCAACGATGTAAGACAAGATAGCCATATCCCTTGTACCATACGTATGTGTATAATTTAAAGTACCTGCATTAGATGATGATGAGATTGCTTGTGAGTAAGTTCCTCCTGCAACTGCATCTGACGCACTAAATACTTCATAAACTGTTAAGTCTGCTGAACCGTTGTTTCCACCGGCATGAGCACCATGGTCTAAACAGTACGCAGGTGTTCCGTCAATGTAGTAGTACTCTGTTTCTGCGTTTGCGTTTTGTAAAATTGTGTGACCTGTCATTGCTGATACACCATCATTTACCGCATATACAGTCTGTGTATGAGGTGTACCTGAGGCTGCACCTGTACGCACAACATTAGGCATAAGTAATGGCAAAGATACGACAAGCGTCAACATTTTCTTTACTAAATTTCTCATTCTTTTGTTTCCTTTCTTTTTCTTTGTAGTTTATATATCACGATTCTTATGAACCGTTGATACCTCTTTGAACCCTTAACTATTGATATATCTTGTATAGTTAAGGAGATTTATATGTTTATATTAAACTTTATGGGACCTACTCATGCACTGTCTGGTCTCGCTATTTATTTGCTTATTCTGGCGATTAATCCGTCTTTTATGACGAATACCGTTTTACAGAGCGTAGCAATTTCAACCATTTCTGCAGGAGCGTTAGTAACGACAGGGCAAGCATTAGGTCCTGATATTGATAATCAATCATCAACAATCGTTAAACTGTTATGGCCAATAGGCTATATTGTATCTACGATTATTCGTTCAATTTCAAGTCTTGTTTACTCTATCACTCGTACCAAAAGCGAGCCAATCGAGTCTGACCCACATAGACAACTTACCCATACAATACCGTATGCAATCATCTTAGGAGTAATTACTTACTTCCTTACATCTATACCTGGCGAAGTAACTATTTTTGATAAACAGTTTACTATCGGTACATTGATTGGTTTAGGTATTATTCTATTCAGTACTCAACTTGCTTTTGCTGGTATATTCAGCAGAGTGTTTAAAAAGTATAAGAATAAAGGGGTCATCGGTAATATCTCAATCATGATAGTGTCTCTTATTATTACACTAAGTATTCTTTATACCTTACCATCAGGTCAATCATTTAGATGGCTTGCTGGCTGTGTAACGTTAGGACATATCATTCATATCCTTGGTGATACGATTACAACTGGTGGTACACCTATAACCTGGCCTCTTAAAATTAAAGGCAAACACTGGTGGATAACCCGTTTATCAAGTATGAAAACAGGTGGTTTCGGTGAATTCCTATTCCAGATTTTATTTATCTGTATCATCGTATTCAGCATAGCCCGACTAAGCGGCTTATTCTAAAATACGTAACAGGCAATTAAATGCCTGTTTTTCTTTGGTTTGGCGAGGCTTGTCAGAATTGAACTGACATTTACGATACCATCTGCCTCATAGAAGGCTCTTCGCCTTCTCGCACTACAACTTTGGTTAGTGCTGTCATGCTAAGTTTCTCTTAGACTTTAACTGGTCTCTTTTATTATTAGAGAGGAGGGGTGAGGTGATACCCCTCTATTCAGTATTATACAACTTTTTTGCTCCCTAAAGGTAAGTTTTTTCTTACTTACTACTGTTTATATCAACTTTTTTTGAGTTTTTTGATACCGAAGGCACTTAGAACTGATGTTGCTACTAAGCCTAATACACCGAAGTCGTTAGTCGCTTCTTTACCTGCCTTCTTAAAGATATGGACATTGTCGCCGTTCGGTTTTGTTTCAGTGCGAACGTAAACGTAGCCTGCGATATCTCCATGAGGTTGAATGCCTTTATCAGTTGGTTTTAGAGTCTTGCCACCTTCGTCTTGCCATGAAGTGGTTACCTGACGGTATACATGAGTGATTAATGCTTTTTCTGGTTCTGGAATACTTCTGATGTACTCATAGCCCGGAATTTGCTTTTCGTTCTGCTGCCCACGTTCACGTTCTGCAATACGTGATAAATCCTCATCTACATAATCAGTATGGAATACAGCATAGATATGCTTTGTATTACCATGTTCATCTACCTCTGTACGACGGTAACTGTAATCCTTATGAGGTCTCTCTTTATGAGTTCCTTTATCAACTGGATATACCTCTTCGCCTTCTTCTGTTACATAAGATGTTGTAACTGCTTTAAACTTATGGATAACATCGCCTGTAGGCGTTGTCTCTGTTTCAACAAAGTAGTATTCTTTAATGTCACCATGTTCCTTAATACCCTTAACCTTATCTTTAAGGCTTTCCTTAGTGTCAATATCAATCCATGATGTAGTGTGTTGTCTGAATACGTGTGTTACATTTTCTAACTCATCTTCATCACTACGCACAAAACTATAACCCGTAATGTCGCCATGTTCTTTTGTTGTATCATCAGTAACAGGTGTCTTTAACTCATTGCCGTCTTCATCTACCCATTTTGTTGTAACAGGTTTTAGACGATATGCACGATGATAATGGATAGTTCTATCAACATTAACATCTTCAGGCTTAACTGGCTCTGCTGGTGCCTCACCAGGCGCTGTTGGGGCAACAGGCTCTGTAATCGTGTTTAGAGTAGGAGCCTCAGGAGCAGTTGGCTCTGGTAATACATCAGGTACTGGTGTGTACTCTGGCTCATCAGGAATCTTCTCATAGTCAGGAGTTGGTGGTAATGGGTAAGTGTCATCAGTAATCTTTTCAGGTTTTTCTTTGAATAAGATATTACGTGAGTTTAAATCTAAACCACCACCTGCACCACTCCAAGATGCTGTTAGTGTATTACCACTAAAGATACCGATAGTCTGTGCTAAAGGTGTTGAGTTATTGTTACCAACAGTTACAGGGTCGCCAGGAATTTGACCGTGGTTTGCGTTTGCATAGTGTTCATCACCGAATGTCCATGCTGTCTTTTCGCCCATCTGCTGAACTCTAGCATAGCCATGTGTTCCTTCTTGCCATCCCTTAGCCTTATCGCTAGGTGTCATAGGTACAATAGAACTTACTTTATCGTTAGATGTAATACCAAGGTTTTCACCTGCTTCAATATCACCGATACCAAACATACGAACCAAGTTCATAGGCTGACCTGTAGCCTCATCATAGAACTGGTAAGTTGCTCTTGCTCCATCCTCGAAACCACCCATAGAGCCGTCTTTCTTGAATGTGTAAACGCCACTCGCACGTGACTGGTGCCACTTACCAACTGTTACATGTGCAGAGATAGTCTTACCACTTTCAGTAGTACCAAGATTATGCAAGTCGAATTGTAAGAAGTTATCGACTACTTGACCTTGTGCTACCAACTTATAGTTATGACCGTACTGGTTATCATATTCTGATACACGACTGTCCTTATAAGTAACATTCATTGTAGTCTTATTAGTAATACCAATATCACCTAATGAATACTCATAACCAAGTTCTTTTAGTTTATCCTTATTATACATCGTAAATACGCCTGCATAATATTTACTAGGGTTGGCATTACCATAGTTATGGAAGTCCATTTGAGATGCATCAGGTGTTCCCATTACAGCAGATTGATTATTCGCAATCCACCAGTTCTTATACGCTACTGATTCACCCTTATCAGTATAACCGTAAGTCTCATCATACTTACCACGTAATTCAATACCCCTATCAGCGAAGTTAAGTAGAGATGGGTTATCAGCCATAAACTGTTCGTACTCACTAATCTTGCGTTCGTTTTCTTCAATCGCATCTGTACGTACCTGAACTGCTCTATCGTACTCGCTCTTCTTAGTAGCGTTACGTGCCTCTACCCCAGCCTTGTCAGCCAGATAAGCGTTCTTTTTATCTTCGTTTTCTTTCTTAATACGCTTAATGTCAGCAACGTTCTGGTTATAAGCAGCCAAGTCGTTGTCATACTGTGCCTTCTTGGCGTTGTATTCAGCGGTCTTACGCTCGTTCTCTGCCTTTAATTCTTCGTTACGTGCAATATCAGCATCGTACTGGGCTTTCTTTTCGTTATAGATACGAACCATCTCATCATAACTAATCTTGGCTGCCTTGTATTCCTCGACTGCCTTGGCATAATCAGCCATATCCTTAGCGTACTTAGTTCTAATAGCCTCTACTTCTTTAATAGCCTCTTTCATCGTAGCAACTTGGGTACGTAAGTCACCATCTTTTACAGGACTATCCTCTACCAGAGTATACGCACCATCAGCCTTCATTTTTTCAAGCAACGCAGAGAACTCCGCATCCTCGATAAACTCTGCTCGTGGTCGTTCCCACTCTTCTTCAGCCATAACTGTTGTAATAGCAGGCATGCCGATAGCAACTGCCCCTAGGCCTACACTCACAACTCTATGGCCTAATTTAATTAGTTTAAACTTTTCTCTCATTTATCCTTTACCTTCCTATTCACTACTGTACAATCGGTGTAATTATCTAGTCTTAACATTTAGTATAACTACCAGTACTGGTTCTAATTAATGAATTAGTCCGTACTAGGTATAACCATCCTTATAGGTATTCGTTTTTATAATCTTAATAAAAGTATAGTCTCTTACAGAAATTATGTTTAGAACACCCCTTAGTTATAATTGCCATCTTATTTTAATTAATTTATAACTGTAATAAGAGTAAATACACCTACAGGAGTTATTTTTAATAACTGATTCTAATTACTTTAAAGTTGTTCTTAAACTAAAGTATTAATTTAGAAGTATATACCCTTACAAGAGTTATGGCTTAAGGTATAAGTACTAAGGCAACACAATGTTAATATAGAAAATTACAACGTACAATAGATTTTTAGAAGATTGTCAATACAACTAATCTTCTTATTGTATATCAGTTTTTAATAAAAATCCATTGATGATTTTTACAAATTTGATGCTAAAGGTATCCACTGATAGCCAAAAACTATCCAGTAACCCTATCGTCCTCGTGCTGACATTCATTCCTTAGGTTGTTGTATGAATGAACCGCTTGTTCTAAATTATCTTGGCAACTTACAAAGTTATAGTACATTGCCATCTTTGCCACATATTCTCTTGCTGTAAGAAGTTGTTTATATGTATGTACTTCACCTGTTCTAGGGTTATATGCGTTATACTGACACATCTCTCTATGCGTATTATCAAATGTGTTTAGCACGGCTCCTACTTGTGTGTATTCTAAGCCATTGCAATGACTAACTTTGTTATACGGGAATGGCATATACACAAGCATGTGGTCTAAGAAACCTAGGAAACCTCTAAGATAACATACGTACATAAGTGTACCATGATACTTCTTATTGCCCTCTTTTGTCTGATTGATAAAGTTGACAACCGCTCTGTCTACTCTCTGAATTACCTCTAGACTTGTTTCTAGGCCTATATAAGTCTTGGCCATCTCTTGTCTGAATAGTTCTTCATTTTGGCGAGCCTGTTTGTTTAATAGGTTAATACCAGTCCAGATATTAAATACGTTATCAAGATTAAGAGACAGGTCTTGATGTAATGTTAATGTGTTAATCACATCTTGGTATCTTCTTAATCGTTCAGGTATATCTAGTGTCTTATCAGCAAAGCGAATAGCCATTAAGTCAAAACGTCTTTGTTGAGATTCCAATAAGATAGCCTCTCTTGTACTAGTGAATGCTAGTTGCTTTTCGTTTGTTTTATTGATTTCAGCAATTACATCAAGGTTTGTACCTTGTTTTAAAACTTCTTCTCTCACAATATTTATTTGCATTAGAGTTTTTGACAGACGGTTAATTGTCTCGTCAGTCTTAATCCAGTTTTCTGCCAATACATCACCTGTAATATATGGTTGTAATGTAACTACATCTGGTCTAATTTTTTCGTAATGATGATGTGTTAATGACTTAAATAGATTAAGTAGTCTATTTATTTCACGGTACATACCCTCATCTAATACACTATATTTTTTACTGCTCATACGGCAAGGATTGAGATATTGAGCATACAACTGGTCTCTATATTCTTGAGGTGTAGATTCTAACAAGAAATGATGAATGAACTCTTGTTGCTTTGAGAATATGTTAGTTGAGCCTGCTCGTTGAATGGTTGAGCCGTTTAGGTAATCAAAGACTCTTGTTAATACCATCTTTGAGTATTCATCTTCTGGGTTGTCTATAATACGATATGCATCCCTAACACTTCTGTATTTTGTATCTGTATGAATTGTATACTCTGGTGAGTGTTGCATGACAAAAGGTGTAAAGTCGAAACCACCAACAATACACTGTTCTCCATTATATTCAACAATACCTGTTCTATTATCTCTTGTTCCTTTTGCTGTGTTTAATAGGCAATACAAGATTCTTTCAGTCATTTTTTCGATACCCTGTACCGTAGTCTTTCTGACTTGAATTAAGTTCTCTCTTTGACTTAGACCGGTATGGTACTGTTCACGTTTAATATGTACGTGGTAGATATGAGTGTCGACCATAGCACTTGTACTTAAATTATTTACATAGTAGTTATAATCAAATGTTTCACTTGTAGGGTCAAAACGCTTAGCCTCTGCTCTTGTCAATAAACGAACAGGGTTGCCTGGAACCGGATATTTTTCATTTAACTCGTTAACCATACTGTTGATTTGAGATAATGCCTCATCAAAAGACATGTCTCCCTCAACTAGCATATGATGGAATAATAAGTTTCTATGACTTGTTCTATAGCCGATACCTTCTTCAATAAAACTATCATAAAGTCTTGTATATTCTAGTTGTGATAATCTTCTTGCTTTTAAACGGTTGTACTCCAATGAAGATGCTACCTTAGCAACTTTCATATCTGGTACGTTTGCCCATTGGTTAAGTTCGTTCATGTCGTAGTAGATACCAGATGTGTAACCCTCGGTTGTGATTTTACAATCTTCAATCTTGTCATAAATGTTACCAACAGCACGCATAGGCTGACCGATAGGCAAATCTCTCTGATAAGAGCCAGTTTCCTGCTCTTTACCACAATATCTATCATCATGTGTGAAGATACGAGAGAAAAAGCCTTGCATCTTCTCATGTTTTTCTAACGCTACTTGGTTTCTAAAATAAACCGGTGAAGTAAATAGATACTTTAAATGCACACCTGTTCCTGTTACTACAATAATCGTAGGCATAGGAATAACGCCGTTCTCGATATCAGTGCATAGGTTACATGCTCTTTCGTAGTCTACATTATCAATATCAACATCATATCCGATAAAACCTCGAATGTTCTCTTTTTTACATTCGATGATTTTGTCTGTATCTGCTTTTACAATATGTGTTGCCATCTTTTTCCCTTTAAAGAAAAAGTCAAACTCTGCCTCATTCATTGAGTACGCTTTGTTTGTATCAGCGAACAGCACCTCGTCATAATGGTTTTCTTTGGCAATTTTATTTGCCTTCTCGATAACAATAGACTTAGAGGTTGCGTAGATAGCGTTTGTTAAATATAAATGTTCTAATGAACTTTGGCTTAAATTATTTAATGTGAATGAATCTAAAATGTGTGCTTTGTTTAGGTACGCTTGGTCTCTGTGTAACTCAACCATACCTAACTGGTAACCACCACCGATAACTGAACCCTTACTCATGATTGAATTATCAAAAGGTTCGTGCATGATTTGTGATAACTCGTTAATGTCTGAAATTACAGTTACACCAGTTAATCTTGTAAACACTTCATTTACGAGGTTGTTATTGTTTTGAATACCCCAGGCAACAGAGGCATTTGCTAAATTGTTATTTTGATTTGCTGACATTTAAACAATGCCTCCTTTTCTTACATTAATTATTATACAAGAAATACATTCATTTTTGCTAAATTTGAAATATTTTTATCGTGCGTAGGAACGGTTTTAAGCGTTGGTTTCGTGATTTCTGTATAATGTATCAGCCTGTTGATTTTAGGTCTAAAATAGGTCTAAAAAGTCGCACGGACGAGGGTGCAAAACGGTTTTAAAGAACCATATCAATACACTCAAATACATCTTCTTTTTGTGAAATTGTGATTAATTTGCCGTTAGATGTATTTACTTCTGCAAAATCATAGGTCAGAAAGCGACGGTCTGGTGTAATTTCAAAGATTGGTTGGAGTTTATTATCACGTTCTAAATAGAGATTCATAATTCTTCCATCTCTATCAACCTCAACGTTACCGATGTATGTCTTACCGTTTCTTGAAATTGCTTCTCTTACCTGAATGTCATCATCATTTTGGTTATATAGTTCCTTATAATACATATCAGATTTCTTCTTATAGGCTAATTCTTGTTCGTTTTCAAATTCATAGAACCGAACCTCTTGCTCTAAATCAGATATCCTCTCGTCTGTTTTTAGACTCTCTTCAAACATTGTGATAACCAACTGGTCTGCCTTTTTGGTTCTGTTGTTCTCAAGTTTGTCAATTAGGTCGTAAGATTCACGATTTAATACTTTTAATCGTGAAATCTCTTCTTTTAGTTCTTTAATCTTTTCTGTATTGCTTTCCAACTCGCTCTTATAGGCATTAGAAGGCCTGTAAGTCTTATAATAATGAGTTATAGTATTTTCTGCACGAAAAGCCTTGGAGGCCTCTCCAAACGCTCTGTACTGTTCAAGTAAGACCATTGCTTTGGCCTCTCGTTGATTATCTGCTTGTTTGGTATACACTAAATCATTTACTCTGTTACCCTGCTCAACCGATGAAAAATGGCAACCATACTTACACGGTCTAATAAACGCTATACATCTTTTAACTTCTCCATTATCTGTGATGTGATATTTCATACTATCACCCCTTTGCTAATATATCAAAAAAGCACCCTTGTTTATTAGGAGTGCTTGTTATATTATTTACTTTGCTAAGAGGATATCTAACTTCTCTTCAATCGCAACTAACTTATCATAAATATCTTCATTAGAACGGCGTGTGAAAGGAACTAATTGACCATTGATTAATCGAACTTCTTGACGTGGTGCAGATGGTGCTGGGTTGCATACACTACGTAATGCCTGTGTCATAACACTTTCAGTATTAGGAATAGCCTCAAGCACTTCGTCAGAATAATCATCAACCTCGTACTCTAAGTCCTCGAAGGCGCTGTCATCATCGGCGCCTTCGTCTGAACCCTTAGTACCTGTTGCTGGCATAACGTAAACTGTTTCACCTTCGACCTGCATTGTGTAACCGTCTAAGTTGATGGACATTGCCTGGAGAACTTGACCTGCTGTCATTTCTGCTGGGACTTCAAAACGTTCGCCTTGGAAGTTGATGTAACGTGCGTTGTCAATGTTTGTTGTTGTTAATGTCTGTGTCATGTTTTTCACCTCTAAATTTTATCTTTCTTTTTACATGTTTTATTTTACTATTGTTTTTGTAACTTGTCAACACTTTTATTTATTTTTGTTAATATTTTTTATTGTTGTTCTGTTGACATGATTATCTTAGCATCTTGCGTTTTACTTGTCAACACCTTTTTCTACTAGATTGATAATAATTTTAACAGTATTACGCTCAACTCGTAGAAAATATGTGGATGTACCTAACGTATCAAGAATTACTTGATTGTAAAATGTTAAGAACCTATCTAATTGATTTGCTTTCTTGAGTTCTTGCAGGCTAAATGTTAATGTGATGACCGACTCATCATCATAACTAATGTATTCAGCAGAAAATGCGGAAACACAATCTCTATTAATATCTTCAATCTCTAAAAATTCTAATACGGCGTTTAGGTAATCTTCGTTATAGTTGCTGTATATCTTAAAACCACCATTATCAAGGGCGTATTCCATCTGACTTTCATCAGGTCTAAGGTAAGCATGAAGGAAATACTTACTGAAATCTAATGGCATTACAGGTACTGATATTTCTGCTGTGTCTGGAATATTTGCACCATTTTCTCGTAAAAAATGAATGAATTGCTTTTTAACAACTTCTGACATTCCTAAGTTCAAGTTAATCACCACCCATCATAATATCTGCCATCTCTTGATTACCACCAAACATTGCTAATAGTTTTTGGTAACGGTCTGAATTTCTATTAATATTTCTTTGTGCTTTTATGCATACCACATTTGTATCAACATACTCTTTAAACGTCTCTCTGCCCTCTACTGGTTGTGTTGCTTTTGGTGCGTTTGTTACTTTACCGAGCAATGAGATTTTACCTTTATCACATCTCACAAAACGTCTGTTTGCCGGTAGTTGGGTTACAACACCACGTTTTTCGTAGATAGTCAAGCATGTAAACATCACATATTGATTATGGATGTCCTTGTTTTTGTTGTAGATTTCTTTATGTGTGTCTGACATCTGTCCATAAATTGTCTCTAATAACATCTGTTCTTCTTTATTAATTGCGATTACAGGACATAACGGCATATATAACTTCATTGTTTCTGTAAAGTCATAAGGCTCAATGCTTGCAAAGACATTATCAAACAGTAGTGTAACTCTTGACTCAAACACACCTTTTTTATATACTGCCGTCTCCCTGAAAGGAATAACTTTGAGTATTGGTCTATTTTGTTCTAATCCGATTCCTTTAATCTTCTTCATACAACACCTCTGTTCTTCTTAGTAATTATATAAAATAAATATGCAGAAGTCAAGTACTTTTAGACGACTTCTGCATGATATTGACCATCTGCACCAACGAAGATGTTTAGACGGTAACCTTTATATTGAATAATACCAGGCTTGAGTAGAAATTGACCCGCAACTGTCGTAGGGTTTAGGACTTCATTAATCACATCTTCAAGAGGACCTTCACTATCTTCACTTGATAGTGTTGCGATAGCATTTGGCACAATATGGTAAGTATCTCTATCACGTTCAGTTGTTACGTAGAATACCACTTGCTTATCACCAATCGTTACACTATGTAATTCTCGAATAGAGGCTTCTCTTTTTGTAAGGGGTGTTATCTCAAAATGTACTTGTCGTTGCATTTTGTTTCTGTTAAGTAGTTCGTTAAATTTTATCATTGGTGTACCTCTTGTGCTGGTTGTATCTCTCTTACCCAGTTTTTGTGTGCGTTATACCATGCAGCCGCTTCTTCTGGCGTCTTAATATCTTTCTGTAGTTTTGCTAAGCCTTTGTATAGTCTATTGATGTTAGGAACAGTACAAGACATATCGTTGTACTGGTATCTGAAACTTAAGTCTGTATTAGGTTGTGTTCCTAAAAACTTCACAATATACGCCTTAGGATTTGATAGGATATCTGTGAATTTTGTTGACATATTTGCCCACCCTGAACCAACACATAGACGATTGTATAAGTGTCCGTCAATACGCTCTCTATCAGAATAAACGTTAGTAAATAGGAACGGTAAGCGATTGCCTGATGTACGGACATATAGTTGATTGTCCATGATTGCAAAGTATGCGGTATCGGTCCAGTATCGCACAAAACTGTCAGAACGTGCTAGTCGCATAGAAATTAGTGTAGGACGTAGTTTGAATACCAGAGTGTTTGTGTTTACTCCATCCACATAGCATAGACCCTCTATAATATCTCTCTCATCACGCATCATAGAAATACGAGTGTTAAGGTTAGCGGAGCCTGCATTTGGGACATTAATATGTAACTCATCATCTGGTGTAACTTTTTTAGTAAACATACCCTTTTTGACCGTTAGGTTTGTCTTATCTAACTTATTGTATTGTAACATAATTACTGCCAACCCCCAATTTTGATTTCTAATCGTTCTCCATCATCTACGTTTAGGTAGTAGCGTAGAGCACCTGCTGTATCTTTAACAATCTTAGTAAATACTGCTTGCTGATTGTTGATTGTTACAGTAGCGATACGATTTGCTCTGTCGGTATAAATTGTTCCAATGTCATCAGGACTGATTTGCATAAACTCTGCAAATACTTCTTTTTCCAACTGTGCTGGGATGGCACATATTTCAACATTCAATAACTGGTTTAAAAGATATCTGTATTGCTCACTATGCTCAATCAGATAATATGTGATTGGAGAAACAAGTGAGAAGTTAATTTCTTCATTGTTAAAGTAGTTTATATAGTCAGGTAACACGGCACCTTCCTGTTTAAGTCTTTGATACATCTGATAACATACAATATTTTTCATACAAACACCTCTATTTATTTACTCTACCATTATAACATAAAAAGACTGCCTGTCAACAGTCTTTAATACATTTTTTCGATTAACTCTTCATTACCGTTAAACATTGAATACAACATTTTGTAACGCTTGGACTCCTTATCAATTACTTTTGCTGGTTGTACTGGTTCCTCATGTTGCACAGGTTCAGCAATCTCTACTGACGATACTGTTTCTTGAGGTCTAAATAGTGTGTGCTTTAAATAAGCGATAAAGTTGCAAGAGTCATTATCTTCATCATAAATTTCAACTATCTTAGAGTCGATAGTACTTCTCTGTCTATTGTTGAAAATAATGCTTGGGATAATCTGGTCCTCAGGCTCTGATGAACCATCAATCATAATGCATTCATTTTCTCTCAATGCTGGCCATCCTGCTGGTGCACCTGCAAGCATATAGTCAATAGAGAAGATTAGGTAAGGACTATCACTTGCATATTGACACTCCAATTCATCATGCATGCCTCTACCATTAAAAGTGGCCATAATGACCTCTTTGTTTACAACATCTTTACGTATAGAAAGGATAGGGTTATTATACATACCTTGTGTTGGGTGGGAAGTATATAACAACATAGGGCGAACTTCTGCAACATAAACAAAATTCTTTATCTGTTTAAAAGCAATAATACGACCTAACTTAGAAATCTTTGTACGGAAGTACATATTGAAACTTGCCATTGGTTGGCGTGTTTTCTTAAATACCTGTGTAATCATTAACTATACCTCTTTTTCTTTACTCTACCATTTTAATACAAAAAAGACTGTTTGTCAACAGTCTATTCGTTAAAGTTTTACAACCTCAATCTCACCGTTTTGCTGACGGTACACATTAAAGAAAGCGCCAGAATGTTCGATAATACCCATAGGTAATAAAGGGATTTTCTTAATTTCGTTAATAACATCATCTTCTGAACATTCCTGCTGTTCTTCTAACCGCTTTAGAATAACAATCTTGTTATCGTCTGTGGGCTGATAGAAAATAGTAACAGGAGCAACAGTACTATTGTTAATTGGGTTCAAGACAACACATTTTGTTGGTAAGTCTTGACTTGGTGCCTCTGCGATTGTGATTGAGCCATCTGTCGTTACTCTAAACTGATTTGCTTGTTGGAGAGAAAAATCATCATATCTACTCATATTATCACCTCTTAGTTTGATATTACTTGAACACGATATTCTTCTGGAACGGTTTTATTATATTCTGTCTTCAAGTATCTTGGCAAAGCATCTGCATTTTGTACATACCACTGGGCAGCCTCTTCTTTCGTTTTAATGTCTTTCTGTAATTCTTCCATCTTCTTGTAGGAGAAAATAATGAACTTTAGAAGGTTTGCCTTTTTGATGAGATAGTCATCAGTATCATATGAACTACGCAATGAGAACGGTGCTCTCATCCATAAGTCTGTGTTTGGTTGACCCTGTAAGATTGCAATGATGTATTCTTTTGCATGTGTAACTATACTTTGAAATGTTGTGTTTCTGTTTGCTAGTGTATGACCGATACACATACGTACTACATGGAACTTCATACCGTTAATATGAATTACATCTTCACCTTGGAATATATTTGTAAACAAGAATGGGATATTGTATCTATCATCTGTAACAAAGTACCAATTGTCATCATCGTATAAAATCATACAACTCTTAGTCCAGAAGTTTGTTGTCTTGTGTTTATCTTCGATTGACACAATGCGTAACTGCTGAGGAGACAGTCTATATACAAATGCCTTCTTATGGAAATCACACACAACGAAACCTTCTTCCACAACAGGATTTACAATTCCGTCGAAAATTTCATCAAAACACTTGCTAGACTGTGTTTGGAACGTGATAGGTTTTGCGTTAATCTTTTTATTAAATAACCCGTCTTTATAGGTCATATTTGTTAAGTTTACATCAAATTCTTTCATGTGTTCACCTCTATTTACTCTAATAGTCTATCATAGCAAAGATATATTGTCAACAAAAAAGAGAACTATTTTTCAAGTCCTCTTTAATCCAAATATTCGCTTTTTAGTTTAATAACGAGTTTTGTTACCTTATAAATCGCAACTGGTACAAGTATAAGCAATACTGTACCTGCAAATACTGTACTATTGATGTGGAACTGCTTTACAAGGACATCCCATGTGAATCCTAAAACTATCATAGCAACAAACAGAATCATCGCCTTTAAGATACCTGTCATTGCAAAATTTCTACGAAATATTTTCTTATTCATGGCTTTAGTTTATCACATCAAAAATAGCGTGTCAACCGTTCTATACTAATTCTTTGGGACGTAGCGATTTACCATAAAGTCACCAGCACCATTAACACAAGTCTGCATCCAGATAGAACCATCGCCGTTTAATCTATGAGCAGGGATATACTCTTCTGTATGAGAACCATACTCCGTGTGGTCATGGCGCCCTACTTATATTTAAACAAGTAGATTTCTTGGGAACGTTCAGGTTACTCTCGTTCTTAACGAACTACCATCCCTAAACTATATTACCACGGTTGCGCCTTTCCGAAGTGTAATTTAAACGCCTACACTCAAGGCTTGAATTAAAATATTTTTGGCTGCGTTCACATCCCTATCGTGGCGGGCACCGCAATCTGGACATATCCACTCTCTGATTGAAAGAGAGTTTACAATGTCTTTGTGATATGCTCCGCATTCGGAACAGGTTTTACTACTAGGATAAAATCTGTCTACTTGAATAAAATTCTTCCCATACCATAAGCACTTATATTGAATAAGGCTTAGAAGTTGAGACCACCTCACGTCCGAAATAGCGTACGCCAACCTGTTGTTCTTCTTCATTCCTTCAACGTTCAAGTCTTCAAACGCTAAGAAGTCATACTCTTCTGCTAACTTTCGACTCAACTTATGGTTAAAGTCTTTGGCACAGTTGGCAATATGTTCATGAAGTTTGGCAACCTTACGCTTTTGCTTCTGGTAATTTCTGCACTCGTTTAGGTCCAACTTAGCCCTCTCCAATTTGGTTCTCATCTTCGAGAGCCTACGCTGTTCCTTGGCAAGTTTTTCTTTATTAATGTAGTCGAATTTAGGCCTCTTGTATCTCACTCCGTCACTACCGATAAGCAAATCTTTAAGTCCTAAGTCAAAACCAACTTGCTTACCTGTCTTAGGTAGTGGTTGTACTTCTGTTTCAATACAAATAGAAGCATAGTATTTACCCGTGTTCGTTCTTTCCACAGTAATATTAAGAATTTTATACACCTCTGGCATATCGAGCCGTTTGGTTTTAACTCTCCCTAACTTAGGTAGTTTTAGATGTTTGTTGTCTAAAATATATGCATTCCTTACACCGCCAGGCGTTCTGTATGACTGCTTTCTATTTCGTTTAGACTTGAACTTAGGAAAACCAAAATGGTTTTTGTTCTTAAAGAAGTTATCTAACCCAGAATTAAGGTCTCTCACACTTTGTTGAAGTGCAGTAGAGTCTACTTCTTTCAAAAACTCATTTTCTTCCTTTAATGGAACTAGGTTTGTGATACGTTCATTCTTAGAAGGAAAATGTTGTGTTTGTTCGTAAGACTGCTTACAGTCTGAAAGAGTCTGGTTGTGGACAAAACGACAACAACCGATGGTCTTGTTGATTAAGACTTCTTGTTCTTCGGTTGGGTATAATCTTACTCTGATACCTTTTTGAACCGTAGTCATACACTCACTTCCTTTCTTCTTCTAATATTATACAACAAACAATCATTTATCTGTCTATTCAATCTAACTTGAATGGCTAATTTTTAGGGACATACTGGTTTACCATGAAGTCGCCTGCTCCGTTGATACATGTCTGCATCCAGATGGAGCCGTCACCAGCCAGTCTATGAGCAGGGATATACTCTTCTGTATGAGAACCGTACTCCGTGTGATTGTAGACATAAGTTCTGCCACCGATACATACTTCATTTGGTGTTGATGCAATCATCTGACCTTCTGCGGTATAGTTGTGGGCAGCATAATATCCGTTCGCCCATTCCCATAGACCACCTCTGTCTACATCTGCTTGTCCATTATATGCATAACCATAAGATGGTGTCCATGCACCTGGTGCGTATGAAGGAGCATAACTAGAATAAGAATAGCCACCACTTGCGTAGCCACCACGAGAGGATTGTCTTGCTAGACGTTCTGCCTCTTCTCTTTCACGCTGTAGTTTCTCTTCGATTTTTGCGTCTATCTCTTGTAGTTTTGTCTGATAAACTTCTTTCTGATAATCTTTTAACTGGTCGATTTCGCTTTGAATTACTGCGATATCTTCCTTAACCAGGCTTACCTCAGCACTAGCCAGTCTTGCCTCGATTGTAAGTTTCAACTTGCTATTATCGCAAGCACTTTTTAGGACATCATTTGCTGAATAGTATGCCCCGATGGGTGCCTCATGGACACTTGTTGTTGTGGTATCTTCTTCTGCGTAAACTGAAAAAGAGCCTACGCTAAAAGTAAGCATAAATAGTATAGTTATTATCTTTTTAAACATTTGTGAACCAATTACCTTTCTTAACTATACTGTCTATATCAAAAAAACACAGGTTTTTGCCTGTGTTTAATTGTAGTAAATTGTGAACGAATTATCTTGTCGTACTTCAAAGTAGCCAATATGTGTAAATCCGCACTCTAAGAATGTTTTGCGACTCTCGTTAAACGGTTCAACGTACAGGGCACGGTCTTCCTTACGATAGAAGATGTCGTATGCCATGCCTTGTAGCGATGTCTGCTTTAATTTGGCGAGTTTGTCTTGAATGATTAACTGAATATCTAAACTCATAATTTATCGCCCAATCTTATAAAGCAATGCTTTAATCTTACGTAGCAATCTACCAGGAGAGACTGTGCCATCAAATGTGAAGTAGTCGTCTAAGAACTGTGCAAGCACAGAGTACTTAGCGTTGAGATGTGTATTCTCAAAAGGCTTTCTGCCAAGCATAGTCTTTACTGTTTCAACTTCTGTAACATCTTCTTCCACATCTTCTGGCCAGTTTCTATCCCAACTCTTAGGAAGTGTGTAGTCGCTGTAATCACCGTAGTAGCCATCTTCGTAAGTGTCGAAAATGCTTTTCCCAGTTTCGTAAGGGCTTTTGTAGTGCTTCTGACCATAAGGACGAACTGCTCCATGACCCGTGTAAGTTTGTGTACGTGTATTGCCCCAAGTAGGTGCTGTGTATACAGGTGTTTTGAACACTTGCTTTTCCCATGTAGCGATTAAATCTTCATCGAATGTAATATCAGATACCTTATCAATATCATAGTAATACTTCTTGTCGTCTGCCAATACATGTTCTGGTAATTCTACAAAACGCTTTACGATATCTTCTGAAACGTATTCAGAAGTTAAGCCACGTACTGTAATCCATGAGTGCATTTGTACTCGATTTGTATTTAAGTGTCCGAACACTAACTGTAATGCATCGACCTTAGAGTTCGATAAGTCTGTACCAGAGGCGAATGCCTGCATGCTATTGTGTGAGTGTGTTTCTACATACATACCAATATACTTGTTCAACGCTTCGTAAATGCTATCGTTATCAACAGATGTTAAAGCGGAACTGTTACGTTGTTTAGGTGTGTAACTAAACAACTCATCCGACCAGAAATGTACACCTTCAATGTCTTTTAAGTTCTTTTCTACACCATCAACGTTTAATGTACGCATACCCTTGGCGTTGTAGAAGTTGATTTGTGCTTCTTTGCCTGTTGCTAATGTAGTGTCACGATACCACTTGATAACGTACTTAATTGCATCGGCAGGAATCTTTGGTAGGTTATTTGCTGTTACCGTAATCTTTTCTTCCATATTCGGTAAACCAAAGAATTGATAGTCGTTTACCTTACGTAGGGAATCACCAATCCATGAGGATTGAATTTCAAACGTACCGTTACCGGCTAGAATTGTAGTCTTGAACTGGCCTTTTTCTGTAATTTCTTCGTTACTCTTATAGATATTCTGGAATCCCATATTTATTACCTCTTTCTTTTACTTTTTCAGTTTATCACTCTCTGTATACTTTGTCAATACTAATTTTCTTGATTTAACATTTTATTCTGGCAAGTTTTCAAATAATCAGAACTATTACGGTTAATTTCTGGCTGAATTTGATTATCGTAATTTTCTTTTGCTTGCTCCCAATAGTGATTATAACTACCTAGTAGTGTTTGTGCAACTGTATTTTCTTGGCGCACTAATTGTCGTTCTTCTTGAATTTCAAACTTTGTACCGAATGATAAGAATTTCTTGGTAATGTCATTGAACAGTTTCCAGTTTATCTGTTGCTTGTTGATTTTAGAAATATTGATAAAGTTAAATCTAACAATAGGATTTTCATCGGCATTGATTTCATGTAGTCTAGTACTAATTAGGTCTTCGATTTCTCTAATTGATGAATTTGTACAGTTTAGAAACACATCATATTGAGGTCGTTGATGAATATTATGAAGGATTGGTTTAATTGTGCCGTTGTCAATTACCCATTCTGTCCAGCCTCTATCACCTTGGCTATCACTGAAGCCTCGTCTAAATAATGAGCCACCATAGAATACCTTATTTTTAATCACCCAACCTCTGTCGTGGATATGCCCTAGTAAAATACAATCCCAGTTCAAAGCAAGGACATCTTGAGGTATTACAATTTCCCTAGGCTCTGACTCTGTGTGCAGGACTGTGTTTGACTGTGGGTCATAGATAGAACCATGTGTGCAGAGAATATTAATCTTACCATCAACAGGCTTAATATGTTTCATCGTGTCTAATTGTTTGCTATAACCATGATGAGACACCATATGGAGTAAGATATTGTCTGTAACTTCAACAACCACATACGGCTCTGTATATGAGAATAAACCAATCTCTGGAACATTAAGGACGTCATTACTTGGTATCTCTTTTACAATATCGCTACTATCATGATTGCCTGCTAAACAATAGAAAGGAATTTGATTGTCTGACAGTTTCTTTATTGCGTTCATAGCCTCGTGTATCATTCTGACTGTAGGAGTAGGGCTGTGAAAGAAGTCTCCTGTACAGACAACACAATCTACTCTACTTGCAATCATATCATCTATGACCTCGTTAAGAGCATTATAGCCATCTTGTTCTCGTAAGTTAATTCCTTCTTCGGTTACTAGACTGCCAGAACGATATCCCAAGTGAACATCTGAAATATGACCGATTCTAAACATTGTGCTTGCTCTTTCTAATCGTGTAGACAATATCTAGGTCTGACGTATAGTAGGTAGATACTCCGTGCTTGTAGTCAACTTTAATAGTTGCTAAGCCATTCTTTGCTAATTGTTCTTCTAACTCAAAGATACAATCAATTAATGTACAGAAATTTAAGATGTCTGTCTTTTTATTTTTATTGTCTACGGACAGACTAAAAATATTTGTCTTTTTCATATTTGTTTCTCCTTACTTACATTCTATCATACTTCTTTGATTTTGTCAATAGGAACGGTTTTAAACGTATTTTTGCTTAAATCTGAATAATTTATCAGCCCGTTGGTTTTAGGTCTAAAATAGGTCTAAAAAGTCGCACGGACGAGGGTATAAAACGGTTTTAAGGAGAGTTATTTACTCTCCTTATTTCGCCATTAATGTGATTTTTATGAGTAATGAGTGTAATAGGTCATTACTGCTAGGTAAAAATGCATTTCCCTCTTTAAACTTAAACTCGTATTTGTACAGCATGTTCATAATTTCTTTTTCATGTTTACACTTGCTACGCTTAAAGTCAATTAATCTGTATGGACTATTATACCTCAGCAACTCGCAAATCTCTTTCTCTGACATCTTACTTGCAGTTAATGTCCTGTATGTAACAAAGTCTTGAAATTTGTTTTTCAACAACTTCATGATAACTAGAGGATGTGTATTAGTAATTACTCGTTGAAATTCTTGCTCTAATAAAGGCATATTACCAGACATAACAGCATTGATTAGTTGCCATGGTGGTACAGCCCCCATTTTATTAGGCAAATAAGAATATAATTCATCTATTGTGAGTTCATCTGTATTTGCTACACCTGATAGTGTGTTTTTAATAATAATCAAATCTTCTGCACTATCACCTATATAGTATTTTACAAATTCTTTATTCTCTTTTGAAAGATTAATCGTCTCTAAGATTTCATCAATAGAAATTTCGCCATCATAGACGCCATCGTACTTATCTATTAAGTCCTTCAACCATTTACCCAGTGCTTTATGGCACACGATAATCACACCATTACCGAACCAGTTGTCAGGCAATTTCTTTTTCTTCTTTAATAAGTCTCTAAAGTTATTCCTGTCTTGGTCTCTTGTTAGGTCTAACTTAACAAAATGCGACATGAATAAAGAAGTCTGTGAGGCTAAACCATCTTGCCATGTCGTATATGTCAACATCTGCTCTGGAGTATATCCCCATGATGTATAGATTTCCCTAACTTTATTTAAGATGTAAACATCGCTATCATTTACAATAGCATAGAGTTTATTTGTCATTTTTATTCTCAATCTCCTTGCCATAATAAATATCTTTAATTAGATAGTCTTTCTGGCCGTCTAACAATCTTGCTAGGCTATCGTATGAGTGACCCCTGTTGTCACCCATAACGAAGTAGCCGTCTAGTGTGATATCAAGGTCACCGGCTTTGTTCCACTTCGTAAATGTATCACATAGAGTGTCGTTTACATAGAGTTTATTGCCGTTGATTTTAAGCCTATCTCCAGGCTTACCAATAACACGCTTAATTAACCATTCTCCCTTTAATCCCCATGAAACTGGAGACTTGAAGATAGCAACATCATTATTCTTTATATTGCTTGTTTTTAAGAAGAATAGAACTTCTTTATCATGCAAGGTCTTTTCCATTGACTGGCCAGACACGACGGCAATCTTAAAAGGGGCAAGAGCAGTAAAAGCAACAACCACAACTGCTGTTGCTAATGTCTGTAGAGTGTAGACAACCCACTTTCTTAATCTTCTGCGTTTTTTACGCATTACAACTTCATCTCCTGGCGAATGTTGAAACCAATAGTCTTAAGAATATCTAAATCAACTCTCAATGATTGTGAAATCTTTGTTAATTCGTTGATGATTTCATTTACATATGCAAGTCTAAATTCAAGGTCCTCACATTCAATTTCAGCAATACGTCTTTTCTGGCCTTCTGTTTTTACAGTAGAGTCTACCATTAAGCGTCTAAATTTATGCTTATATTCTAAGTCAAGATTGGTACGTTCTCTCTCGTAGTTGTTAATCTGACGTGTAACCTCTTTTAGGTTTAATACGGTTCTAATCAAAGTGCTATTTAAGTTATCAATTTCATGGTGGTCCCAAAATGAACCCTCGCTATGAACTGTGTGTAATGAGTCAAAATCAGGATACTCCGGTAGTTTAATAATATCTTCCATTTGTTTATACCTCTCTACTTATATTATACAAGAAAAAAGACCAGGATGACCGGTCTTTTTATGCTTTGAAGATTGCTCTGAATGGTGCTAGACTCACGAAGTACCCTGCGACTCTAACTACCCAACTTATGAACTGATTCCATGCCCAGAATACAACGGCAAACACGTCATAATTAAACATGATTAGAATAGCCCATAGTAAGCCGATAACTAAAATTCCTGCTAAAATGTTGCCGATTGAATCTTTAATAAATCTTACAAGTTTTCCCATATTCTATCTCCTCTCATTATGCCATCTCGATTAAATTGTTTGCTCTACGTTCTTTTAAACATAATTCGCTCAAGAACTCTTTAACTTTCAATGGATTTTTAATGTTCTCCAAAACAACGATAGGAGAGTTCTTGTCGATGGTATAGAGTATTACGTTACCTGTATTACATAATCTCTGTATTAGATTCACAGTACATCTACAATCAACAACACGATAGAGCATTACCTCGTCATACGATGTATTGACAATACCTTTCTCCACATGAAGTTTGTTGTAGACAACTGTGTAATTGGTGAAACTAATAGGCCATGCTAATATGTGTTTTTTATCCTGCCATAATATGTCTTCCATACGCTAACCTCTCCTTTGTTCTATATATCAAAAAAGCAATGGATTTTAATCCATTACTTTATTACTGACCTGGCATTACCCAATAGTTCGGTGTGAAATATTGAATGTTAGTAACGATTGTTCCGTCACTTGCATTGGCTGCATGTACCATTGAACCGTTACCTAATGAGATACCTACATGATATGCTCCTGCACCTGTGTCATAGAAGTATAATGCTCCATAAGGTGCGTTCCAAATGTCATAATGTCTAGTACCTGTATATGATTGCTGCTCTGCTGTTCTTGCTCCAATACCTGTTAAACACTGAACCATTCCTGAACAGTCCCAACCACCAGTCGTTGTACCACCCCATACATAAGGTACTCTACCAACTGCACTTAATGCTTGTTGTACATAATCACCACCTGAAATGATAGGTTGATAATTAATAGATTGTGTATTATTGGTGCTTCTGGTTGGTGCAACATAAGGTTTCTTTTCTAATGTGTAGATAGTATTACCATTTTCTGTTTTTTGGTCAACAACATTGTATTCTGCAATGTCTGAATAACCATTTTCATCTTGAGTACCATCAACTTCTTCAAGTAAATTACCATCTGTATCGTAGTAATAAGTTTTCTGCTCTACTATATTTACTTTCAATGTCTGTGAAGCAGTTTTACCATTAACATCAGTGTATCTGTACTCGATGCCATACTGTCCAACTTGGTTCTTGTCAAAGTTCCCCTTGTCAATACTTAATATTCCTAGACCACTGTATGAACCATTAAATGCAATAACTGTGTTGAAATCATAATCTGTTGTCTTAGTAATTGTAATTTCATTTTTCTTCAACTCAATTACAGGGTCTCCTTCTGTTACTGATACAGAAACAGTCTTGGTTAAATCTGGTACCAAAGAAACATCTTCTTTGTCTGTATAATGGAAATTAATAGACACTTTCTTGACTTGTGCATTCTTATCTGTTAAATCAATTTCTTTATCTAAAGTAATCTCCGTCTTGTCGTAATCAATATTTGATTTTGTTGGGTTCTCTTTAACATACTCATCTAAAATCATTTTCTTAATTTCTTTCTTAAGATTTTTAGGTGAGTTGTATGGAAGAGATACCATCATCATTTGTTCTTCTTCAACATTTTTAATCGGTGCTAAATCTTCGGCTCGTGCCTGCATGACTGTTGAACCAGTTAGAACACCAATTAATAAGGCTGAATATATTAATGTGCTTTTCCTCATCTCTCGACTTCCTTCCTATAATATTATTATACAAGAAATTAGGTTAACCCGTTCTTGTATAACGTTACTCTCTTTATATCAAAAAAGGCTCTACCGTTTTAGTAGAGCCTACGAATTAGATGTTAGTTTTCTTCTTCGTCTTTCTTCTTCTTGCCTGCTAGGTAAATAATGTACCCACCTGTTACGGCTAATACTGTACCACCCGCAATGCCTGCAAGAACTAATGGGTCAACTCCAGATTTCTTTTCATCTTCTGTTGTTGCAGATACTTCTGGCTTTTCTTCGTCAGACTTCTTCTCTTCTAACTTCTTAGATTCTTCTGCCTTCTTGTCTTCTGACTTCTTAGACTCTTCTGCTTTCTTAGCCTCTTCTGCTTTCTTTTCAGCATCCTTAGTTGATTGTTCTAATGCTAACTGCTTGTTTTGAGCCTCAATACGTGCAAGGTTAGCAAGGATTGCCTTAAAGCCTTCTGACGCCTTATTTAGTAATGCGATATTGTTGGCGATTACCTTACTATCGCTTTCTAATGTAGTCTTAGATGTGGCAAGTTCATTTAACTTGTTAATCTGTGCTTCAAGATTGCTCATAAGTGTGTTGTATTCAGCCTCGTGTAAGCCAAGGTCGTTTACTGTTGGGTAATCGTCTGAATGACGTGCTTCGTATTCAGACTTGAACTTCGCTAACTTGTCTGCCTCTGCCTGTGCAGTAGTAGATAGATTTGCAAGTGTTGCGTTGGCTGCTGTAATTTCATCGCCCTTAGTTGCAATATCTGCATCATACATTGTTGGATTCAATGTAGGCAATTCGGCGTTAATTTCATCAACACGCTTGTTAATGTTCTTTTGTGTTTCTAGTAATGTCTTAGCCTGTTCTACTAACGCTTTTTGTGCTTCTACAAGAGCATTTTGGTCAGCGACTAACTGTTCCTTAGAAGTCTTGTCAGCCTCTACAGGAGCAATAGCATTGTCTTTATTTGTGATTTCAGACTGCTTATTTGAAATCTCTGTGTTCTTGGCAACAATCTGGTTCTGGACATCTGCTAACTTAGTAGCGTTTTCTGCTAGAGCAGAGATTACCTTGTTAAGGTCTGCCTGTTTAGCATCCTTATCGCTTACTAATGCGTTCTTTTCTGCTACAAGAGCATTGAACTTAGCATTTAACTTGTTGAACTCGTCTAATGCATGTTTCGCATTGTCTAAGGCACCTGTCTTTGTTTCGATGTTTGCCTTTAATGCGTTGATTTCATCAGCAAGGCGTTGAGCCTCTTCTGTTGCATGAGCAGCCAATTCTTCAAGTTCTGCTAACTTCTGTTCTGCCTGTGCTTTCTTTTGAGATACTTCTGTCTTCTTGTCTGTTGCTGTCTGAATTGCTTGTGTGGCGTTGTCAACCTTAGCCTGTTCAGCGTTAATGTTCTTAACAGCCTCTTCAATAGCCTTGTTGATTTCTGCTAACTTAGTATCAGCCTCTGCCTTTTCAGCCTTCTTCGCCTCAACTAATGCCTTAGCGTTATTTAATTCATCTTGTAACTGTTGAGGAGCAACTTTATTTACCCAGTTGCTTGCAAGTTCACGGAAACGTTCTTCTGTGAAGAAACCATTTTCTTCTGTCATGTATGCACGAATTTCAGCATCTGTCTTGCCTTGTCCTGCACGCCATAATGGGTAGATATGGTTTACGTCACCTGCTGATGATGAATAGTCTGCTGAATTTGCAACATCTAAACCAACACCAGAGTAGAATGTAGGTGTGTTTTCACGACCGACACCAGCACGTTGGTTTACACCTGTCTTGACGTACATGTAAGGTGCAACTGCGTATAACTTACCGTACTGGTCAGAGAACCACTTGTAATGTCCACCGTTTGAGGCAACTTCTTCATCCCACCAACCGGTCATAGATTCCTTCTCATAAGTTGAATCATTGCCAATCCATTGTTCTCTACCTGTCATTGTGTATAGGTTATCTGGTCCGTTGGCGTATGTATGGTACCAGTAGTTGTTTGCACCGATAGCAACTGCAACGGCCTGTGTAAGCATACTACGAACGTCAACCTTAACTGGTTCTAAACCGGCTGCCTTACGGCGATTGTTAAGTTCTGTAACTGTATTTGCCATACGCATCAAGTTGTCCTTAGCGGTAGTAAATGCTGTTTCATCACCGTTCAACCATTCACGAACTGTCTTAACTTGGTTGTAGTTCTTGTCTTTCTGAACAACCATCTTAATAGGTGTTTCCATTACAAAGTTGAAGTACTCTTCCCAGTTCTTAGGTTGTTCTACACCATTGTTTGCGGCTGCTTGTACCTTAATGTTTGGTACTGCACCACCGTTTGTCTTTAAGAAGTTTAAGAATGAAGAGTTGTCAGTTGCCTGTGCAATCTTATCTTCTACTTCCTTTTGCTTTGCTTCAAGTGTTGCTAATTCCTGTGTCTTTGTGTCAATAGAACTCTGAACACTTGCCTTCTCTGCTTCTTTTGCACTCTTAGCCTGCTCAGCCTGTGCTTTTGCCTGTTCGGCAGTTGTCTTGGCTTGTGCCTGCTCGCTAATTGTGTTGTCTAATGCAGAGATTTCACCTGTTAAACCGGCAACTTCATCTTTCTTTTCTTGAATTTGTGTTTTCAATTCAGGAGATGTTACCTCTGCTAGACGGTCTTTCTTAGCCTGCAAGTCTTGGTTAAGAGTGGCAACTTCGTTTGTTAAGTCTGTTACGCTCTTTTCAAGATTCTGCTTTTGAATTGTTAAGCCTGCTTCATCAACACCCAAGGCGTCAATTTCTGCCTGCTTATTTGTGATACTTTGTGTTACTTCGGCAATCTGTGTTTCAAGTGTACCCTTTTCCTCAGTCTTTGACTGTTCGGTTGCTTGTGCTTCTGCCTTAGTTGCCTCAAGAGTCTTTAATTCCTCTTGCTTTGCTGTTAATTCTGCTGTTAATGCTTCTTTATCAGCCTTTAACTTGTCTAACTGCTTAGTAACTTCATCTAATGCGTTCTGACGAGTCTTTAACTCTGTTGTCTTGTCATTTAGTTCAGTTGTCTTGGCAATTAGGTCAGCCTCTAAAGGTGCAATATCAGCAACCTTAGGTGTTAGTTCAGTTTGTTCTTTCTTCAAGTTTTCAATCTTTTCTTCTAACGCCTTCTTGTCAGCCTCTAACTTATCTTTTTCAGATGTTAGTTTGTCAACTGTTGCCTGAGCCTCTGCCTGTGCGTTGGCTGCCTGTGTTGAGGCTTCTGTTAATTCTGCCTCTGTCTTGGCTAATGTTGCCTTGTCAGCCTCGATTTCTGCTTTCTTAGCCTCAATCTGACGCTCAATTTCAGCACGTTCATTTGTGTACTGGGAAATTTGACTATTTACATTTGCTAACTGTAAGTTAACATTCTGCAAAGCCTGCTCTTCTTGAGGTGTTCGATTATCTACTTCTGGCTGGGACATGTGTCCTACTTCATCTGGTGTCAATTCTTCGGCAGCCATAACTGATGTTACTTGTGCGCCTACTAATACTAATGAAGCCGTAGCAATTAAGCCTTTTGCTAAAATATGTTTCTTGTCCATTAAATAAATCAACCTTTCTTTCTGTTTTATACCACCCTTTTAGGGCCCGTATATGTACTATATCAGATTTTCTTTAATCTTGTCAATGATTTTCTTACATAACATTCTAAAACTTCTTGTGTTTAGATTATGCTTTTTGACAAAATCTTCCTTATCGTAACCGAAGATGTTGTATTTTGAGAACAACGCCTCTTTTTCAAAATCTGTTAATACTGATGTCACTTCTTCGATTTTCTTTTGTGTGAACTCACTTTCAGGTGTCATCAAGTCCTCTTCTGACAGAATGTCTTGAAGTTCTGATATTTCACCTTTATAACTTCCTCTTGATTCAACTTGTTTATTGAGAGAAAGTGGGTTTAAACTAATATTTACAACACTCTCTATCGTACTAATAGGTACATTGATTTGCTCCGATAAATCATAAATTGAACCATCGGGATTCTCTGCGTAATACTTATTGATTGCTGATAACGTTCTAGGTATATGCTGTGATTTCACACCAAACACCATTACAGAGTAGTTGTCTTGCAATTCTCGTGTAATGAACCATCTTGCTCCTGTTGACACAATGAAGCCCTTACTTGGGTCATAAGTATTTTTGACATACTTAATTAAGGCATACATGGCGTCTAAACAAGCCATATTTAATGTATATACATGTCGTTTATCTTGCTTGTTTGACAAGAACTGTGTAGCCCACTTATAGGCAAGTTCGATATTAGTTGCAATTAACTCTTCAACTGCATCCTCATACTCACTAAAAGAAATACTCGTATCGCCATTTCGATACTTTGCAATAATCGTACCGTAGGCAATATCGTGCTCTAAACGCTCCTGCCCTAGTAAACGTTCTTCTGAAACAGGCACTAAAAGACCATTGTATAGACCAGAATACCTCTTAACACTAGTCTGTCTATCACAAACCATCAATTTATTATCCATTGTATTGTCAAATCTCCTTTTGTATAATACTTATCTTATCATACTTTTGGTGATTTGTCAATAGTTAAAATTCTGGTACTCTGGCATTTTAATTTTGCCGGGTTCTTACATACGTAAACTTCCAAATATACTCGAAAGTACATAAGACTGATTTGTTTCTGTAAGACTTTCATTATCTATTCACTCCAACGAGCAAATTAGCGATAACATTAGGCTCGTACCAAAACCTTTTATTGTAAATTGTTGCAATGCTTTTATTTCTTTAAATTCCTATACTACCTAAATTTCCATGTCCACTCAATCTCTCAACTTCTAAATTGTGAAGTTGGTAAAAATTTTCAAACCTCTCGTTGCACTTGTTAATGTCAAAACTCTTTAAATCTTCTGCTGTATTCATTAGTAAGAATGCTGAATATAAATCTCTTTGAACCCTGATACCATTAAAATCATTCCATCTCTGTGATAATTTCTTCTTGTTATAAGTACTATTGAAGTGGTTAAACTGACTTGCCTTAGCATTCCATGTATCAATTTTAGTTAAGTTCTTTCCATAATAAGATAATTTCCTATCTATAATTTCTAACAACATCGAAGGCGCTCTATTGCCAATGGACTTACCAAGGCGTTTCTTACGTTTGAATCTGCCTTTATCATTCTTCTCTGTCTTGATTGATTTCTTTGCTAGTCCTTGAAAGTTCATCTTTTCTACGTAAATAGTATCACCAAGGGAAATAATCTCGTTCGCCAAACACTCATGTTGGTATTTCCTAACGTCTGCTTGCTTACGGTACAATTCTTTTAGGTTGTTTTGGTATTTAAGATAGTGATTGGACTTGTTCCATACCATTCTCTTACTACTTTGTTTCTTGATTGTACCATCTTCGTTATAGTTATCATGGTTGGTTGCTCTACGACTTCTATCCATCTTTCTCAAAAGTCTACGTTTTTGATTTTCGATATTCTG